GCGAGTACCTCGTGTCGAAGTACGGGTTCGAGCGGCTCTCGTTCGCTCGTGACCTCAAGCGCAGCGCAGCCGCGAGCCTCGGGCTCCCGGCGGACGAGACGACGTTCGAGGAGTGGAAGAACAACCCGGATGCTCGGGTGCTCCTCGTCGTGGACGGCATCGAGGAGGTCAACATCTCGGTGCGCGAGTACCTCCAGTTCTTCGGCACGGAGGGCCACCGCGACATCTTCGGCGCGGACTTCTGGACTCGCATCCTCATCGACTCGTTGGAGGAGGACGGCCTGTACGTCATCACCGACTCGCGCTTCGAGAACGAGTGCGGCGCGGTGCGGGCCGTCGGCGGCACCATCGTGGAGGTCGTGCGTCCGGGCGTCGAGGACGGCGACACGCACGCGAGCGAGAAGCCGCTGCCGGAGGACATGATCGACACGACGCTCTACAACAACGGCACCATCGAGGATCTCTACAAGACCCTCGACGCCTACATGGCGATCCGGGATGCGGTCGATGGCCGCATCGAATCCATCTCCCCGAGGGGGTAGCTGTGGGTCTTTTCTTCCTGTTCGTGCTCGGCATCATTCTCGGGCTCGTCGTCACGCCGTGGTGCTTCGCGCTCTCCGTCGTGGTCGCCCTGCTCGTGCTCCTTGCCGAGATTCTCTAGCGTGATCGAACTCCACCCGGCGTGATCGACAACATCGCCAACATCCGGCTGCGCCGGGTGGAGAAGATCGAGCACGTGTGGGAGTTCTTCGAGTGGCTCGGGCAGCGCCGCGAGTTCCTCGCCGTCGATGTCGAGACGAGCGGGCTGCTCGTCGGCTACGACAAGATTCGCCTGGCGCAGTTCGGAGACTGCGAGACGGGGTGGGCGTTCGACTACAACGACTGGCGCGGTGTCGTGGCGGACGCCGTGAAGCGGTACGACCGCCCCATTGTCTGCCACAACCTCCTGTTCGACTCGAAGATGCTCAAGCACGACGGCATCGTCATCCCGCAGAAGCTCGCGCACGACTCGATGATTATGACCCACCTGGCCGACCCCGCCGCCGCGATGGGCCTCAAGCCCGCCGCCGGGCGCTGGATCGACAAGCGTGCGACCTTGGGCCAGGAGCTTCTCAAGAAGGCGATGGTCGAGGGCGGCTGGACGTGGGCCACGATCCCTACGTGGGTGCCCGCATACTGGAAGTACGGCGTGCTGGACACCTGCCTCTCGTCGGCGCTCGCGGAGAAGCTCTATCCCGAGACACGCAAGGTGCCCTACGAGATCGAGCTTGCCGCGATCCACTGCCTCCGCGAGGCCGAGCTTGCCGGGCTCCGCGTGGACGAGGGCTACCGTTGGCTCGCGGAGCAGAAGCTCGCGCAGTCCGTCTACGACCTCGAAGCACAGATCGAGGCGCTCGCGCCGGGCCTCAACCCTGGCAGCGACAAGCAGGTCATCGACGCACTGCACGCGATGGGCGCACAGTGGGATGTCTACACCGAGAACGGCAACCTCAGCGTGGACAAGGACGTGCTCAAGTGGCTCGGCTCCGAGGCGGGCGGGAGCTTCCCCATCGCCACCGTGCTCTCGCAGTGGCGCAAGGACGAGCGCCTGCTCAACTCGTACATCCGCAAGTTCGCCAACGTCGGCTACGGCATCAACACGAAGGGCGATGCCGTGGGCCTCGGCGTCTACGGCGCACTCCATCCGAGCACCAAGCCGGTCGCCGCACGCACCGGCCGCATGTCCGTCACCGACCCGCCGCTCCAGACGCTCCCTCGCGGTCGCGTGATCCGGGACGCGATCATCCCGCGCGACGGGCACTGCTTCGTGATGGCCGACTTCTCGGGCATGGAGATGCGTGTGCTCGCGTCGTTCGCACAGGAGCCCGAGATGCTCGCCGCCTACGCTCGCGGCGAAGACCTCCACAACTTCACCGCGACCAAGCTCTACGGCGAGAACTTCACCAAGCCGCAGCGCACCCTCTGCAAGAACGGCGGCTTCGCCAACATCTACGGCGCAGGTGTGGAGAAGTTCGCCGTCACCGCCGAGATCCCCGTTGACCAGGCCCGCGAGTTCCGCAAGCAGTACGATGAGATGTTCCCCGGCATCAAGGGTTACGCCGCCAAGGTGGTCGAGCAGGTCATCACGAGCGCCGGAGGCAAGCGGCGCGGCTACGGCCACGTCACACTCATCGACGGCCGGTGGTTGCCGGTCGAGGCGGAGAAGGCGTACAAGGGCGTCAACTTCACCATCCAGGGCTCGTGCGCGGTCGTGCTCAAGCAGAAGATCGTCCAGCTTGACCACGCGGGCATCGGGGAATACTTCCGGCTCGCGGTGCACGACGAACTCATCTACGAGGTTCCCATCGAGGAGCGCCACCACGTCAAGGCGATCATCGAGGAGGTCATGCCCGAGCGCCATGCGTTTCCCGGCGTGACTCTTGAGATCGAGTCCGACATCGTGCATCGGTGGGGCGACCACTACCGCGACGACTTCCCCAAGTACATTCCCACAGAGGATGCAGAGTGGCTTCGCGCGGCGTAGAGTGGGCGACGGGCGTGTTTGAGGGCGAGGGCTGTATCTCGGTACGTAAGCCCAAGGGACGCTATCGCCAGCACGTGACGTTAGTGGTCGGGTCGAAGGACGCGGACGTGATCTCCGAACTGCTCCGTGTCTTCGGAGTAGGTAAGGTCTACCCTGCCAAGGGCCGCATGACGCGGTGGGAGTGCTTCCGGCGCGATGATGTAGTCAACGTGCTTGAGGCTATGCTCCCGTACCTCTGCGAGCGCCGCCGTGCTCGCGCAATCGAGGCGCTCGGCCATCTCGCAGCGCCGGACGGGAGAAAGAATGGATGACAAGGTAGTCCGCGCCGCCGAGAGGCTGCGTGAGGCGTTCATCAAGGCCCGCGAGGGCAACTACCTCACGAGCGGTTGGTACTTCTACATCGCCCGCGAGGACATCGAGACGCTCATCACCGACGTGCTCGGCCCCGAGCCGGTCGAGGAGGAGCCGGTCGAGGAGCCGCGTGAGATCATCTCGGTGCCGACCATCCCCAACGGAGGGACGTTCGACCCCGACGAGAACACGTACACGACGGGCACGGGCCAGGTCATCGTTCGCGTCCACGACGCCAAGCACTGCGTCGGGCGCGGCTGCGTGATCCACCACCCGAGCGACCACCACATGAAGGACTGGCCGACGAACTGGCGCACGGGCGGGCCGTTCGACATCAAGCCCCCGCACATGGAGCGCATCTGTCCGCATGGCATCGGCCACCCCGATCCCGACGAGATCGTGGACGGGATCGACGTGCACGGCTGCGACGGGTGTTGCTCGCCCGTCAAGAAGCACCACGTCCGCTGCGACGGCACGCACTTGCCGGATGGCGAGTGCGACATCCCCGACATCTACGGAGGGCACTGATGAGCGACGAGTACGACTTGAACATCGCCGTGCTGTGTGCGGCGTGGAACGCCGAGACGAGCGCGAGCCCGGAGGAGTGGAGCAAGGCCAACCCCTCGCGCGGGCAGTGCGCGATCACCGCGTGCGTGATCCAAGACGCCCTCGAAGGGCGTCTCATCCGCTGCGTCGTCACCTACCCCGATGGCCGCGAGGAGTCGCACTACGCGAACCTCCTTGCCAACGACGTGATCTACGACCTCACCGCCTCGCAGTTCCCGGAGGGATGCGAGTTCGGCCCGTGGGAGGAGCGCACACGCGAGTACGTGCTCGGCTACCCGGCCACGCTCGCGCGGTACAACCTCTACGTCCAGCGGATCGAGGGCGCACGGGTCGCGCTCAACATCCAAGAGGGCGGGGTGCCTGCCACATGATGCGTGTCTTCTGCGTTGACCCCGGCCCGCACGTCGGCGTGGCCGCGTGGACGAACGTCGGCCTCATGGGCGAGGGCACCGAGGGCTTCGCCGCGTGGACATGGACGCCCGAGGAGTTCTACGCACAGGTCGAGGCGTGGGTCGCAGCGTCGGACGTGATCGTCTGCGAGGACTTCCGCATCTCCGGCCCGCGTGCTCGGGAGGCGAACGTCACCATCGAGATGATCGGTGTGCTGCGCTTCCTCTGCTCGAAGGCGGGCAAGACATTCGTCACACAGGAGCCGGGGGCTTACAAGTTCGCAGGCTCCGACAAGCTCAAGCGCCTCGGGTGGTACACGCCCGGCCCCGACCACGCACGTTCGGCCTCGGGCCATCTCGTCAAGTACCTGGCGGAGGCGAACCTCATCGACCGGCGTCGTCTGCTACCCTCGTAGCCGAGGAGGAGGAGGAACCTATGCTCGCAGAGATCGACCCCGGCGGAAGCCGGATCAACGTCTACGCACAGTTCCGCGACAAGGAGCGGGTGAAGATCATCCCCGGCGCTCGTTGGGACAACGACGAGTCCGTGTGGTACGTGCCGCTCTCGTGGGCCGCGTGCGTCCAGCTTCGCGCGGTCTTCGCCGCCGAACTGGAGGTCGGCCCGGCGCTGAACGCTTGGGCCGCGAACGAGCAGGCCACGCGGATCAACCCCGCGATGGCGCTCCGCAGTGCGGAGGACGCCGACCTGCCGATGTTCGGCAACCTCTACCCGTTCCAGCGTGCGGGTGTCGGCTTCATGGCGACGGCACAGTCCGCGCTCAACGCCGACGAGATGGGCCTCGGCAAGTCCGTGCAGGCCATCGGCACGCTCGAATACCTGAACGCTTACCCCGCGCTCATCGTCTGCCCGAACTCGATGAAGTTCTCGTGGCGCGACGAGTTCGCCAAGTGGGCTCCGGGACGCAAGCCGGTCATCATCACCGGCACCCCGGCGAAGCGGATCAAGGCCATCGAGGCCATCGCCGCAGGCGAGTTCGACGTGGGCATCATCAACTACGAGGCCCTGCGCTCGCACACGCGGCTCGCGGGCTACGGCAACATGGAACTCTCCGAGAAGGAGAAGGAGGAGAAGGAACTCAACCGGGTGGGGTTCGTCGCCGTCGTGGCCGACGAGGCGCACAAGGTGAAAGATCCTCACTCCAAGCAGACGCGGGCACTGTGGTGGATCGGGGATCGGGCGAAGCACCGCTTCGCACTCACCGGCACCCCGGTCGCCAACTCGCCGGAGGACATCTGGACGCTCATGCGCTTCGTGTCCCCGACGGAGTACCCGTACAAGTCCAAGTTCATCGAGCGGTACGCCCTGGAGGTCTACAACGTCTTCGGGTTCACGCAGGTCGCCGGGCTCAAGTCCGAGCACACCGAGGAGTTGTTCCGCTTCTTCGACCCGCGCATGATCCGCCGCGTCAAGGAGATCGTCCTCCCGCAGTTGCCGGAGAAGGTCTACACGACCCGCTACGTGACGATGACGACGCCTGCGGGCTCGAAGACGAAGCAGGGTGTGGCGTACGAGACGATGCGCAAGGAGATGCTCGCCGCGCTCGACTCCGGTGTGCTGATGGCGTCGAGCCCGCTCACGCAGGCGGTGCGCCTCACGCAGTTCGCTAGCGCCTACGGCGAGCTTGTGGATACGGGCGAGCTTGACGAGCACGGGCAGCCGAAGACGCAACTCGTGCTCACCGATCCGTCGTGTAAGGCCGACGCCCTGGAGGAGGTCATCCTCGAAGTGGGCGACGAGCAGGTGGTCGTCTTCGCGGAGTCCAAGCAACTCATCAACCTCTGCTACAACCGGCTCATCAAGGAGGCCGGGAAGAAGGACGGCCCGATGTTCGGGTGGAAGTTCGGGCTCATCACGGGCGACGTGCCGGACTACCAGCGGGCGGAGAACGTGCGCCTGTTCCAGGCCGGGCAGTTGAAGGTGCTGCTCCTGACGCTCGCGGCCGGAGGCGAGGGCCTGACCCTCACCGCCGCTTCGACCGCCGTGTTCCTCCAGCGCAGCTTCAACGCCGTGCAGAACGCACAGGCCGAGGATCGCATCCACCGCATCGGCCAGGAGGCCGCGTCCGTCAACATCATCGACGTGGTGACGGTGGACACCATCGAGGATCGCGTGCGTGAAGTGCTCCTCACCAAGGCGGAGATGCTGGAGGAGATCGCCCGCGACAAGAACACGATCAAGGAGTGGCTCGCAAAGTGAAGCTCATCGACATGATGACGGGCCGTGACTCGACCGGCCCCACACCGCAGACGAAGGGCGTGCCGCTCCACGGGCTCGTCCGGCACAAGGGCGCATGGCGGCGCAAGCCGAAGCGCCAGCACGGCATCAAGCGGTGGTACATGCTCGGGGAACTTGACACCGTAGTGAAGACACCGTACGGTGCTCGTGAGGCTCGTCGCCGCAAGGCTGCGAGGAGGGTTGCGAAGCAGGCGCGGAAGGTGAATCGCGGGCTTCGCCGTACAGGAGGTCGCCTGTGAGCAAGGAGGGCTACATTCGGATGCCGTCGTACATCCACGTCTTCTCGGGCAAGATGCTCGACCCGCTCGACCTCAAGCCCGAGGACGTGGACATCCGCGACATCGCGCACGCTCTCGCCAATCAGTGCCGCTTCTCGGGGCACACCAAGTGGCACTACAGCGTGGCGCAGCACGCCTACTACTGCTCGCTCATCGTGGAGCCCGAGGAGGCGTGGAACGCACTGCACCACGACGACGCCGAGTACGTGTTGCAGGACATGGCGAAGCCGCTCAAGAACCACCCGAGCCTCGGCCAGGCGTATCGGGGCGCGGAGCAGCGGATCGAGAAGGTGATCGGCCAGGTGTTCGACGTGCGCTTCCCGTTCTCGGCTGCGGTCAAGGAGGCCGACGAGCGTATGCTCATCACCGAGGCCCGCGACATCATGCACGGCACGTCCAAGTGGACGTGGGTGCCGGACGTGGAGTACGCCCCCTTCGAGATCAAGCAGTGGAGCCCCAAGAAGGCCGAGGAGAAGTTCCTCGCCCGGTACCACGAACTCAACCCGAAGGGACTCGTATGAGGAAGGGAAGCATCGGACTCTCGAACTCGGAGATGCAGGTGTTCCGCCGCTGCCGTCGTCGGTGGTGGCTCGGGCACCATCGCGGGATGCGCCCGCGTGTCGAGCCCGGTGCGGGCACGGCCATCTCCATCGGCAACTTCGTCCACGACGCTCTCGCTGCGTACTACCAGCCGAATCCCGAGGAGCGCATCGACCCCGTGACGTACGCGGAGACGGCGCTCGAACTCGCCATCGCGGAGCATCCGTCCGAGGAGGACGCACGCCGCAAGGAGTTCACCCTCGTGGAGGCGATGCTCAAGGGCTACATGACGTGGCTGGAGGAGTCCGGCGAGGACGCCGACCTCACGATCATCGGCTCCGAGCAGACGGTGCGTGTGCCGCTCCGCAACAACGACGGCACGGAGATGGGCGTCACGCTCCTCTCCAAGCTCGATGCGCCGGTCGAGCGCAAGTCCGACGGGATGCGCCTCGCGCTGGAGCACAAGACAACCGGCTCTCTCGAAGCGCCGATCATCGGCTACCGGATCAACTCGCAGTTCCTCACCGAGCACCTGGCGCGGTTCCTGCACTCCATCGAGCAGGGCATGTCCGCGCAGGAGGCATACGAGGACTGCCCCGGCATCCTCGTGAACCTGCTCAAGAAGTCGCAGCGCACGAGCCGGGCCAAGCCCCCGTTCTACAAGCGGGTCGAGGTCGAGCACAACATCCACGAGCTTCGCGCTCACTGGAAGCACGTGGTCGCCATCGCCCGCGAGATCGCAGAGACGGAGGCCCGCCTCGACGCAGGCGAGGATCATCAGACGGCCGCGCCGAAGAATCCGATCCCGGATCGGTGCGCATGGGAGTGCGAGTTCTTTCGCATCTGCCCGCTGTTCGATGACGGCTCGGACGCCGAGGGTGCGCTCAACGCAATCTACGAGAAGCGCGATCCGCTGGAGCGTTACGCGGACTCGCACGAACTCTAGGGCCTGCTACACTCGGGCTCGGAGGAAGGAGGAGGATGTCCAACGATGCAACTCTCACCGCGCTGATCCACGGCCCCTCGGGCGTGGGCAAGTCGTGGCTCTCGGACACTGCGCCGAAGCCGCTGCTCGCCCTCGACCTCGAAGGCCGGGCGCGGTACACACCGAACGTCCGGGGCCAGGAGAAGGTCTACTGGAATCCGGTCGCAGGCCCGCCGCCGCGCTTCGATGGCACGTGGGACACGTGCATCGCTGCGGTGCCGGACTACAACACGCTCAACCTCGTGTATCAGTACCTCCGGGGTGGGCGCACGTACCATGACTTCATCTCGTGTCGTCTCGACTCGCTGATGGAGGCGCAGAAGCGGTGCATCGACATGCAGGTGCCGGGCACCGCTGCGCTGGAGCGCGATCACTACTCGATCCTGCTCCGTGAGTTGGAGGCGCTCGTGCGGAAGTACCGCGACCTCACGCTCATCCCGGAGAACGGCATCAAGACGATGCTGTTCATCACGGGCTCGAACGACGAGACACGCAAGCCGTTGCTCGTCGGCGCTCTCCGCGAGCAGCTTCCGTACTACCTTGACGTGGTGGGTTACATGTTCAAGGAGGCCACGCCCGAGGGCGTGTGGATGCGGAAGCTCCTCGTAGACGAGTTGCCTGGGTTCGTCGCCAAGGACGGCACGAACCTGCTCAAGGGCCACTACGGCCCGATCCTGTCACTGCCGGACACGACTCCGCCGACGCAGTACGTGGAGCAGTGGATGGCACTTCTCAATCAAGGAGGAAGCGCATGAGCGCAGTCGTTCCCGATCCGTCCTCGGCTCTCGCAGGTGACCTGTTCTCCGAGGCGGACTACTCGACCGGCTTCTCGACGGACGTGGTGGAGGACGGCGAGTACGTGCTCGCACTCTCCGCCCGCCACAACAAGAAGGACGGCGGGTACATCTTCGTGGAGGGCAAGATCCAGGCCGGGCCGCACGCGGGCAAGAACGTCAAGTGCTTCTCGGTCGTGCTCGACGCGAACACGGCGAAGCGCGGCAATCAGAAGGGCGTCTCCATGACGAACCTCGCCGCCATCGGCCTCACCCACGAGGTTCTCAATCAGGTCGCGCGGCAGGTCGGCGCGACTGCGGGGAACCTGGAGCCGCTGTACCTTGCGGTCACGTCCATGATCGAGGGTCGCGTCGTCAACGCCTCGCTCGTGCAGAACACGTACGAGGGCAAGAACGGCAAGACGACGGAGATGCAGGTCAAGATCGGCGGCATGTCGCTCGTCTCGGCCCCGCAGGCTGCGGTCGGCGGCATCCCGGTCGTCCAGGCCCCGGTGGCCGCTGCGCCTGCGGTCGCTGCCGCCCCGGCCGTCGCTCCGGCCCCGGTGGCCGCTCCGGCACCCGTCGCCGCTCCGGCACCCGTCGCCGTCGCCGTCGCTCCGGCTCCGGCTCCGGCTCCGGCTCCGGCTCCGGCTCCGGTCGCCGTCGCGCCTGCGCCCGCCTCTGTGGCGGTCGCTCCCGCTCCGGCTCCCGTCGCCCCTGCGCCCGTCGCAGAGGCCCCGGCAGTCGCTCCGGTCGCCGTCGCCCCGGCATCCGCTCCGGTCGCTCCTGCGCCTGTGGCGGCTCCTGCTCCGGTCGCAGTTGCGCCCGAGGCGGGTACAGTCCAGGTGGGCGTCGAGCCGTCCTTCTAGGGCGCTCGGCCAGGAACCAGGGGGTGCGCTCGGTACGCCGGGCGCACCCCTAGACAAGGAGGAGTGAGTGTCAGACGAAGCAAGCCCGAGCGCGGAGGAGATCAAGAAGGCGAAGTTGGTCAGCCTCCGCAACCGGCGTGCCGGACATCTCAAGACCGTGAAGGCCGAGAAGGACGCAGGGCGTCCGACCTCGAAGAAGGCCAAGCGGGCGCAGGAGATGGCCGAGGCGCTCAAGGCGGAGATCGAGGAGCTTCGCAACACGGACGCACAGGACTACGTGGACGGCAGCATTGACGCCGCTCTCGCAGAGTCACACGCGAGGGATGTCGAGCTTGCCAACCGTGCCGAGCTTCGCAAGACAACCGCCTTGGAGTCCCGCATCCGCCGCTACGACGCGGCGCTCCGGGACTGTCTTACGGCGTATGAACCGACCCCGCTCGTCATCCCGAGGCGCAAGAACGCGGACGAGCTTCCGCAGCACGAGCTTGTGCTTCTCACGGGCGACTGGCACACAGGGGCTCGGTACCAGCTTCACGAGACGGGTGGCGTGTACGAACAGGACGTGTCAACCACACGCTCACAGGTCGAGCGGCTGTGGGATCGCGTCGTGCGTCTGCACGAGATCCAGTCGGCGGGGATCAACTTCACCAAGCTGCACATCATCTCGCTCGGTGACCTGATCGACAACGACGACATGCGGCCCGCGCAGCACCGGCAGGTCGAGGACGTTGTGACGGTGCAGACGGTGCAGGCGTTCGACCTGTTCTCGTGGCTGTGCCGCCAGGCGCTCACGATCTTCCCCGAGGTCGAGGTCGAGATGGTCGGGGGCAACCACGACCGCACCGGCCGCAACCGTGGCAACGCGGGGCTCGGGGAACTCGACTACGCAGACACGTTCTCGTGGCTGATCGGTGAGTTCACGAAGCGTCAGTTCGTCAACGAGCCGCGCATCAAGGTGCGGAACTGGCACACGTTCTTCGGCTACAAGCACGTGGCAGGCCAGCGCCTCGTCTTCGAGCATGGCTCGTCGTTCAAGTGGAACGCGAACTCGTACGCGGGCATCCCGTGGTACGCCGTCTCGATGCTCCCGAAGCGGTACGCCGACATGCTCGGCAAGCCGGACATCACGGTGATCGGCCACGGCCATCGCCCCGGTGTCCTGCCGGACGGACGCGGGTGGCTCGTCATCAACGGGGCTCTCCCGGCGACGACGAACTTCGAGCAGTCGTCCTTCAAGACAGTCCACCGCCCCATGCAGACGCTCCTCAGCGTCCACGAGAAGTACGGGGTCACCGGCTGGACTCCCATCTACCTCGACGTGCCGGGCACTGCGCTGCCGGGCGACGTGTGGGAAGACCCGGAGTTCTACGCCGACCGTGCGAACGCACGGCCTTCCAGCTTGGTGTAAGCTGGAGGGGTTCACTGGCAAGCGGCCCCCGGCGTCCATGCGCCGGGGGCCTGACCTGGAGGAGGGGCTATGAAGGCTTACGGCTTCATTCAGATCGTCCCCGAGCGCCACCCCGACGGATCGGTGCGGCGGCTCAAGATGGAGCGTGTCTCGTCCCGCTACCCGCAGTCGCCTCTCCCTGGCGCGATCACCGTGCGGGTGGCGCTCGACGTGCCGGATGAGATCGCCAGCGTCCAGACGGTCGAGGCCGCAGTCGAGGCCGGGTGCGTCGTCGTGACACTCCCGCTCATCGAGGACGCCGCGTGAGGCAGCGGTACTCCGAGCGCAACCCGCTCAACGAGCGCGAGCAACGCACCGAGGAGGAGCGCATCCTCCGCGAGGCCGAGGCCATCATGGCCGAAGTCCTCGCCGCAGACACGCTCGCGGCCGGAGGGTGCAGTTGCGGATGCTGCGAGGATCACGATGGCTGAGGATCGGGGCTGCGAGATCGTCTTGGCGGACGCCACCGAGCGCCGCATGTTCATCGCGCCTCGCGCGATCCGCGTCATCGAGGAGGTCGAGTTCTACGCCATTGGCCTCGTCGGAGGCCCTCCGTGTTCCTGTTCGCCCGAGTGTCGGCGTGTCTACGGTCTACGCGAGGATGCCGAGCGCCTCGGAGATGACATGAGCCTCTGGCCGGAGCCGTCGCGTTCTGACGAAAGTGCGACGTGCCCCGCGACCGAGGCCGCTGATCCGTGCGTCTTGGAGGACGGCCACGAGGGGCCGCACTCGTGGTTCGTCCCGAGCTACCACCCGATGCTCGGCCCGACCCTTCGGGACGCACCGAGAGGCGTCACGGCCGTCACCGATGAGTTCTTGGAGGACATCCTCAGCCAGGTCGAGGACACCCGCTCCCTGGCTCGCGCGAAGCACGCCCTCCACATGATCGGCTACTCCAAGCACTCGGGCTCGCCGCGCTTCGGCACCAAGGCGCAGGTCGCACGGTGGGGCCTCGGCCACACCGAGGACTTGCCCGAGGGGTACGAGCCTGCTAAGGTGGGCGAGTGACTGTCGTCGTTGGAGTGCGCCACAAGAACGGAGTCGTCCTCGCGGGCGACCTCCAGTGGAGCACGGAGAACTCGAACCGCATCGGCGCACAGTCCAAGGTGCACCTGCTCCAGGACACCCTCGGCATCGCCTACTGCGGCTCGGGGCGCTTGGGGCAGATTCTCCAGTACCATCTCTCAGAGTTGGAAGACCCGTTCATCCCGCGCGAGGGCCGCGACGAGGAGTATTGGGCCGTCCGCGAGTTCGTCCCCTATCTGCGGGCGGTGACCGAGGAGCAAGGCCACCTGCACATCAAGCACAACGCCGAGCATCTTGGGGAGTCGGCCTTCCTGCTCGCGGTGCGCGGGCGGCTGTTCTGCGTGGACGAGGACTTCTCCGTCAACGAGCACCGGCTCCCCTTCGAGGCCGTCGGCTCGGGTGAAGACAACGCCGTCGGCGCACTCATCGCGGATCTCGGCGCGGAGATCACCGCCGAGGAGATCACCGAGGCCCGCGCCGAGAAGGTCGCACGCAAGGCGGTCGAGGCTGCGATCACCTTCAACAACTACGTGGGCGGAGACATCACCATCGAGAAGACCGTGCTCTACACGGATGACGAGAAGGACATGGCCCGCCGCATCCTCGGCCGCTGAGTAGAATGTAGGGGTGGAGGACACCCCCGCACCCGAGCCCAAGAAGCGGCGCAAGAAGAAGCTGCCGAAGGTGCTCTCGCGCCAGGAGGCAGCCGACCTCCTCGCCCTTGCGAACGACGGCACGCCGACGGGCGTGCGCGACCACCTGATCCTCCTGCTCATGTACCGCGCCGGGCTCCGCGTCTCCGAGGCCGTCGCCACACGCCCGCGCGATGTCGAGCGCGACGGCGTGATCCACCTGTACGACGCGAAGGGCGGAGACGGCACGGCGTACTTCACGCCGGAGCAGGTGCTCCCGGCGCTCGAAGCGTACCTCGCGCTGCGCGAGCAGTGGGTCGGCCCGGACATGTCCCGGCCGCTGATCCTCAACCCGGACGGCTCCGTCGTCACCGTGCGCTACGTCCAGCGTCTCGTGGCTCGCCTCAAGGCCAAGGCGGGCATCTACGGGATCGTCACCCCTCACGTCTTCAGGCACACGTTCGCCACGGAACTCATCGAGGACGGCTTCCCGCTGCACGAAGTCCAGCGCCTCCTTCGCCACGCCAACATCGCCACCACCGAGGTCTACCTGCACGTCAGGGACGAGAGCCTCCGTGGTAAGATGGCGAGGCGCGGGCAATCCATCTAGGAGGCAACTTGAAGAACCACATCATCTCCCTCGCGGAGCGGGTGAGCGCGACGTTCCTGTTCTCGTTCATCGGCGTCGTCCTGGCGTTCGGGACGAACAACATCGACACGCAGGCGCTCAAGGCCGCTGCCATCGCGGGCGGGCTCTCCGTGGCGAAGTACATCTACGCCGTCACCGCCTCGTACCTCAAGTCCACGAGCGCCTCGGGTGGGCTCAACGTGGTCACCCTGGCGGACGCGGAGAAGCTCATCAACCTCTCGGCGCTCGTGCTCAACGGCGCGGAGAAGAAGGCACCGGAGGCTCCGGCTGCCTCGCCGGTCGCGGTCGATCCCGTACCGGCCCCGGCTGCCTCAGTTCCGTCCTAAGCGGTGGCCCCTGGCACGCCGGGGGCCATTCCGCTACACTCCTCACATGTTGCCGGTCACGAGCGCGAGGGAGCGCACCCTGTTCGTCAAGTGGGCACTGCTCAACGCGGTGTTCATCGTCTTCCTCGTCGTGCTCGGGCTCACCTTCGGCGGTCGCGTCCACGGCGCACCCCTCGTCACGATCCCCGTCATCCTCGCGGTCACCGTGTGGGGCTCGCTCTACGGCGGTCGGCTGTGCTGGAGGGCAGGTGACGAGGGCCTCACAGGAGGCGAGGCGGAGCGCATCATCCACGAGGCCGCGTACCTCGACCATTGGGCGTGGGTCGCGCCGATGCTCGGCATCCTCTCGTCCATCGCGGGCATGTCGATCCTGCTCTCCTCGAACGACGCCGCGAACCTCTCCGACCGGATCACGTCCGGCGGAGGCGGGATCTTCTACGGCACGTTCGTCGGAGTCCTGGCGATGCTTCTGCTCAAGCACGAGCATCGCATGATCGAGCACGACCTCGGGGCGTAGGCCAGTGCGCCGCTCCGGCTCGTGGACGCCGGTCTTCGACTACCTGCTTGCCCTGCTCGGCATCTTCCTGATCCTCGCCATCACGGAGAAGCCGAAGGCGACTCCCATGCGCATCGACACGCTCGGCGTGTACGCCGTCTCGGTCACGTGGCCCGACGGCTCGAACGATGACGTAGACCTGTGGGTGCAAGACCCGCAGGGGAACATCGCGTGGTACGGCCAGTTGACGGCCGGGCTCATGACCCTCGGGGGTGATGACCTCGGCACCGCAACCTCGGGCACGGTGGACACGCCCTCGGGCACGGTCAAGACCCTGGCGAACGGCGAGCGCACGATCATCAAGGGATCGGTGCCGGGCGAGTACACGGTCAACCTCGTCATGTACCTCAAGAACGACCCCGGCCCGATCACCGCCACGGTCACCCTCTGGCGGTTGCGCGGAGCGGACGAGAAGGTGCGCGAGCAGAAGATCGTCCTCGTGCGTACCGGCCAGGAGGTCACGGCCTTCCGCTTCACGCTCGACCGCGCAGGCAACGCCTCGAACTTCAACCGGCTGCCGAAGTCCATGACCCATCTCGTGACGGGCTCCGCGTGACGCCGTTCTTCATCGCCATCACGATCACGGACGTGCTCCTGCTCGTCCTGCTCGTCTCAGCGCGGCTCGCGTGGTGGGTCAAGCTCGCGGCCATCGCCATCGTGCTCTCGCTCAACTTCCTCGTGTGGGGTGCGCTCGGCTCGGGCGAGGGGTGGCCCGTCGGCCAGCCGATCCCGGACACAGCGCAGTTCGTCGCGTGCGAGATCATCGAGCCCGACATCGCGGCGCAGGTCGAGGGCACCATCTACGTGTGGGAGATCCCTCTCACCGTGAGCCACGGCCTGATCGCTTACCGCCCCGAGGTCGGAGAGCCCCGCGCCTACCGCGAGCCGTACTCGCGCTCGCTCCACGAGGCTTGCCAGGTAGCGAAGCAGGCCACAGGGCACGGGATGCAGGTCGGTATCCGGCGGAGCAAGTCGGCGGGGCACCACGGCCGCAGAGGCCCGCAGGGCAAGTACGTCGCGTATGTGCTACCGTCCATCAAACTTCCGAGGAAGGGGAGGTAGGTCATGAAGAAGCTCGTCGGTTACACGATTCTCGTCGCGCTCGTCCTCGCCGTTGCGTTCTTCGCGCTCACGGCGTTCTCGAAGCCGACCAAGCCCAAGCCGTACACCGTGCGCCAGGCGTCGAACATCGTCGTCTCGTACTTCGACAAGGGGCTCCAGTCGCGCGGAGATGTCGTCTCGCGCACCCGGTGCGCTGCCTTCGTCAACGGGCACGCCAGCCGGGCCGCAAGCACCGGCACGAGCTTCGGGTGCATCCTCGACATCCGCACAGCGACGGGCTCTCCCGCGACGTGCGCCTTCGTGCGCTTCGACCTCGCGGCCAAGGCCACGACGCCGAAGGTCACGGTCGGCCAGCGCATCTCCACGAGATACTGCTCGTGAATCCGCTCAAGCGGTTGGCGTGGGCCGCGACTGCGGTCGCAGCACTCACGTCTCCCATCATCGTCGTGTGGTTCATGAACCACGGGCACTCGCTCGTCGTCTCGGTCATCTTCGCCGTCCTGTTCGTCGGGGCCTTCCGGGGCGCGGTCGATCTCGCGCTCAAGCACCTTGTCGAGCAGGTGCCGCTCACTCTCGACGCCGCGAAGGACGACATGGCCGAGGACGCTCTCCGCCGTCGGCGGCTGCACTTCTGGAGGGGCAAGTTCCGGCTGCTCGGCATCCTCTCGCTGCTCATCACCGTCGTGTGGCTCATTCACGGCGGCTCGTGGCTCGGGACGTGGGGCTACACGTGGGACGCCATCGCGTCGAAGCTGAACGGGCAGATGATCCAGCAACTCATCATCCTCCCGATCTTCTTCCTCGCCAACTTCCTCCTGTTCTTCGGCCCGATGATGATGATGGGGATTTCACAGATGTCGGGCTTGGAGCCTGGAGACGCGGACTTCGGTGTCGAGCTTGACGACGTGCGCGGCCAGGCCGAGGCCAAGGAGGAGATCCGCAAGGTGGTCACCCTCTGGCAGTCCGGCGCGAAGTTCACCAAGGCGGGAGGCAAGCGCGAGCGCGGCATCCTGTTCCTCGGCCCTCCCGGCACCGGCAAGACGATGCTCGCCAAGGCCATCGCCACCGGGTTCAACTCCCCCATCGTGCTCATGCCGGGCTCGGGCTTCGCGCAGACGTTCATCGGCATGGATGTCATCATCGTCCGCTACATGGCGCGGAAGGCGAAGAAGCTCGCGCGGAAGTGGGGCGGGCAGTGCATCATCTTCATTGACGAGATCGACGCCGTAGGGATGCGCCGCGCTGCGCTCCAGGGAGGCGCAGGCGGCTCCTCGAAGACGCTCGACCCGCAGATTCCCGGCGGTGGCGGGATGTTCGGCGGCATGGGGCAGATGGGCCTCCAATCGCTGCTCGTGGTCATGGACGGCATCGACAACCCGCCGTTCCTCCGCAAGACCCTCGTCTCGAAGGTCAACCTGTGGCTCGATGCTCTCTACATCGTCCCGCAGAAGATCCGCGTGGGATGGCGCACATCGGACAAGTACCCGACCGACCTCTCACCCCGCTACATCTCGCTGCGGTTGCCGAAGGCCAAGCCGACCGGCAATCAGATTTTCTTCGTCGGCGCGACGAACGTGCCGCTGGAGGCGCTCGACCCCGCGATGACGCGGCCGGGGCGGATGGGTCGCCACATCTACTTCCGCACGCCGACCAAGCGCGACCGCCTCGACATCTTCGACCTCTACCTCGGCAAGGTGACGCACGACGCCGACCTCGATACGACCGAGGCCCGCGAGGAGCTTGCTCGCGTCACGGACAACTACTCCCCGGCGCAGATTGAGCAGGTGTGCTCCATCGCGCTCACGTACGCCCACCACTCCGGGCGCGAGGCGTTCTCCCGCGCCGACCTGCTCGAAGCGATGGTCACCGTCGAGGCGGGCACCGCGCTCGGGTGGGGCTACGAGTCCGAGGAGGAGGAGCGCAGCACCGCGATCCACGAGGCCGGGCACGCCGTGTGCGAGTACCTCTACCAGGAGCACACGGAGGCCGTCCGGCTCTCCATCAAGAAGCGCGGTGCTACCGGCGGGCACCTGATGTCCGTCGAGAACGTCGAGCGGTTCGCCCTCTACCGCGACGAGTTGATGGATCGTCTCGTCACAATCCTCGGGGCCTACGCCGCCGAGGTCGAGTTCTACGGCAACAACACGCAGGGTGTCGGAGGGGATCTCGGGCAGGCGTCCTACCTCGCCGGAGCGATGGTCGGCCGGTGGGGTATGGACGTTCCCGAGTACCCCGGCTGTGACCACAAGGCGATGGAGAAGATCGGGCAGCGCCTCGTCGCCGCCGCCGGGCCGTATGACATCAAGCTCGCGCCGTACAAGACGAAGGCCGAGTGCACGCTCCTCGGCATCGCCTACACGGTCGCACGCAACGCCGTGCAGGAGAACCGCCTCGGCATCGAGAAGATCGTCGCCACGCTCCTCCGCGAGAAGGAGGTCTACGGCGATGACCTCACACGGCTGATGGACTCGGCGGGCCTCCAGGCTCCCGAGCGCATCGACTGGAGCATCGTTGGCTAGAGGAGACATCTCCGAGGAGATCGAGCGGCTCTCGGCCGAGCGACGGGCGCTGTGGTCGTCGGGCGTCAACGGCGATGACTGCAAGCGCCTCACCGCGCTGATCGAGAGCCTGTACGCCGAGAAGCGCGAGGCCGCTGCGAGCCACGGGACGCCCGCCATGCGCGAGCGCCAGTTGGCCGCAGCCAAGGCCGATGAGCAGCTTGAGAAGTTGATGTCTTCGTAGGCTTCGCGGGGGGCGGCATGGTGCCGGGGGAGATCCCCGGACGGGTACTACCTCTCGACCTGTTGAAACACCGCCCCCGTTGAAAGATCCCCCTTCGGGGGGATGCCCCCGGTGCGCTCGTGTCCGATACTAAGGACATGAACACACAGCGCACAGACACCCACAAGCCTTCCCTGCTCGACCCCTCCGAGTACACCTTCGTCTCGGCCTTCTACCAGGGCTCCTCTACTGCGATGATGAAGTGCTACGACGAGGAGATGGCGGAGTGCTACTACCCCGCCGTCGAGTCCGAGCCGGTCTTCAACGGCAACCACGCCAACAAGTGCACCTGCGATCACTGCGGTGCCGCCTTCGCACACGGCGTCCTGTTTCGGCATGTCCCGACCGGCGAGCTTATCCACGTCGGCCATATCTGCGCATCCAACACCGTCGGCCTTCCCTCCCGCGCAGCCGCCCTTCGCAAGCGGGCCGAGCAGGCGCAGGCCGAGGAGAACGAGCGGCAGAAGCGCCACGAGGCCGCGACTCAGTGGGCCTCCGAGAACACGGACGTGGTGGAGTTCCTCGCCAAGTACAGCGTCGAGGTCAAGGACGCCGGTCGCCGGAGCCACCCCTTCCTCGATGACATGGTTCGCAGCCTCTACAAGTGGGGCACGCTGTTCCCGAACCAGGCCAACGCAGTCCGCAAGTTCATCGCCAACGAGAACAAGCCGAAGCCCGCCCCGGAGCCCGAGCCCACCACCCCGCTGATCGAGGGTCGCCGCGAGATCACCGGCACCGTCGTCTCGACCAAGTGGCAGAACAGCATGTACGGCGAGACGCTCAAGATGCTCGTCCGCGAGGCCGACGGCAACAAGGTGTGGGGCACGGTGCCCTCCTCGATCACGGACGCGGGCTACCTCGTCATGAGCAGCCAGGACGACGCTCTCAAGGGCAAGACGGTGACCTTCACCGCCAAGGTCGAGCGCAGCGCCGACGACGAGCACTTCGGGTTCTTCTCCCGGCCCACCAAGGCTTCGGTCATCGAGACGGAGGAGGTCAAGTAGCGGACGAGGCTACAACTACCAACCGCCGACCGAGGCCCGCGAGAGCGGGCCTCAGTCTTGCGGAGGCAGGCCGTCAGGAGGCCAGGCGTACTTGATGTCGGAGTCGGCTCCGGTGAACCGCACGAACTGGAGCCCGCCGTCGCCGGGGTACGCCTCGGTGTGGTCGTTGCCGCCGTTGAGGATCTCCTCGGGGATGCCGTCCGGGAACGCAGCGCACGTCCCGTCTCCGCGAGAGCGGGCGCAGTGGAGGAGACAGTGTTGTGAGATTGCAGGCATGGTCTTAGTGTAACCCCAACCTCTTGCGGAGCGCCAGGGCGCGGGCGTCCTCGCGGGCCTTCCGGGCCTTGCGGACTTCCTTGGCTGCACGCTCCGCCGCGCGAGCAGCGACGGCCTTCTGCTTGGCTGCGATGTCCTCCGGCGTGATCGTGGCGAGCGTCTCCTCGTACGCCTGGCGAATCTTCGCCGGGATGAGGTCGTACTTGCCGATCATCTTCGCGCAGGTGACCTCCGCGAACAACTCGGAGTTCTTGGCCTGGCCGGGGTTGCCGCCGGTCGCTCCGTACATCGACACCTGCCGCCGCTCCTCCTCCGTTACCCTGAGAGCTTCGAGCTTCGACGTGAAGATCGGCGCGAGCCCCTCCTTCGCCAGGGCTACCCCGTCCTCGCGGGCAGCCGCACCTTCACCGAAGTGGAACGAGAGAGCGTGACCCGCCTCGTGTGCCAAGAACGCACGGGTGCCCTGCGACGGATCTTCGGCCGCGATCCAGTAGCGCGGCGTGGCGTTGTAGAGGTCGATCTCGCGCTGATACCTCGCAATCTGCTCCTCTGATCCGCCCTTCTCCTGGAGGGTCTTGATCCACTCCTCCTTCTGCCGGATCTCGTACGCCTTCCTGCGCTCCCACGTGTCCACGTTGTCCGCGACCTGCGCAGCCTTGGACTTGGAGAAGACCTGCGCCTGTGCGCGGATCATCTCGCCCGTCCAATACTGCTTGGTGCCGTCGATGGTGAGCTTCTTCATCGTCTGCGCGGTGTAGTACGCGAGCCCGTCCGACTTGGGATCGCGCTCGACGTGCAGGCGGTCGAGCTTGATGCCATACGGCCGGAGCACGGACGCGGTACTGTCGAGCGCCTCGTACAGGCCCTTGAGGTCAGGGTTCGCGCCGAGGTAGACCTCGCGGGCGAGGAACTGCTCCGCGAACGCCTGCGCCTCCTCAAGGGACTGGAAGTGCGGCGTCTCGGGGTAGTTGCCAAGCTCGCCGGACGGAGGAGCGTCCTCGAACTGGAAGCCGCCCTCGGGGATCTCGACGCCGCGAGCCGCCGCCGACGCCTTCGACGGCCCGGCTGCCTGCTCCTCGGGCGAGAGATTCTCGAACTCATCGAAGGACTTGTAGCGCCCGCCCACCTTGATCTCCAGCTTGGCGATCTTCGGCATGTTCTGCTCGCGGATCATCCGCCGGTCAATGAGCATCTTCCCGTCCTTGTACTCCGTGATCGGGCCGGTGTAGACAACGGGCTTGTAGCCGGGGCCGTAGTCGAGCGTGAGGCGTCCCTGCTTCCCTTCGTACCGCTTGAGCGCGGCGTTGAATCCCTCCGGCGTGTGGAGGTCGGAGATGTGCTTCGGCGCAGGGGGCCGCGTGTCCGGGAGCGGCTCGGGCGCAGGGGCCGGAATGGTCGGCTCGGGCTTGGGGATCGGCGGGGCTGCCGGAGGCGGAGGCTCGGTGATCTTCGGCACTTTGGTCGCCCGCTCGACGGACGCCTTGAGGCCCTTGTAGAACTTGTACTCCAGCGGGGAGAACGTGGCAGCGCCGCCCTCGTACGTCACGGGGTCGGGAAGGTCGATGGGATCGCCAGGCTTCCAGAACTTCAACTTGCCGTCCTCTATGTCGAGCCACGTCTTGTTCCACTGCGGGTAGCGGGTGCTCATCCCGAGCCCGAAGCGCACGCCTTCCAGGGACACGAACGAGCCGTGGATGATCGGGTCGCCCGTCTCGGAGTGGATCTTCGCCATCATCGCCTTCGCAATCCCCTCGCCCCGGTGCGCCTTGTCCACGTAGATCGAGTGGACGTGGATGCCGTCGGCATCGCGTGCCCACGTGAGCGTGGCGATGTCCGCGCCCGTCCCGTCCTTGACCGTGAGATACGTCTGCTTCTGGAAGCCGTGGGACGGGGCAGCTTCGGCCTCCTGCGGAGTCGCGTGGGTGACGAAGCGGAAGTTCGTGTCGGCTCCGCCGATGGTGGTGTAGCTCACGTCGTACTTGTCGAGCGGCTCCATCATCACCTTGAACAGCGAGGGCTCGACGGGTGAGGTCGGAGCCGGAGGCGGTGACTCCTCCTTGGGCGTCGGCGCAGGAGCCGGGGGCTCGGGTTCGGCAGGCTCGGGCATCGGAGGCTCGGCCTGCTCGGGCTCGATGTGCGCCTTGATCTCGTACGGGGGCCGGGGGATGCCGTTGGGGAGAGCGCCTGTGTACGGGCGCTCCTTCACCGAGTCGATGACGAGCTTCTGGCCGCGTGCGAGGATGACCTCCTTCTCGTTCGAGGTCGCCATGTCCAACCCGCGCGGGCCGTACGCTGTGCCTTCGAGCGCGGCGTTGACGTTGATGCCCCTCGTACCGGCAGGCACGTCGATCTCCCACACGTCGCCGTACGTGCCCGCCCACGAGGTCGGCAGCCTCGAAGTCAGAGAGGTCGAGAGGTACGCCTGATCCTCGACCACCTGGCCGACGTGCGGGACGCCGCTGTAGAACTCCGTGTTGCCGACGCCGCGCCACAGGGTCATCGGTTTGTCGAGCGCGGGGGCCTTGCCGATGGCGGAGTCGAGGTTCTCCACTGCGGTCTTGATCTGTTCCAGCGGCTTGCCGCTCGTGCGCTTGACACCCCGGAGCCACCCGTTCACCGAGAAGTAGTTGCCGTGGTCGCCGGATGCGCCCGCCGACTTGGTGTAGCTGTGGACGGAGCGGATCTCGTCGTTGGTGAGTCCGTTGGCCGTGATACCGAAGGGCTCGCTCGTGGCCTCCGGCACCGTCCAGAACCGCCGCTCGGGATCGCCAGTGTAGGGCGCGGGCTCCGGCGGGAGAGTCTCGTCCGAGGTACGGTCGGGCGCGGGCGCGGGCTCGGGCTCGGGAACCTCGGGGGCGGGCGCAGGCTCGACCGGCGGAGCCTCCACGACCGGCGGAGCCTCCACGACCGGCGCTTCCTTCGACGCGATGATCTCCCACGACCCATCCTCAGCCTGCCGCTCGATGGACTCGACGCCGAGGTACGAGATCGGCTCGCCCTCGATCTCGGGCTCGCTACCACTCCAGTCGAGCCGCCCCTCGTACTCGTTGCGCCGGGTGGTGATACGCACGTTCTCGTCCACGTGCGGACGAAGCGTGTCCTGGAACTGCTCGCGGTTCCAGTCGGTGCCGATGTGCGTCGGCGTGCTCGGGAGGAGCGGCATCATGTAGTTCTCGCCTGTGCTCGGGGGCTCGGGCGCGGGCCGGGGCTCCACCATCGGCTCGCCGGAGGTATCGCCGCCGCCCGTCCACGGCTCGTCCGGCGGGAGCCACGGCGTGCCGTCCTCGTCCTCCAGCACCGGGATCGCCTCGCACCGGCAGTTCGGGTGCCACGGCGGGAGATCATCGTCCACCGAGTGCACGTCCGCCGCCGCCTCGACGCACTCGTCACACGGGTCTTCGGAGTCGATGCCGATGCTCGGGCCGGTGGCGACGAGGCTCTCGAACTGCGAGATGCCGTTCGCCGCGTAGGTGTTCATGCTCGTGGTCGTCCACACCGAGGCCGTCTCTGTCCGCGCGATGCGCTCGACCTGATACGCCTGGAGCCCCGGCCACTGCTCCTTGATCGCCGCCTTGACCTCCGCGATGGTCTTCGGGTTGCGCGGGTCGGTGGCGTCCACGATGATCTTCGTGAGCGCATCGCGGTGTGCGCCGTACATGTTCTGGATCACCTTCGAGCCGCGCACGGCGAAGGTGTCCTGCGCCATCGCCTGCGGGTGTGCGAACTCGAACGTCTTGTGGAGCCCGAGATGGTCGAGGCTGATCTGTCCGGCCTGCTCCGCCGTCTTCACTGAGAGCCCGAGGTACTCCGTCGCCGCGCCCGTCTCCCACGAGGCCCGGTTCACCGTCCGTTCGAGTGCGTGCTGCACGTCGTACGCCGTCGGCTGCGAGCCCGGAGCGACGGAGGAGAGCACGTTGAGCGCGATCTGAGAGATGCCCTGCTTCTGCGCTGCCGTGCCTGCGGGGACGGAGCCCGCCGGAGGGATCACCCCGCCGGTCACGGCGAACGCTGCGACCTCGTTCGGCGTCCACTGATACAGGCCCGACCGCTCACCCCGGCGCATACCGAGGCCCTGATAGAAGCCCTGCGCCTGGCGGGTGGAGAACAGGCGGACGCCCTTGCCCTCGCGTGCGGCCAGCCGTGCGACTTCCTGCATCATCGCCGTGCCGTGCCCCTCGGACGCAGCGAGCGTCACGACCTCGACCTCGCTGCCGACCGTCTTGATGTCCGCGACCGCGAGCGGGTTGCCGTCGGCGTCCCGGAGCACGCGAGCGCCCTCGCCCCGGAGCGCGATGAGGCCCGCGCGAGCGCGAGCGCCGCCCCACTTCTGGATCGCCTCCTCGTCCGAGGGCCGGGGGCCGGAGGACGCCTTACGCAGTCGCAGCCGCGACTTCACGGCCCCGAGATCCTCACCGGCCACCACACCGTCGGCAGGCTCCGGCGGGGGTGTGATCCATGCCCGCTGTGCCGCCTGCACTGCCGCCTCGATGTCGAAGGAGGCGACGAGATGGTCAGAGAGCGCCCGCAGGTGGCGCTCCCACTCCTTCTCCAGTTCGAGCCGGATGGCGTGCGACCGCTCGTGCACCATCTGCGTCCGAGGGCCGCGCCGCGCCTTCTGGATCTCCAGGAACAGGCGCTTCGTCCGGCGGAGGTTCTCCCGCGCGAGCGCCACCGGATCGTCGCCTGCGGCGTCGTCCTCCAGCTTGTCCTTGCGCAGGCGTGCGTAGAGCACCGCGAGGGTGCGGAGATGCTCGGCGGAGAGGTCGAGTGCGCTAGTCGGCATTGTCCGCGATGGCCGCGAGACGAGCGTGCGTCTCGTGGGCCTGGCGGACGAGAAGGGCCACGTCGCGCTCGACGGACTTGGAGACATCCGGGGTCAGCTTGCCAGCACCGGGCACCTGTGCGCTCGGCATACCGGCAGCCTGCGTCGAGCCCGGAAGCTGCGAGAACAGCATGTCGTTGAACTCGCTCTCGACCTCCTCCGGCGGGACGGGGTTACCGTTCTCGTCCAGAGGGGGATCGTCGTGGACGCCCGGCTGCGGTGCGCCCATGATCGGCTCGTTGGTGATCGGGTCGAGGCGGGGCGTGCCGTCCGGGTTGAACTGCTCGACCGGCTTCGGCTTCATGAGCGGCCCCATCCCGAGGCGGTGCCGCGCCTCGCGCAGCGTTATCATGTCGCCGTGGAACAGCATGAGGGCCTGATCCATGTCCTCGCGGTCGGAGCGGATGTCGAGGTCGTCCATCTTGATGAGCCACTGCGACTTGTCACCGGGCTTGACCTCGACCTCCGTCGCGCGGCCGTACTCGATGGCGATGAAGCGGCGCAGGCGCGAGTTGAGGATTTCCTGCGCCTCCGCGATGACGCCCTCCTTGTAGACGCGGTTCGCCTCGGAGGCGATGTTGCCCCCGAGCGCACCCACGGACGAGTTCGCCAGGCGCTCGGCCGGGACGCGGTGCGCGATCATGATGGCTTTGTCGGCCCGCTCGCTGAGTTTCTCGAAGCTCCCGTCCTTCGCCGTGTCGCTGAGCTTCTCAAACTGCACCTTCGCGTCCTTGCCTGCGACCGGCACCATGACGTTGCGGTAGGGCTGCTTCATGTCCACGGTGAACGCCCGGCGGAGATCCTCCTCGATCACCGTGTCGTCGGACATGCCGGTCAGGATGATCGCCCACCGGGGCTCGCGCCGGTTGTTGAAGAAGTAGAGGTTGTCGTCGCGTGCGGCGAGCGCCAGGGTGATCCAGCCGACGGCGGAGATGTAGCCGGGGATGCCGTACCACGTCGAGCGGCGGCTCGGCTTCTTGATGACGAACAGGTCGTTCGCCTTGAGGTCGTCCGGCACATTCGTGATCGAGCCCGTCTTCATGTTGACCTCGACACGCTTCCCTGCGGCGTCCGTCGCGCCCCACCGCCGGAACCACATCGCGCGGTTGTCGCGGGCCTGGCAGAGAGCAAAGCCGTTCTTGTGCGCCTTGACCGTGTGCGCCGGGACGTGGTAGAGGCGGGCGAGCTTGCCGCCCGGCTCGCGTGCGCACTCCAGGAGGCCCCACCCGACCGTCTCGACATCGAGCCACGCCGTCTGGATAAGCTCGCGCATGTCGATCTCGTCCGGCGCGAGCGACTGGAGCCAGTCCTCCAGGGCGTCCCGTGCGTCCTCGTCGGCCACGTCGGGGTCTTCGGCCTCCCACGTCCACCCCTTGCCGCACACGTCGGCGGTCTTCTGCTCCAGCGCCGAGGAGTGCACCGGGTGCATCTCCGCGAGGAAGGTCAACTGCGCCATCGGGAACGGGGGCTCGATGAGCGACTTCGCGTTCACACCCTCCCACGGGTTCTCGGGAAGCTGCGTCGAGGCGTACTCGCCAACCGACTTGCCCTGCTCGTCCAGGTACAGCACCTTGAGGACGCGACCATCCGCGCCCTGCTTGGCCTTCTCGACGGCTTCGCGCACGAGCTTGGGGTCAGGGGACTCCATCACCCTATTCTAGCGAAGCCATGTCGTGATCTAGGTAGAACGCGACACGTGGTACCCTACGTCTGTGGTGATAGGGGTCATCATCGCGGTCGCCCTCGGGCTCATCACGCTCGCCGTGTTGAGCATGGCCGGTGCGCTCGGCCGGATCGCGGAGCACAACGCGAAGTTCACGCCGCCCGACCCCGAGCCGGGCTTCCGGCTCCACGAGGGGGACGTGCTGCTCGTCTCCTTCCCGGCCCTGAACGCCGAGCAGGTCTTCACCGTGAAGGGCCTCGGCCTGGCCCCGGACGGGCTGCTCACCGCCTGCGTCGAGCCGCTCGGCGCATAGCGAACACCTGTTCGTATCTCTGAGCCATTCTAAGCCCCTCTGAGCACGGCTCCGCCCGGAGATGTAACCGCCCGGAATCGGCCTGGAGGGGCGGGAGCGTCGAGATGGGCCAGCGAGGCAGGCCCTAGAGCGGCCACGTCGGACGGACACCGTGGATCTTCGACTTGATCCGGTACACCTGCGCACAGTCGAGCCCGAGGAAGAACTCCACGATGTCGTCGGCAGAGAGTGCCCGATCCCACATGAGGGTGTCGGCGAAGGAACCGTTCCACGGCTGTGCGTACCCGAAGTCTCCCGGACCTTCAGCGTTACGCGTGCCCCACAGGATGGAGTTGCTGCTCACGGCGAATCCGCTGTGAGCGAGCGTTCCTCCCGGGGTCGTATCCATATACGTCTTGATCGTCGTACCGTCAGATGTCACGACGTAGAGGTGCCACTGGTCATCCGTCAGCGTGCCGATGGTGATGTCGGCTGTTGAGTGTGACGTGAAGTTCACGGACTTCCCGTCCGTGCCGATCTGGATACGCCAGCCGTTTTCCGACGCGCCGTCTGATACCTCGTCGCCGATGAGCGTCATCACTTCGTAGTGCGAGATTGCCAAGTCGGAGATCAAGTACGAGTCGAGCGGCGGGGGGCCGCCAGCGATTGCTCCGAACTCATCAGCGCGCGCCCAAATAGCGAGCGTCCAACTGCTCGGCGAGTACCAGGGTGACCCACCATAGGCAGCTTTGATCTGGAACGGATTTGAACCTGCGAGGTCGTGGTTGGTGATGATGGCGGGCCAGATCCTTACCTTGACGCCCGCCCCCTTGGAGCAGAACCACGGCGGCGCATCGGTAGATTCAAGCGTGACGATCGTGGTGTCATTGACGCCGATAACCGGCGTCGAGATGACTGTCGTTCCTGGGTGCCCACCTCCCGCGTGATCTGGAAGGGAACCTGTTCCGCTGTAGTCGAGTGACTCCATCGACCACCAGTCGATCAGGCCGGTGAACCACGCGGGGTCAGGCATACCAACCGTCCACGCGCGCAGCCCCTTCCAACTCGCCGTCCCATGTCGTCCAGAGAGACGAGAGCCGTTGGAAGTGCGCGTCAAACCTCGGGAACACGGCATCGAGCGAGTAGCGGTCGAGCGCGTACTGGCGAACGACTTCAGAGTCGAGGTCGATGGACAACTCGACTGCGCGGGCTGCCTCTCCCAGCGTGCGGAATCGATAGCCTGACACGCCCTCCTGCACTGTCTCCGTGAACGCGCCCCAATCAGTGGTAACGACGGGGCAGCCCGACATCATCGCTTCGACAGCGACGCCACCGAAGGGCTCGATGTACTGCGTCGGTACGAGCGTCACTGCGGCGCCAGCCAGTAGCTCCGCGCGCTGCTCTCGTCCGACTGGGCCGATGTAGCGGATGTGTTCTCCTTCAATCGTAACCTCCGGTGCGGAGACGTAGCCGTCTCGTCCCTCGGTCGCCCCGGGGCCGACGACATAGAGCGGCATCCCCACACGCTCCGCGATCAGGGATGCGACGGTCAGCCCCTTCCGCTGCACGAGTCGTCCCATGAAGAGGAGGTAGTCCCCGCCGCGTCCTGCGCGGACGTGCGGGAAGTCTGCTGGATCGAAGAAGTTCGGGATCACCGCATCGAATGAGAGCCCGTCCTTGATTCCAGCCAGGCCGTAGACGTGATGCATCCAGGCGTACGACTCGAACACGCGGAACGGTGTGGCGATGCCCTCATACCCGACGGCCCACTCCACGGGCAGAACGAGGGTTTCCAGCATGTCCGCGATGGGCTTCTGTGCGCCGGTGAGCAAGCAGAGGAAGTCGCGCTTATCGCGGCGCTCGTTGATCTGGTATGTGGCGCTTGCATTGAACGAAATCCACGCTGGCGTCATCGTGTCCCAGTCGATGTTGCCGAAGAGATTGTTCGCGTCCCACTCTCCGTAGTGCGCGCGCTGCTCATCGTCGCTCATCACGATAACGTGCTCAGCGCAAGTCGCATCGCATCCGCTTCCGGCGGAGTACAAGATGACTTCGTACTCCCTCGACATCATGTCACAGAACTTCAGGAGCTTCTGCGTGTACGCGCAGTGGAGGTACTCGCGCGTGACTTGTGTCCAAGGAAGACCAACGACGTGGAGCCGCTTCCGCTTCACGCTACCAGCTTATCACGATGACGACACCATCGCCGCCCGTGCCTCCCGCTCCGGGAGTGCCCGAGTTAGACGAGCCGCCTCCGCCGCCTCCACCACCGTATGCGCCCCCCTTGCCACCATGACCGCCAGCCGCTGTATCGGATGCGCCACCGCCGCCGCCGCCATTTCCGCAAAGTCCTTCGGGATTGCTTGTCCCGTCAGTACCATTGTTCGTACCGCTCGCCGCGAATACGCCTCCGGCCTGTCCACCACCCGCGCCTGATCCGGATGCCATGCTGCCGGTGCCCGTGATAGTGGGAACCCCGCAGGCCGCTCCGCTCGTTCCGCCCGCGCCACCCGCGCCGGTCGCAGCGGTCGCGCCACCGCCTCCGCCGCCACCTCCCGCGCCATTGAGGGACTTTCCGCCAGGACCACCAGTGGCAGTAGATGAGGTGCCCCCGCCTCCGCCGCCTCCGCCGCCGTTCTCAGCGTAGCCACCGTTCTGTGCGCCCGCCGACCCCCCACCGCCTTGCCCGGCGCTTGCCATCGTGTTGTTACCTCCGCCATTCGCACCATTGGTGCTCGCGGTCTGCATGAACGGGCCGCCGCCGCCGCCACCGGCCGCGTTTGCTCCGCCAGTACAACCGGCGGTAGCAGTGCCTCCGCCACCTCCACCCGTTGGGCTAGTCGCCGAGCCAGTTGCACCGTAGCCTCCGCCACCGCCACCAGCCATCTCCTTCGCGGGAGAGCCGGTCGCACCGAAGTACGAGTTCCCTCCTGACGTACCGCCCGGGGTGCCAGCGAAGGTACCGCCCGCACCTCCGGCGCCGACAATGACGAGTTCTGTCGCACCAAGGTCAGATGCCCGGAACACCTTCTCGCTGTACGCTCCGCCGCCACCGCCTGCGCCCCCTGACCGTGATGACGCCGCCTTGGATCCGCAGCCCCCGCCTCCGCCTCCACCGATGCAGATGACCTTGACGACCGTGACTCCAGCGGGCTTGTTCCACGTCGCGCCCGAACCGGTTGCGCCGGTCGAGGCAGTCGTGAACGTGGTGATGTTGGTTGTAACGCCTGGGCCAGTTGCGCCCGTCGCGCCTGTCGCCCCCGGATTGCCGTCAGTGCCGGGCAGACCCATCGGGCCGGTTGCGCCCGTCGGGCCGGTTGCTCCGACACTGCCCGCGCCGCCGGGGCCAGTTGCGCCGACGCCGCCGGTACCGCCGGTACCTCCTGTGCCGCCGGTACCTCCTGTGCCTCCTGTGCCGCCGATCGGCCCCGTTGCGCCTACAGGCCCGGTCGAGCCCGTCGGGCCGGTCGGGCCGGTCGCGCCGTCGCGGCCATCGAGCCCGTCGAGTCCTGCCGGGCCGGAGGGGCCAGAGGGGCCGGAGGGGCCAGAGGGGCCAGAGGGGCCAGTCGGGCCGGTGTTCCCGACGGGGCCGGTCGGGCCAGTCGGGCCTCCAGGAGATCCCGAGGGGCCGGTCGGGCCAGTCGGCCCGGTGGCTCCCGCTGCGCCCGGAGAACCACTCGGCCCGGTCGGCCCGGTCGGCCCCGTGGGGCCACCCGGAGAGCCGCTCGGGCCGCTCGGCCCCGTAGGGCCGGTAGGGCCGGTCGCGCCCGCCGGGCCTGTGGCTCCGGCCGGGCCTACCGAGCCGGTGGGGCCTGTGGGGCCGGTCGAGCCGTGGCCGACGATGGACACGGAGCCGTCGGTATCGACCTCCCACAGGATGAAGTTGTCGAAGCCGTCGCCGCCGACGGGGTGCTGCTTGTAGTCCGGGCGGAAGCCGATGGGGAGCGTGAAGACCACCGTGCCGACGGAGCCGCCGCTGATCTCGCCCTCGATCTCGATGGTGCCCGAGAGGAGCCAGCGGAAGCGCAGCGGCACGTTGCCCGAGCCGATGTTCGCCCACCCGTTCTCGAACGGAGGAGAGTCCGGCGTCGTGTTGTCGTCGCCGGGGTACGTGCCGACGTAGATCCACTCGCCGTCGGCGCGAGTCTCCACACCGCGAATACGGGTGTCGTGCTCGCCCCACACCTTCGTGTGGACGGTCGTCCTGCGCTGGTTCTGCGCCATTAGCTCGACTCCGCCTGTGCAGAGGCGACAAGCTCCGAGACGGCCTCGCCGTACTCCGTGCTCACGCTGAGCTTCGCACCGTAGACCCGCTGGAGCCCGGAGAGCGTGTCACGGGTGTCGGGGAACGTCGTGCCGGTCGCGGGCTTGGACGCCTTGAGGTAGATCGAGTCTCCGATGCCGTACTCGTTGAAGAAGCGCGGCGAGTCCTCGGGGGTCGGCGTGATGGACACGAGATCGTGCGGCGACTTGCGCAGGAAAATCTCCTCCTCGGCCAGTGCCGTGAGCAGGTCAACGTGCTCCACGTTGGACACGACCGTTACGTCCTCGAAGATGTCGTAGATCGCCTGCGAGTCCGCGTCGAACTGATTGACCAAGTGCCCCTTGTTCGACTTGCCGAACAGGTAGACGGAGTTCGCCAGGTTGTCGAGCGTCGTCGTCCGGTCGAAGTTGACTGCGCGGCGCGGAGGCGCAGCGTAGCCGAGGATGATGCTCGGCTTGTCCGTCCCGAGGCGGGGGAGTGCGCCGAGGCGGAGGAAGTCGTTGTCGGAGCCGTCGAGCGGCGTCGGGTCGAGGTCGATGTTGCCGGTGTCCGTGAGCCGGATGATCGACGGCAGAACGTACGCCTGATCGAAGCCGACGGTGGACTCGCCGCACGTGACCCAATGCCCGCCCGTCGTGTCGATGCGGCAGGTGCCGACGAGCGTCTGCGTGCGCTCGATCATGTCGAGGATGATGGAGTCGTAGGTCGCATCTCCGCGCGGCGAGCCCCACCACCGCACCTGCTTGCGGAAGTCGCCGTCGGCCGAGCGCACGATGCGCTTCTCCAGGTGCTTGAGTGCGTCGAAGCACGTGACCATCGTCTTCGACGTGTCGCCGTCGCCCTGATCCTGCACCGACCACACACGTCCGGCGTACTTCAACTCCCACCCACCCGGAGACGGAGCGAGCGAGGAGGGAGACTTGCGCCACCCGAGCACCCAACGCGGGCCAGCCGCGAGGTACGGGAGCCCGTCCGTGTGCGGGATGTTCACCTGCGGATGGTCGCTCGGGACGGTGAACGTGAGCATGGCGCTCCGGTTCAACTGATAGAGAAGCTCGATGTTGTCCGCGAGATGGGTGAGGATCGACACCTTCTTCCACGAGCCCGCGCCGACCGGGGCCATGATCGTGAACCGCCACTCTACGGGTGCGTAGATCGGGGAGCCCACGGCTTAGACCCAAGCGTCGTTGGACTTGACCACGATGTGATGGGCACCGGGGGTGACGGACACCGTGCACCCGCCCGGAGGGATGCTCCAGAAGTCGGACTGATCGTTGAGCCCACCGAGTTCGTTGGTCGAGTTCCCGTCCATATACATCGTCTCGTTGAACATGTCAACCTCGACGTAGTGGCCGTGGGCGACGTTGCCCGCCCACTCGACTTGGTACGTGCCGTTGTCGAGCGTGAAGGATGCGAGGAAGCTGGACGACGGCGGGGCGTAGACCTCGATGACCGGCCAGGTGTCGGCGGTGCCTTCGTTCGGGATGAACACCGAGCCGCCGCCGTAGATCGTGGGCACGTCTTCGTAGACGCCGTTGTCACGCTCGCTGTACGTGTACGAGAACGGGTTGACCGAGACGAACTGCGCGGTGTACTCCTTCGGCGCTGCGATGTTGTCCGGCGATGCGCCCGCCGTACCCTGCGGGCCGACGATCTCGGTGGCATCGTAGTTGCGCACCGTCTTGAAGCGAGTGGCCTGGCCCGGAGGCTTGAAGAAGAAGCGGCAGTCCGTCTGCATCGCGGAGAAGACCCACCCGGCCAGGTAGTCGTAGAGCACCTGGCGGATCTCCGGCGTGTCCCCGACCACGAGGCCCTGGAGGGTGAAATACTTGGGGCCGGAGTAGAACTTGTGAATGATGCCGCCGTGCTTGTGCGGCCGGTTGTCCACCGGGTTGCGCACCGCGCCGCCGTGCATCCCGGACGCGAACTGCATGAGGTAGCCGTTGCCCGCCGGGAGTCCGGTGGCGTTCCACCCCGCCGAGACGGACGCGGGCACGACGCCGGGGCCGGGCCAGATATTGCCGCCGAGGCCAGCGAGGCTCGCGCTCGTCGCGTCACCCGAGAGGTCGTTGAACACGATCTCCCCGAGGGGAGTGTAGAGGCTCATGGGGATTCCGATGTCCACGCTTTACACCGCCGCCGCCGCACGGGCCATCTCGCGCCCGAGCGCGAAGCGATCCTTGGGCATCTCGTTGAAGTGGTTGGTCTGACTGATGTTCTTCGTGATCGCCGCAGTGGACGCCGAGCCCGTCTCCATCCCGTTCGGGCCTGCGTGGAAGACACTCGACGCGAACTCGGAGAAGAACGACCCACGGGTGTCCATGAACGCCTGCAACTCATTCTTGGTCGCGTCCTGAGCGTTGGCCTCCTTCTTGATCGCCGCCGCGAGATCCTTCTTCACCTTGGTGAGTTCCTTCATCGCCGCAAGCTGCTTGGCCCCGTGGAGCTTGTGGGCGTTGACGAGCTTCTGGAGGTACGTCTCCTCCTGCTTGAGCACGGCGATCTGCTTCTTGAGGTTGTTGTCCTGGAGCGCCTTCTGATACGCCTCGGCCATCGGCAGCGGGACGAGCCCGGTGTACTTGCCGAGCTTCTTCGCAAGCGCCTTCTGTGCGTTCTCGATGTTCGCCTGGATCGAATCCAACTGCGTCCAGAGTGCCGTCTTGGTCGCCATGCTCAGCTTCTTCGTCTTGAGCAGGTTGAACAGATACGTCTCCTCCTGCTTCCACACCGCGATGTCGTCCTTGGTGGACTTGGTGAATCCTGCCTTGGCCTCGGCAAGCTGCAACTGTGGGGAGAGGAAGTTCCCACTCGTGTTCGTAAGCAGGTTGTTGCTCGGCGTGTGCGGGGGCTTCGGCTTCTTCCGCGCACCCTTGTGCATCTCGGCGTGCTTCGCTCCAGTGATGACGGACACGTCCGTCTCGGTGAGTCCGGGGTACATGTTCATGAGCGACTGGATCGCGTCCTTGGTCGGGACGCCTCCTGCGATCCACGCCTGATACCGTGCACGAAGCTGTGCGATGAACTTCGGGGAGAGGCCGGTGCCTGCGCTGCTCGGGGTGTTGTCCTTACCGTTGACCGCGTTGTACGTCTCGTTGCCGATGTACTTGCCGAGGCCCGGCAGCCAGTTGAGCGGGTTCTTCATGCCGCCGCCCGTGACGATCTTCGCGCCATGCTTGAGCGTGTCCCACGTGGCGTTCGCCATGTCGCGCACGGCCTTGACGTGCTTGTAGAGTTCGTAGAAGCCCGCGCCAAGGGCGGCGAGGCCGATGAGGATAGCGCCGACGGGGTTGGCGAGCATCGCCGCATCCATCGCGCCCGCCTCTCCAGCGGTCGCCGTCTCCGCCGCACGAACACCGAACAGCGCCGTCTTGAGCTTCCCGAGGGACGTGATCGTGGTGAGCAGGTTGCCGAGCTTCATCGCGGTGTTGAACGCGAACGCCGCGCCCTTCGCCAGCACGTACGCCTCGATGAGATCCTTGAGCAGCGTTGTGTGGTGCGCGAGCAGGCCCGCCACGCTCGCCAGGTTGCGGCCGAGACTTATGAGCGTCGGCAGGAAGCCCTTGAGGATCGACGCCGCCGACTTGTCGATGGCGTCCTTGGCCTTGTTCCACTGCACCGTGAGCGAGCCCTCCTGCGCGGCAGCCGCACCGTTGTAGCGGTGAAGCTGTTGGAGGACGTAAAGCTGCGCACCGAGGACTCCGGTGTACCCCTGGAAGGACTGCGTGCCCGCCTGGATGTTCTTCACCATGTCCTGTTGCGTCTTGTTGAAGCGGATGCCCGCACGGCCGAGCGAGTTCAGGTTGTTGGCCGGGTCTTGCAGGGTCTTGCCGAGCGCGAGCGCGATCATCCGCGTGCTGCGCTGCGTGACCGTGGCGATGTTCTCGACCATCATTCCGGCCCGGTCGAAGATGTTGGTCTTGGACGTGCCCATGTTGCGCAGGTTGTCGAAGCGGAGGAGCATCTGCTCCATCTGCAAGTTCGCCCCACGGGTGTTGCCGGTCAGGTTGGTGATCTGATCGGAGAGCTTCGAGGCATCCTGCGCGGTGACGCCCGCCACCCCGCCGGTCGCCTGGATCGCGTTCTTGATCCCGAGCCACCCTTGCTGTGCGGACTTCATCCAGTCGAGCCCGCCCTTGACGAAGAAGTACGCCGCGCCGAGCCCGAGCATCTGCCCCATGCCGCCGCCGATCTTCCCGAAGCGAGCGATGGCACCCTCTGACTCTGCCGTCGCCGTCTTCACGGCCATGCCCGCGCGAGCAGCCGCTCGCTCGGTGGCAGCGGCGAAGGCGTTGGACGCCTCGGCAGCCGCGCCGAGACTCGCCTCCAGGTCGCGGGCCATGACGCCCGTCTGAGCGCCGAGCCGCGCGAACGTGGCGTCGGCCTCGGCGGTCGCAGACGCCATCGAGTCCGTCGTGTCCACCACGACGGCCTCGGCCTGTGCCATCTTCGCCACCTGCGACGTGTTGAAGATGAGTTCGTATGTGGCCTTGCCGAGTTCGGGCATCGTACTAGGACTCTATCCCCGGTCGGTGTTGACGCCGATACCGAGAGCCGCCGCCTTGGCCTTGCCCTCGTCGCTGTTCGGATCGAGACGCTCGACCTCCTCCTCGATCCCTGCGAGGAACATGAACCGGGCCTTGATCCGGTGGTGCTCCTTCGTGTCGAGGTAGGGCATCTCGGACGCCAGGAAGGCGAGCAGCATCTCCTCGGCCTGGAGGATCGGAAGCTCCTCGGCGTAGATGCGTACGAGCGCCTTGGGCATCCGCGCCAAGTCCTTCGGCGGGATGCCGTAGAACCGCGTCAGACGCGGGTAGTCCCGGAGGGTGACTCGCTTACTCGCCACCCTCGGACTCGACCTTCGCCTCGATCTCTGCCTCGATGGTTTCCATGAGCTTCGTCACCTGCGGCAGCGAGAGCTTCGCGGCGACCTCGGGCGTGAGGGACGTGAGCTTGCAGACGATGGCGAGCCGCGCCGTCTGGATCTTCGCGGCCACGCCCTTGCCCTTCTCGACGTTCGCCGTCATGGCGAGTTCCTCCTGGAGCAGGTTGAACCGCGCGAACAGCGCCATGACCTCGGCCTCCTCCTCGTCGGAGAGATGGTCGAGCCCGAGCAGGTCGAACTCCTCGCCGTCCACGAGGAACTTCTTGGTGGGCGAGAGGGAAGTGGTGAAGCTGAGTGCGTAGTCCGTCATGTCTTCTCCTTGATGATCGAGATGCCGTACTCGGCTGCGAGCCGAGCCTCCAACTCCTGCACCCGAGCTTCGAGCCGGGCGAGTTCCTTGTTGGCCTCGTCCAGGTCGCGCATCGCCCGCTTGACGAGTCTCCGTGCCGGAGTGGCGTTGATCTCGATGTGGTCGGGCTGCGCCAAGTGGCCGTGCCTCCGTCGTTGCCCTCGCGGGCTAGGGGTGGGTGGTTACGGGGTGGCCGCGCGGACGCGACCGAACGCCTCGGTGTCGCTCGAACGGTTCGGATCGACCAAGGCGTGAAAACTCACAGACAAAACGGCCTTGTTGTCCTTCGTGAAGGTGTCCTCCGGGCTGCCCTCGTTGAAGCAAACCGGAACCTCGAACTGGAGCGCCTCGTCGCCGTACGGCGAGAGATGGCCCTGGCGGCAGAGGAGCGAGAGCGTCTCGACCTGGAAGCCACCGCGATAGAGCGGCAGCGACTTCTCGCCGGGGGTGCTGATGTCCGGGCCTGCGATGGCCTGGTTCAGCGCAAGAGCGTAGTTTTCGAGCGTAAGACTCGCCAGGTCGAAGGTGATCTCCAGGCCCTCCTCGGAGCGGACGGCCTTGATAGGCCCTGTGACTTGATCCGCCCTCAACTCGACAATCGTTTGGGGATGGGCCACCTTCACGCCCCCTTCGGTGTAGCCGACGTACGTCCAGGTACCACCCTCCTTGATCGCTTCGTCCGTGACGCCGATGCCAGGGAAGGCGGTGCCGGTTGCCGAGAAGTACACGTCGAGCGGCCCGGCCAGGATCTCGTAAGGGGCGGTGTTCGCCATCGGCCTAGAGAGCGTGGTCGTACAGCCAGTTGAGTGCGTACACGGCGTCCGGCTCGACGCAGTTGGCCGGGTTCACGTACGGAGCGTGCTCCGTGACCGGGGCAGCCTGATGGCCCCACGTGTCGGCCGCGCCGAGCGGGAGGTTCTGCGCGATGTAGTTGGCGAGCGCCGCAGCGTCCGGCGAGTCCACCATGTGCGTCGGGAGCGGCACGATGGAGCCGCCGTCCGTCGCGGGCCAGCGGGACTCGTCACCGAAGTACAGCGCCGACGCGGCCTTCGAGAGATCCGGGGCCGAGACATCGCCCGCGTACACGCCGTCGTGCGGCGGGAACAGAAGCGCGGTGCCCGCGTCGTCGGGCTGCGTGGGGTACGGAGTCGCCATGTCACACAGAGGGTAGCCCCCTCTCCCGTCCGCCTGACATTCCTGTACCATTTCCTCATGCCGCGCAGCCTCGATCCCGAGCACACGAAGCTCATCATCAAGTGGTACACGTTCTATGGCTCGACACGCCGGACGGCTCGACATCTGCGCTGCTCACGCACGACGGTGCTCAAGCATCTGCACGCCGCCGGAGTTGAGATGCGTCGGCCGGGGCGTCCGTCGTCTTCTGCATAGAACGCGACGGGGTTCCCCGGAAAAGGGTGTACGCAACACACGAGGTTCCCCGGAAGACGCGACGAGCCCCGCTCTCGCGGGGCTCTCGGGCGACGGGATGGACTATCGAGTCCCCTGCCTCTCCCGTCCTTAGCGGACTGTCGGCCCGCGCGGTCTAGGGCTCGTAGATGACGAGCATCTGATCGGAGAGAAGTGCGTCCTTGATGTCCTCGTCGGAGATGCCGAGGTACCGGGCGCAACCCACGAGCCGGTCGTTGAGCGCGGTGTCGGCGTTGGGGGCGTCCGACTCGCGGACGCGGCGCTGAATCAGGTCAACGAGCGCGAGCGAGTTGCCTGCGCCGGAGGGGAGCAAGTCCATCATGCGTGCCATCGAGTTCGTCTCCTTCGGGGTGATTGCCTTCATGTATCGAGTATCGGTACTCGATACGCCGGGCGCATCCCCTAGAAGGGGTATTCGGGGCCGGTCGCCACCGGCACGTTCCCGATCATCAACTCCGCGAACATGAGCGTCTCCCACGTCTCGGGCGAGTCGTAGTGCATCGACGGGCCGACGGTGATGTTCGCCATGTGGATGAGGAACCACTGGCCGGTGTCGTCCGGGTACGCCGGGTTCGCCGTCTGGAAGCACAGGCTGCGTCCGCGCCCGTGCACGTCGCGTTGCACTGCCTGCGCGAGCAGGTCGGCGGTGGCGAGGTCGCCCGCGAGACACCGCGCCTGCGCCCGGTACCACTGGAGCGGGGCGTACTTCTCGATCATCGGCAGGCCCGCCGACATGAGCGAGATGACGCCCGCCTGTTGCTCGGTGTCGTTCGCCGGGCCGACCTTGACGGTGTAGCCCTCGTTGACGATGACCTCGCCGTACCGCGTGATGAGGTCGCGGGTAAGCTCGGCGGGTGAGATGGGGGGCAAGCCGGACGGCATCTACAGGAGTCCTTCCTCGCGGAACGCTTGAGCCACGATAGCATCCGAGCGCCCGCCACGCACCATCTCGATGCCCTGCGTCACGCCGGGGTGCATCCGGCCGACCCACTCGACGCAGGCGTAGGAGATCCACGAGCCGACCTCGACCACCTGGCCGATAGGCGTCTGCGTGGCGTGGAGGTTCTCGGCGGTGAGCATGAGGTCGGCGGTGTGAGCCTCGTCCTCGTCGCTGTCGTGGTACTCCCCAATCGGGGCCACGTGCACCGAGCGCATGAGCGTGCCGGTGAGCCGGTGTGTGACCCGCTTCGTCTCGACCGCTGCCGCGAGCCCGATGCCGACGATGGCACGGCCTCCTGCGCGGTCGATCTTCTGCGCGATCCCGAGGCCCTCCCATGAGCGGGCTACCATCGCCACGCCTAGACTCCTGCGGCCAGGCCCGGCCCGGCCTGCTCCCACACGGTGAACTCGCAGTGGTGCGGGCCGCGTGAGTCGTACTTCGTCTCAGAGTCCTTGATCTTGAGGAGCCCGAAGATGATGTGGCCGTCCACGCCCATGCACCGGAGGGCGTCGTCCTCGCGGATGTCCACGTCCACGTCGGTGTAGACGACGAAGTACCGCTCGAATGTGTCCACCATCCGCTCATTCATGAGCAGGCCCCCGGACTTCATGTACGCACGGCAGGGGTAGGTGTGGACGAGCGTCTCGCCGTCCACCTGATGATCGCGCGGGTTGATCGACAACTCCTGCCCGAACCGATCCACGAGCGGGTTGCCATCGCCGTCCTTCTCCCGCCGGTAGACCTCCAGCTTGTGAATGAGGAGCCGCGAGAAGCTCACTTAGCACATCCGAACACGCATCGTCCGCATGTACCTGTTCAGGAAGAAGTACGCCTGGCGGATGTACGGAAGCTCCTCGTCGCCGGACACGCCCGCGAGCGTGTAGCTGTAGTCCCCGATCTTCTCGGACTTGATGGCCTCCAGCGCCTTCGGCCCGTAGGCGTGGTAGCCCGCTGCGAGGAAGGCGATGCCCTCGGTGACGGCACGAGGCACGACGCCCGTGCCGATGTAGTGCACGTCCACGCGAGCGTAGACCTTCATGAGCCGGTCGGCCCGAGCGCCCTCGAACGGGGTGACGGTGCGCATCGGCCGGAGATAGAGACGGCCCTGGTCATCGAGGTCGTAGCCCCCGAGGCTCCCGGCCTCCGAGTTGACGTAGATGTAGTAGAACGAGTCATCACCTGCGGCGTACGGGATGATCTTCACCTTGGTGACGGTGAGGTCGCCCGCAGGCAGGTAGAGAGTGCCGTCCTCGTACACGTCGAAGTACGACTCGACGTTCGGCCCCTCGGCGCTGATGTTCCAGAGGGCCGTGTCGGCCCACGACTCAACGGCCGCAAGCTCGGCGCGGATCTTCGCGTCCCGGCCGGTGTCGTCCCCGGTGTTGTAGCCGAGGATGCGGTTGACATCCTCCAGAGAGGCGAGCTTCTGAGGCATGACCCTATTCTACCTCCGGCGGGATCGTCGGCCCCTGCTCGACGGCCTCGCGCTCCCACGGAGGCAGAGGCTCGTCGTAGTCCTCCAGCCGCCGGAGCGCGGTCTTCTCCGCCATGCGCTTGCGGTGGTGCTCGATGCTCGCGGCGATGTCGGCCTCGTGCGCGAGGGTGTGCTCGAACTCGACGTGCCGCCCGAGAGCGCCGGACGAGGGGAAGCGGCGCGGGCACCACTGGCAGGCGTGCTCCAGCGGCGGGGCCTCGGGGTCTTGGTACTCCTCCTCGGGCTCTCCGCCTCCCTCGATCACCTGGAGCCGGACGCCGGGGGCGAGCCCGGTCTTCACGTCTTCGAGCGTGAGCGGGCCGGAGGGATCGCTCACGTCAAGCTCGGGCTCCATCTCGTCGGGGTAGACCTGGAGCCACCAATAGCCGGTGGCCCGAGCCGCCTCCGCGATGTCCTCCTCGACCTTGTAGCCGGTGCCCTTCTTCTTGCAGTAGGAGGCGCGGAACGTCTGCCGGGAGACGGCAGGGTCACACCACGAGCCCGTCCCGAGGACGACCAACCAAGGCAAGGGCTAGTCCTGGATGAAGTACAGGGAGCACTCCCCGTCTGCGGCACCGCCGTAGACGTGGATGTCTCCGACCACGAAGCGAGCGGTGCTCGGGGTCAGGAGCGCCGTGCCGAGCGCATCGCCGTCGTTGGTGACGCCCGCTGCGCCCTTGGAGCCGACGTAGAACATCGGGGCGACGGTGATGTCTCCCTTGCCGGTGTCGTCCAGCGACACGACCTTCGTGACGAGTGCCATGCCCTGATTCTAGCACCCGGACGCGGAGAGGCCCGCCGGAGCGGGCCTCGGAGCGGTCATCTGAGGAGGAGGAGGAGGAGGGTTAGATGACCTGGAAGGTGGGAGCGCCGTAGGTGGCGACAACCTCGTCCGTGGACTGCCGGACGACCTTGGCGCGGGAGATGCGGGTCACGCCGAGATGCTCGTTGACGCCACCGGGGAGGGTGGAGTCCTCGACGCCACGGACGTACGTGGCGAGCGTCTCGTCGGAAGGCTTGCCGGACTGCTTGCAGTCCCACGCGGCCGGGGTGTACGAGACACGCTTGGCCTCGGTGCCGGTGAGGACGATGACGCCGGAGAACTCGACGCGGAAGGTGGGGGTGTGTGAGTTGCTCATGTACCTAGTATCGGCCACCCGCGCCTCGACCGCCTCCCCCGGAAGGGGGATTCGGCCGGTCGCGCTCGTCGGGGCCGAGCCCCTTGGCGAGTTGCTCGCGGAGCCAGTTCTCGGAGCCGATCTCGGGCCGGGGCTTCACGCTCGCTCCTTCGCAAGGCGGAGCCATCCGATGTACTCCTTGACGAGATGGTCGCGTGTCTCGCCCGCGTAGCAGCGTTCGATGTCCGCCTTCGTCTCCTCGGCCTTCGCCAAGCACTCGGCGCTCGTGAGCTTGCGGCCGGGGACGATGATCGTCGGGAAGCTACTCGGCATCGTAGTCCTCCAGCGGCTCGAAGTCATCGTAGAGGTCGGCCGCGTTGAAGTCGTACTCGGGCTCGTCGTCCTCGCCGCAGTCGATGAGGTAGGGGTAGGGGAAGCCGGGGACGGGCATTAGGGGAGTCTCCCTTCGACCATGCGGACGAGAGTGCCGTCCACGTAGAAGACCGCACGCATCGCGCGGGTCACGCCTTGGTAGCGGTTGGCCTGCTCGTGCTCGCGCCAGATTGTGCGAGCGGCGAACACGGCGTCTTCCGCCGTGTCCGCTTCCGCGCTCGCCACCTGGCGGTCGTTCTGAAAGAGGATGACCTCGATCATGACTAGCCGTAGACCTTCGCGTCGGCGTAGTCGATGGCCGCGTCCTCGTCGCCATTCGCGGCGAAGTGCCGGTCGTACGCTTCCTGCCAAGCGTCCTCGTCGTCGTCGCTCGCGCGGTGCACGGTCGAGGTCGCCGTCTCGGAGTTCCACATGCGCTCCCACTCGTCATCGGTGAAGCCCATGCCGTCGGTGTATGTGGCTTGTGTCTTGGTCATGTCCCAAGTATCGACCCGAGCACAAGCTAACGGAATCCCCCGAAAGGGTGAGCTTTACTTTCTAACGAAAGGAGCGTGAATCGTTAGATTCCGAGGAGAGTGCGGACGGCCTCGGCCTCGGCCGGGTAGTCCACGAGCCGGTCGAACGTCGCGCGAATCGCGGCGCACATCGCGGCGTGCCTGCCGGTGTCGCAGGCGATCTCGTCCATGAGCCGGACGACATCAGACAAGGAGCGGCCCGTCGTGTCGATGCTCGTCTCGGGCGTCCAGAAGGGCTCGGCCAGCTTGCCCTTGTAGAAGCACGCCCTCCCGATGAGCGGACGGCCGACGGCTGCCCACGAGTGGATGACGTGCCCGAAGCCATCACCCACCGGCTTGTCGTGCCACCCCCATCCGGCGCTCGACATCATCTCACCCATCGCTGCGACGGGGTTGATGTTGCCGTCCCTGCCGAAGTGCCCGTGCACCGTGAAGCGCCAGTCCGGGAGCGCCTGCTCCGTCTGGAGGAATCCGGTGTAGCCGGGGAGCCGGTCGAAGGCGTTGACGAACGAGCGGACGATGCGCGGGTTGCCGAGGATCGCGGGCCGGTAGCGGAACGCCCCCACCGTCGAGTCGATCTCCTGATGGATCGTCACACCCTTGCCCTCGGGGATCTTGGCCTCGCTCGTGTTGAGCACGAGGGGGTCGAGCGTCCAGTCGATGTGTTGCCCCGTGTTCCCGACTTGGTAGAGGTAGCGTGCGCCGACCTCCTGCGCGAGCCGATGGTAGCCGCGCTGGTTCTCCTGCACGGACGGCATCACGAAGTCCCACTCCATCGCGCGGAACTGCTCGCGGGTCACGGCGCGGATGCGCTTGTCCGGGTGCGACGAGTCGAAGGTGACGTAATGCGAGCCCGCGTCCTGGAACTCTCCCTCGCGGAGGGCGAGGTACTGTTGTGCGAGCCGGTTGTCTCCGAACACCCTGCCGAACTGCCAGTAGCCCTCGGCCCACCACTCGTGCCCGATGGGGATGTAGAGATTCATCCTGAGCCGATCCTCGAACAGCCGTTGGAGCGAGTAGAGGAGGTCGGCGTGGTGTCGGTCTACGAGGATACGCAAGCGTGCCTCTCGTCGCACTCGATGAGCAGGAAGTTCATCATCTCAGGGAGATGGTACATGAGCCCGTCCAGGCGGTGCCCGTACGCGGCCTTGAAGATGTCCAGCTTCCGGGTGTCCTGACAACGCAGCCGCGAGTGCCCACCGTGCTGGAACCCCACCCCGGTGAGGCCGGGGTAGAAGAACTCGCACATCGGGACGCGGCCCCCGTAGATCGACCGCGCGATGGAGTTGACCGCCATGTGGTGCGGGTGGCCGTAGTCCCCGAGGCGGTTGTGCGTGAACACGATGTCGGCGTCCACGCGGTGTGCGCGGATGGCCTTCTCCCACTGGAGGTAGACACTCGCCGGGATGACGCCGCCCTCGGGATCGCGCTGCCGGAGCATCTCCGTCAAGCCGATGTTGACGCCCGCCTTGCGGAAGCCATCCACCGCAGCGTAGAACTCTCTACCGCGCTCGCTCTCGGCCGAGTACGTCACGCACTGGATCGACCACTCCATCTCGGGACTAGAGAGCATCGCTCCCCCGGCGAAGATCGTCTCGTCGTCCGGGTGCGCTACGAGGACGAGGGCCTTCATCCGAGGAACGAGGCCCAAGCCTCGCCCACGGCCTCGGCGCTGAACAGACTGCGAGCCTTCGCCTGTTGGTGCTCGGACACCTGGCGAGCGAGGTCGGCGTCCGCGAGCAGCGCCGCGAGCATGTCACGGGCCTTGGCCGGATCGTCGCTCCAGACCTCGGCAAGCTCATGGCCCTCGAACAGGAGCGGCCCGTACGGGAAGTTGCGCATGTGCGAGGGGCCGATGCTGACGACCGGCGTGCCGGTGAGCATGGCCTCGATGAACCCGAGCGTGTAGCTCGCGGGCTGCGTGCCTGTGTAGAGGTACGCCCGCGCCCGCTGGAGCCACAGCTTCATCGTGTCGAGCGGCATCGCGCCAGGCCCGCCGATCTCCTCGGAGCCGGGGCCGAGCGGCGTAGCGGGAAGTCCGGCGGTCGCCTCGCTCCAGAAGTCGTAGCCGCAGAAGGCTCCGCGTCGGAGCAAGTGCTGCGTGATGTTGATGACCACGGCGTCCTCGCCCGTCCAGCCGTGCCACTCTGCGGCGTCCTTGTAGAAGCGGATGAGGGCGTCCTCGCCCGCGAATCCGGGGATGTTGCGCTCCTTCGGGGAGTAGCGCACGACCTCCAGGCCGTCGGCGCGGTACTGTGCCGCCTCGCGCTCATTCGCCTCGGTGGACTGGCCGACGGTGCGCCACACGACGCGGCCTCCGGCGGAGCGCCAGTCGCGCAGGTGATCCCACTGCCCGAACAGCCGACGGAGGTAGTGGTGGTAGATGATGATGCCGTCGGAGCCGAGCCACTCCAGCACGCCCTCGGGGATGCACTCCTGCGCCGCCCCGAGGTTGTCGTCGGTGCCGAGCGCATCCACGGCCTCCTTGACCTCGGGGACGCACGGCACGGTCGCCAGGGCCGGGCGCTTGTCGTCGTGCGGGTGGGCGGGGTCGATGTAGCCGCCGATGGATGCGACCTCGTAGCCCTTCCACGTCAGGAGCCGAAGCTGATCGAACTCCTCGATGGAGTGCGAGAGGCAGAGGAGGACACGCTTAGCCATTCGGCACGAACCGGCGCATCCGCTTCTTGCGCCACGCGAACTCCGCGCGAGCCGCCTCGAAGGTCGGCTTCCAGTACGTCTGCACGATGTCGTCGGCGCGATAGCCCTGTGCGTGCTGATAGACGGACACACGCCGCGCCTGCCGCTCCTCGGCCGACTCGGCGTACGCCTCCTCCAGCGCCGCGACGATGGCCTCGATGTTCGGGGTCATCTGCCACGACTTGAAGTTCGTCCACTGCAACTGGCCCTCGACGTTCCAGTTCCCGACGCTCGCGGGGGCGACCTCGGGGCTCGCGGAGAAGTTGGTGGTGATGACCGGCGTGCCGCACGCCTGGGCTTCGAGCAGGGGGACGCCGAAACCTTCACCGCACGACGGAGCGAGAAGCACATCCAGCGAGTTGTGGACGGCGTTCACGAGAGCGGCCGGAGCACCGATCACGAAGCCGTACGGATCGGCCGCGTAGGGGCGGATGTCGAGCGCATCGCACATGGCCGGGAGGTCTTCCCCGATGGGGTGCTCCATCATCGTGTGCAGGTAGAGCGCCGAGTCGGGGTGGCGCTTGTGGAAGATCGAGTACGCCATGAGCGCCTGCGAGAACGCCTTGCGGCTCGGCTGCCCGAGGTTGGCCGCGACCATGCCGACGAGGAACGCATCGCGCGGGAGGCTCAGCACCTTGCGAGTCTCCTTGCGGTCGGCGGGCTTGAAGACGTTGGGGTCGAAGCCGTGCGGGACGTACTGCACCTGCTTGAGCCCTGCGGCCTGCATCTGCTCCTGGCCGAAGCGCGACATCGCCACAGGCAGCGCACCACCGCGAGCGAACCACTCGACCGTCTGCGGGATCACGGGGTCGTGATCGACCGGGCACCACGCGAGCATGGGAAGCTGCGCAGCGATCTCCGCGCGAAGCACCCACGGGTCGGAGAGGAAGACGCAGAAGCCCGGACGGCCCTGCGTGAAGTGCCGGTAGTGCGCCACGAGCACGTCGTTGCCGTGGTTGTCGCGCCCGGCGGGGTAGACCTGGAACGGGAGGTTGGTCGAGGGATCGACCCACCCGAGCGTCTTGCCCCGGAGCCCGAAGAACGCCGAGAAGCCTACCTTATGCCCGAGGTCGCGCTGGATGCGCGGAGCGAACAAGGCAGTCTGCATCCCGTAGCCGGTTCCAACCCACGGAGCGTTGGAGTGCCACAGGACATCCTCTACTTCTTCTTGCTCGCCTTCAACGGGTTGCGCTTGTGCTCCGTCTTCGGGGCTGCGTGATGCCCCGGCGAGCATGTCGCGGACAAGAGAAGCTCCGGCAGCGGCGTCTCCGCCGGGGCCAGCACTAGCACCGGCTTCTGACACTCCGGGCACTTCATCTGTCTGCGTGTGAGCCTGGTCATCCATTGTCCTTGATGGCGGGAGTGGGACTTGAACCCACGACCTCCGGCGTATGAAACCGGCGAGCACTCCGGGCTGCTCCATCCCGCTTCGAGGAAGATAGCACAAGAACGAGAGAGGCCCCCTTGCGGGGGCCTCTCCAGACGTTGCACGTGGTGACCGGGTGGCCTAGTAGCGACCCGCCTGGACACGCTTGTACGTCTCCGACGAGACGATGTAGGCGGTGCCTGCATCCGTCTCCGTCGAATCCGGTACCTGCACTGCCCAAAGCGCGAGCGTCTCCTCGACCGAACCGAGATCGGAGGCTCCGGCACCGTTCAGGGAAGCGAGGAAGGCGTGGAGGTCATTGTTCGTCGTCCAGACCACCCACGGCTGCGCCGCCACCTGATACGTGCGTGTCACGTTGTGTGCCATCGCCGTCTCCTCCGTTCCTAGTCGATGCTCACGTCCACGGCGGTCGCCGTCACGGTGGCGTCGATGACCGCGACCTGCGGATCGACACGGCACGTGATGATGAACGACGTGGCCCCCTCGCGGGGATCGCGGAACGTCTCGAACTTCATGGCGCGGTGGTAACCGGCGTAGAGGTTCGAGTTGGCCGAGAGCAGGATCGTGCAGGTGTCGTCCTCCGCGATGCCCGCGTCGAACGACGGGGCCGGGACGACCTTGACACCCTGGTACGTGAGATCCTGCGACTGCGTGAGCGAGAGGTCACCGAGCGGGCCGACACGGCTCGCCAGGATGTCCCGCCACGCCTGCTCCAGGGTCACCGGCACGTAGAAGCGCCCGTTCACCTTGAGGTTGCGGAGGTACCGCTTCGGCATGGACTGGAGCATCTTCTTGAAGATGGCCTGGTAGTCCTTGCCGAAGGAAGCGGCCGAGAACGTGTTGGGGGTCGCGCGACCTGCGCCGACCTTGCCAACCACGGCCTGCTTGAGCCAGCCGTCCGCGAGGGCCAGCCAGGGATCGGCAGAGAGGGTGTCGCCGTTGACGAACAGATCCTCGATGTCGAAGCCCGCCTGATCCGCGATGAGGCGCTGGATCGACGCGACGATGCTCGCGCCCGCCACGTTGTCCTCCAGCGTCTCGTCGGACACCGGGATCTCCGCACGTCCGAGGACGGTGCTGATCTCCACGATGCCCGTGTTCGGCTTGCGCCGCTGACCCTCCGTGAGACGAGTGGCCTCGATGCCCGGCTTCATGATGCGGCCGTTCATGTCGAGGATCGACTCGTTCCACTTTGCAGCGGAACTCGTCTTCGTCTGCGCCTCGGAGAGCATGACCTGCTGCGCAGCCATCAGTTCGATGAACTGCGTGACCTGCTCGATGCTGAGAGCCGCCTCGCCGCTACCCCCGAAGTCACCGTTGCTGTTCGCCGGAGCGCCAGCGGTGCCATCGGTCGCGGAGAGGACGGCCTTGCGGAGCAGTTCCTCTGTGCTAAGCATGTTGCTTCGCCTTGCCTTTCTCTCTCGTGACTCTCTGTTCCGCCCTACTACCGCGTGAACGCGGCAGCGATGGCATCACCGAGGTCGGGGGTGGACTTGGTGACGGGCTCGCCCTCGCCGGACTCCTGTCCGTCGAGCGACTTGCGTGCCGCCACGCCGAGGCGCTGCTCCAGCGTCTCGATGCGGTCGAGAGCCTTCTCCAGGATCTCGTTGTACTTGGACTCGACCTCGGCAACTGCGGCCTCGACCGCAGCCTTGGTCACGCCCTCGACATCGACGGCCGGAGCCGCCTCTGCCGCAGGAGTCTCCTCTCCGGTGCCCTCGCCCTCGGCGGGGGCAACCGACTTGGAGACGGCCTCTGCGACGGCCTCGCTGATCGACTTGGCAAGCGCCTCGTCACGATCCGCGAGAACCGCGAGAAGTTCGTCCTTCTCCATCTCGATTCCCTTCTCGATGGGCGAGCCCAAGGAGAGAATCCCCTTGATCCGCGCCACTATGGATTCGGAGTCCGACGCAGCCTTCGACGTGTCCTCCTCGACCTCCGCACCGATCTTCTTCATCGCGGCCTTGATCTTGCCCTTGACCTCGGCAAGCTGCTCAGCGGTGTAGAGAGCGGCGTTGTCCTCGGCGTTGATGTACGACCAAGCCGCACGGATGTGCTCCTCGGTGTCGAGCGGGTACCGCTTCTTGCCGTCCTTCTGATAGCCGGGGTCGGCGTACTCCACGTTGCCGTACGGCTCCTTGGTGGTGCTCGCCTTCGTGAGCGCCTCCATCTCGTTCGCAAGAACGAGCAGAAGGTCGGCAGCGTTTCCGCCTGCCGCCTTGGTGACCATCCATCCGGGCAGTTGGTTCGCGGGATCGTCCACGCCACTGACCTCGGAGATGAGGAGGGAGTCGAGCTTCGTCTGCTCCATTTCACCCGAGACTCTATCGCCGTCGCGCGAAATCCATCAAAACGCGGGCACGCTGACGCCGAGGGGAGTATAGCCCCTCGGCGCGGGAAGCGTTAGCTCGGGACGATGATGCGGGGTGCGGGCGGTGTCAGAATCCCGCTTGACGCCGGGATCTCCTCGCGCAGCGCCGCCGCAGCTTCGCCGGGGATCGTGATGTCCACGATCTCCAGGTGCTTCGTGAAGAAGTGGAACGTGACGGTGCCATCCCCGTTCGCCTCGACCCCGCCCTTGACGGGGAAGTAGTGGTGGACGACCGCCGGAAGGAGGTCGGGCACGTGACCCGCCTCCACTTCGTGCTCGCTCACAGCGCCTCCGTGGGTGTCTTCTCGATGACGACGGCGACATCGCAGCGGGCCACGACGGCGTTGATGCCTGCCGGGGGGCCTGCGAACGGGCCGTACTTGGCCTCGGCCATCCCCGTGATGAGGGTGGCGAGAGCGTCCGCGTGCTGCTCGTTGTCGGCGTCGATGACGGCCTCGATCTCGATGTTGTATCTCGGCATGGGCTTCTCCTTGTCCTCGCAGGTTAGCGGTTTCGGCAGACCTCGCGCTGCTCGCCGTCGATGAGCACGTAGCAGGCGTACTGAGGCGACTGCCGGTAGGGGTGGCGCAACCACTCCAGCGCCTCGATCATCCGGGTGACGACGCGGAGCGTCTCGCCCTTGAAGGTGAGGAGGTAGGTCGGCACGGGTACGCCCGTCCCGCCCTGCGAGATGTCGCGCACGTCCTTGTGAGTCTTACGCATCTTCGTCCTCCTTCGGGTAGTTGTCGAGGTTGGCGATCACGTCCGCCGCGTCGGTGGCCGACTTCGCCATCTGCTTCTCCTTCCGGGCAGCGGCGAGCCCGGCGAGAGACTTCTTGCGGGCCTCGGAGGCACGCCGCGCCTGGTACGAGCGGAGTTCCTTCTTGTGCTCCCGCAGGTGCTCGACGGTGTTGTGGATCGGGCCGTCGTCGCACAGCTTGCAGTGGTCGAAGGTGATGGCGAACGTAGGGTTGAGAATCTGCTCCTCCTTGTAGTAGCGGAGGAACATCGGAGCCCACTGCTCGACCGAATCGGGGTTGCCCTTAGCCACCGAGCGCCTCCTTCCCGGCCTCGGCCAGGGTGAGGATCTTCTCGACGGCCTTGTCCGAGAACTCGACCTCCATGCGCTGACCCCGCACCCGGATGGAGCACACACCCCACTCGATCTTGAAGCCGAGCGCCTTGAGCCGAGCCGAGAGCGCCTCCTCGATGGCGATGCGCTTCTCCTCCTCGCGCTGCCGAGCGAGGATGTCGCCGCGAAGCTCCGACCACGGAGCGACAAGCTGCCGGGCCTCGATCACGAGTGTGGCACCACGAGCGGCCTTCTTGATGGCGTCGTAGCGGTACCCGCGCAACTCCTCCTCGGTGCCGTCGAGGAACTCGACCTTGACCCTGCGCTTGTTCACCTTGGTGCTGCCGCTCGTGTACCCGTGGTACCGCGTCTCCTCCACGGTGACGATCTCCAGCGCCTTGACCTGGCGCGGGATCGTGCGTCCGTAGCGCCCCGAGCGCGGAGCGTCGAGCGCCCCGTACTCCTTGCCGATCTCAACGTCTCCGATCTTCATGCTGCCTCCTTTACGAGTAGTCCTTCTTGAACTTCTTGTCCGCCTTCGCCTGCGCCTCGGCGGTGACCTGCTCGACCGGCGTGCCGGTCTTCGCTGCGATGGCCTCCGCGAGGAGCATGGCGTTGGCGCTGTACTTGCCGCGCACGTCCTGGTAGTTGGCGTGGTCGGCGTACATCGTGTCCCACACCTTGACCTCGGTGAGGGCGTTGACGAGTTCGCGCTGTGCGGTGACGAGGGTGGCGATGTGATTCCACCCGTCGATGACGAGCCGCGATCCGTCCGGGGCGGTGATCGCCTTCGCGGCTTTCTCGGCTGCGCGGGCTGCCTTGGCCTCGTCGCGTGCGGCCTTCTCGGCTGCGACCTTCTTGTTCACGCCCGCCGTCCACTCGACCGGAGCCGTGGGGTAGCAGACGGTGCAGAGGATCGCGCCGTACTCCTCGACTGCCTCGGCCTCGGTGAGGCCGGACAACTCGGGGAGCCAGGAGAACTCGGTGCTCGCGTACGTGGTCGAGCACGACATCGTGGAGTGGATGTGCCCGCCGTGCGCGGTGCAGAGGAAGAACCGGCTCCAGCGCCGCTCGTTGTACTTGGCCTCAAGCGGCTTCTCCTGCTCGCGGATCGCAGCGAGTTCGGCGCTGAGGCGCTCGATGCTGCGAACGGTGGTGCGCACGTTCGGGTGGTCGTTGGCTTCGGCCTCGATGAGAAGCTCGGAGGTCAACGGGATCTTGTCGCCCCGCTTGTAGCCGAGCGCCGACGCGAGCGAACTGGCCGACGAGCGGATGTAGCTCGCGGCCTTCTGCGCCTGCCCGTAGAGGTCGGCAAGCTGCGTGTCGATCTCGGACTCGTATGCGTTGGGCTTCGTGGTCATGTCCTAAGTATCGGCCAGGCTCGTCTCGGGGCATCCCCCTTCCGGGGGATCTACGTGATGTTCGCGTCCCGGCGGGTCTTGGCGCTGACCGGGAACTTGAGCGTGATGCTCCCGAGACTCGCGGCCATCGAGCGGGCCTCGACCTCCCACGGGCTTGCCTCGTACGCATCCCACGTCGGGGAGATGCTACGCCCGAACATCCGCTTGCTCACTTCGCGCTCCTCGGTGATCCTCATGCCGAGATGTCCGAAGTCCTCGGGCCGAAGCTCGACGCCGACTTCCTTGAGCCGCTTCTTGATGTCCTCGGCGTAGAACTCGAACGCTGCCTTGGAGGAGCCGCCGAAGTCGCGCTCGCACTGCCAGGCGTGCGTAAGCTCGTGCCAGAGGGACTCGGAGCCGGTACCGCCGAGGGCGACCCACGTACCGACCTTCGGGAGCTTCTGCTTGCCGACGCGAATACGGATGCGGTGTGTGCCTCCGACGACCCCGATGTACCCGGCCTTCGAGCCGCCGGGAAGTTCGGTGTGTAGCTCGACCCGCACGGGAAGGCGGAGGCCCATGACCTCCGCCGCGTCCGCGATGCTGTACGTCTCCTTGATCCGCACGTCTGCATCCTTGACCTGCATCGCTACTCCGTTCATCCAGACTTGCACTAGCCCGTCTGCACGATCTTCCGGCTCACGGAGTCGATGAAGCCGTGGAACTCGCGGCCCCGAGCCGAGTACCGCTCGACGTACACGGACTCGTCCGAGAACGGGCCGTCGGTGGCCTCGTTGTGCCAGGCAGCGATGTAGCCGCGCCCGTCGGAGGTCGCGGTGACCTCGATGGCGGTCGCCTTGCCCGAGAGCACATCCTCGGTCGCAACCTTGCCGAACGAGACGTGCTGCGTCACGACGCGGATTCCGCCGTAGCCGATGAACTCGGTCATGCACTTCTGGATCTCGCGGAGATCCACCGGATGCGTGATGGTGAGCACTGCGCTCTCCTTCGTATCGGGGGAAGTCTTCATGCCCCAAGTATCGGCCTTGGCGCAGAGGGGGCCATCCCCCGGAAGGGTGATTCTCAGTTCACGTGTTCGAGCGCACGCTCGATCATCTCGAAGACCGCTGCGTTACTCGCGCCGTCCTCGAACTCCCACACCTGCTCGCACAGACGCCGCGCGATCACGGGCGTCTCGGACTCCGGCCAGTCACGCGGAGATGCGACCTCGGCTCCGACCGCGAGCGCGAGCCCGCGCAGGGCGTCGAGGAAGCAGCGGCCGGTCGCCTCGCGTGCCGCCTTGAGCAGCGCCCCGGTCACGCTCCATGCGACTGCGGACTTCTCGGTCGGGAAGACGGGACGGCCCTGCGAGTCGCGGGCGTCGGCCTCGACGCAGCGGCCACGCATGAGCAGCTTGGCCGTGTCGTGCAGAACGATGCTCGGCTCCTCGATCAAGTCTCCTCCTCCTCCGTAGAGTCCCCCGGCGGGCGGGCCGTATGGCATCTGCCGTTGTCGCGCTCCGCTCCGCCGGGGGAACAGTACAAGTCTAGCACCCTCCGACAAGACGGAGATCATAGAGCGTCCACTGCTCCTGATCGTACGCCATGCCTTCGTGCTTGCAAGCGTTCTCGACGTGGTACCACATCGCCTCCTCGGCCTCCTCCTTGGTCGGCCGGAAGATCGCCTCGACGGAGAAGTGCACACGCTCTCCGTGTGCGAACGGGACGAGCGGGCCGACTGCACGACCGCGCCACTGCGGGACGAACGAGTAGAGCCAGAACAGTTGATCCCGCGAGAGGTAGAGACGGGGAACGCCGTCCCACACCTGCGTGTCGTCAGACATCTACGGGCGTGCCGCAGCCGGGGCACTCGGTGAGCCACCGCCAGTTCTCACGCCCGCACTCGGTGCACTCGCGCAGTGTCGCCGGGCTCACCTTGGAGAAGGTGATGCGCGACTGCGCCACACGCACGCGGCGCTCGACCGGGTTGTCCTTGCGCTCGCGCAGCACGTCGGCTGCCTCGCGCTGCCGCTTCTTCCGCGCCTCGGCACCGTCACGCACGCTCGACGGCGGCTTCGGCTCGCTGCGCTCGGAGACGGAGATGCTCACTTCTTCTTGCCGCCCTTCTTCTGGCCGACCTGGAAGATGCTGACGACCTTGAGATCCTTCACGGAGAAGACGGCCATCACGAGCCCCTCGGATCGGAGGGCCGCGCGAGGGCGACTTCGAGCGTCCGGGCGAGGAGCCGAAGCTGCCGCTTCACGGCCCGGCGGTTCTGGAAGTAGCGGACGAGTCTCATGCGCAGGAGTGTAGCGGAGCCCCTGCGTCTGCGCCAGTTCACTCGAACGAGGGGTGGACGTTCTCCTCGGCGTAGACGATGATGAGGCCATGACCACTTCACATTATGTCCAAGACCCGAACGCGAGCCGCGTGTATCCCGGCATGACGTTCCAGAACTCCTACGGCACCTGCACCGTCATCGGCCCCCGCGCCGTCGGCACGCTGTGGGATGTCGAGCTTCACGATGGCCGCATCCACCCGATGCGCCCGAGCACGATCATCGCGGCGGTGGCAGTCATGACGGATCGCACCCGCAACCGGATCGCGCTTCTCACCTGCTCGCTGGAGCAGGCCAAGGATCTCCTCACTCGCCACATCGGCACCATCTGCGAGGACGACTACCGTGACATGGTGGCCCGCTACGAGGCTCGCCTCGCAGCCGAGAGGAGGAGGAGTGCATGAGGAAGGAGTTGAACGCCGAAGACAGAATCTTCGTGAGCCCGCGCGGTGTCGGTTTCCACATCGACATCGTGGCGTCCTCGACTGCTACCGTTCGCCTCGCGGTCATCGCAGGTGACGGCAAGGTCGTGCTGGACGAGTTCGATGTCCCGCGCGAGAAGGCGCTCGATGCCATCGAGCACCCCACGCTGTACTCAGAGAAGTACCGGGAGGCTCTCGTCTAGGAACCCTCTGGACAAGACCTACCCGAGTCTTCTAAACTTGTAAGTGCGGAGCGTGAAAATCTCACGCTAACCGATGAAGGAGGTACGGATATGAAGAAGTTGATGGGTACCATCGCAGCGGTCATCGCTGCGTTTGGCGTGTTCGCCGCTGTGGCTTCGGCGCACAACGGCACGATCACGTACGACTGTACGACCCTGACCTACTCGTACGCTGCGTTCGATTCGCATGGGTCGGGCAACGGCGGCAAGAACACGATCACCGAGTCCTACACGGTCAACGGCGGCTCCGCCGTGACCAAGCAGTTCTCCTTCACGGGTTCAAGCGCGACGGACACCATCTCGCTGACGCTCGTGAACGGGGACAAGCTCGCGGCCTCGGCTTCGTGGACTTCCGGTTCCACACGCGACGGTAACTCGGGGTCGGCCTCGTACGGCACGACCACGATGACCTCGTGCGGGGCACAGGGGCCGCAGGGGCCGCAGGGGCCGCAGGGGCCGCAGGGGCCTGCCGGGCCGCAGGGGCCTGCCGGGCCGCAGGGCGCACCGGGCACCAACGGCACCAACGGGACGAACGGCACCAACGGGACGAACGGCGACACGGTGACCACCGTGACGTTCGGCCCCGGTGAGGGTGGCGATGTCTGCGCCACGACGGGCGGAGTTGCGATCCAGGTGTACGACGCCTCGGGTGAGCGGGTCGATCAACAGTTCGTTTGCAACGGCTCCAACGGCGCGAACGGACAGGACGGTGCGCAGGGCGTGCCCGGTGACACCGGCCCGCAGGGCGCTCCCGGCCAGAACGGGAACAGCGTCGTCGTCTCGACCGATGAGAGCGGCTGTGCCGTGATCCAGGTCGTCAACGGTGACGAGAACATCGGTGATCCGACGGTCGTCTGCCCCGGCCAGAACGGCCAGGACGGCGCTCCGGGTGCCAACGGCTCCAACGGCGCGACGGGCGCTACGGGCGCAACTGGCCCGCAGGGGCCTGCCGGGCCTGCCGGGCCTGCCGGGCCTGCCGGGCCGCAGGGGCCTGCCGGGCCTGCCGGTGCTGACGGCACGACGCCGGACATCTGCGTCAACATCGACGGCGTGCAGTCTGCGCCGCCGGTCGGCTACGTGTTCACGCTCAACCTCGCGGGGGCGCTCGTCTGCGTCAAGCCCGAGACGGCACAGGCGTGGCACCCGGTCGCGCAGAAGCCGGTGACGGCTGCGAAGGCCAAGGCCAAGCCGAAGGCGAAGAAGCCGAAGAAGCTGGCCTACACCAAGTAGCTCGATGCACGCGACTCCTCCCACCCCTCCCGCCATCGTTGCACCGGCTCCGGTGCTCACGATTCCGGCGCTCGGCATCCGCACCGTTGTGCGGGAGGGTGTGGGGGAGTCCGTGCTCGCGCACGGCCCCGGCTTCTACCCCGGATCGGGACGGCCCGGATGCGCTTGCACCATCGCCATCGCTGGACACCGGGTGACGCCTGTGCCTGGATTCGGCGGACATGGCCCCTTCCGCTTCCTCGACCGCCTGCGTCGAGGCGCTCGCATCTTCCTGCGAGTCGCCGGACGTACCACGGCGTACTCCGTCACAGGCAGCGAAGTCATCGCGCCGACGGACGCAGCGCCCCTTCAAGATGTCGGGCACGAACGTCTCGTGCTCACGACCTGCACCCCGCCGTTCACGGCGACGTACCGCCTCGTGGTCTTCGCGCAGCCTATGCGCTAGGCTAGGGGTGTGAAGATCGCCAACCGCACGTGGCTCATCTCGGACACGCACTTCGGCCACAAGAACATCATCAAGTTCCAGGCGCGGCCCGAGAGCCACGAGGTCATCATGCTCTCGAACTGGATCAAGTACGTGGGCGAGGAGGACGACATCCTCCATCTCGGAGACGTGTTCATGGGCAAGCAGGGCAACCCCGAGCGGTGGGCTGCCGTCGTCTCGCGCCTGCCCGGCCGCAAGTACCTGATCCTCGGCAACCATGACAAGCCCGAGAGCGACCTCTACGCCAAGGCGGGCTTCACCATCATCCCCGAGTTCATCCGCAAGGGCGTGGCCTTCACGCACCGGCCGATCTCCGTCGAGTTCCCCGGCCCGTCTCGCGGCTCGACCGGCATCGGCGTCGAGTGGTGGCACACGAACATCCACGGCCACACGCATCAGAACATCATGCGGCCCTCGAACGACCCGACCGAGCACGACGGCCATCTCATCCCCGGCAAGACGTACATCAACGTCTGCGTGGAGATCACGGACTACAAGCCCGTGCAGGTCGGCAACGTCTGCCCGCTCTCTTGACGGAACCTTCCCGAATCCAGTAGGATCACTCGTACGAGGGATTGCAGGCTTGGGGCTTCGGCCCGATGATGTGCTTGCAAGCGGATACGGGAAACTGGCCGGAAGGCGGAACTCCCCTCTATCACTTGTCTCCACCGCGAAGGAGCAGACTACGGTCGCGCGGATGAAGACTCACGAGACTTCCTCCAGTGCCCGCCACTGCGAGGTACCGTCCAGCACACCGTTGACTACACCCCTGACGGCTAACGACCACGACCCCGGCTAGCAGCGAAGACCGAGGGCGACCCCTGAACGAAGGGTGTACGAGGATGAGGCGTACGGGCGAGTGAAACAGTAAAGCGTCAGAGTCTCAAGCCGAGAGTAACCGGGAGTGCGCACGAACGGGTAGGGTAGGCGAGAGAGGACGGCGTGGCGGACACTTGAGGAAGTCTCGTAGGAATCAAGCGGGAGCCCGGCCAGCACGGACGTACGAGGTCGCACACCGATTGGAAGCGAGCCACTCAGGGCTTGCAGAGTTCCCTTCGACGTGTCACTAGTCGCGGCGCACGCGAGCCGTGGTGCTGCGCTCCCGCTTGGTGCATCGCTTTAGACCTCGATGGTAGGCGCGGAATGGCGCATCGCCTAGACGGTGTGGCGGAGTAACGCGGGAGGAAGGGGGCGTACGGCGAGCCCTCGACTAAAACCGTAGAGTGGTAGAGACGACGGAGCATCGGACTCTCTAGTCCACTCGCTTCAAGTCTGCCGCACACGACGCCCGCACCTACCACAGCACAGAGGGAGATGCGCTTGAGATCGAGCCGGGGGCTCCCGTGAGGGTGCTACACTCTCTCGCGGGGCCGACCTGGCTTCGACGGATAGGAACGGACGTGAGAAGGCAGCGGGTTGCGGCCTACCGCACCGGCCCGGAGGGCAACGTCAAGTGCGATCACCAAGCTGATCGTCGCGGCGAAGTCGTGGATCAAGGGCCTCGTGCCTGCGTCCCCGGCCTTCGCTCCCTCGTTCGCGTAGGGCACCACGCGAAGGACGGCTCGGAGAGACGAGCGGACTACGGAGCCGGAGAGACGGCTGCCCTGGTGGAGGGCACATGCCCCCAAGAAGCTGCTATCAACTTCCAGCGCACCACCTGTTCGGACGTGGGTTCGATTCCCACCGGCTCCATAGGGTTTCCGGTTCCTTCCCGGCTGACGCCGCCGGGGTGCAACCGGCACGCGGCGGGCGGGTAGCTCAAGAGGTAGAGCCCGAGGCATCGGAGGTTGCGGGTTCGAGGCCCGCTCCGCGCCGCCGCATCTTCACTCTTTCGGGTGATTCACAACACCTGTGAATATGGCCGATACTGTGAACATGACCACTTCACAGAACACCCACATCACTGTCGTCTCCGCGATTGCCTCGCGCATCCAGGAGGCCGCCCCACGCGGGCGACCGAGTGGAGCGGCTCCCTCCCGGCGATGAGCCCCGAGGACGCCTTCCGGTTCTTCAACCGCGTGACCGAGGCCGACGCCGACCGGCTTGAGGCCATCGGCTACCGGCTCCCGAGCATGAGCGTCGGTGACCTGCTCGTGATCGGCTCGGACACCTTCCAGTGCATGAGCGTCGGCTTCGTCAAGCGCCACCCCCCGAAGCCGTGCGGCTACTGCCGCCGCTGCGCGATCCACGACGACCCCGGCGGATGCCTGGAGGTCGCAGCGTGGGAGCGCGAGACGCTCTCCAACTACCGATGAGCTTGCGGGGCCGGTAGCCCCCTCCCCCGCCAAGACGGCCCCCGGTGCATCGAGTCCGGGGGCCGTAGTGGTTCTTAGGAGAAGTCGCCCTCCACGAGAAGCTCCTCCAACGCCTTCTCGGCGTCGTTGAGTTCAAGCTCGGGCTTGACTTCCTCCTCGTCCTTTTCAAGCTCGGGCTTGTGCTCGTGCTTGTGCTTGTCGCTCACGGCTTGTGCCTCGCCAGGTGCACCGCGAGCCCGAGAGCCCACGCCACGGCCAGCACTCTCGTGTGCCGACGCCGGGCGCTCCAGGCGCTCACGGTGGGCACCCGCTTGGTCGTAACTGCCACCGCCTCGTAGGTGCCGAGCACGGCTCCTGTGATGGCGTAGAACATGCGCTACGTCGAGGCGTAGAGGGACGCGACCGCGATGATGCGCTTCTTCTGCGTGGCGTCCGCGACCCCGGTGAGATCCTTCACGACTGCGACCCCGGCCGTGGTGAGCAGCGTCGTCAGGTGCGACGAGTCGAGCGTCACGCCATCCTTGTACGTGTGGGCGTCCACGTTGGTCGAGGAGCCGTCCACGTTCGACAACTGCGAGTCCGTGCCGTTGATGATCGTGTACGCGGCCATGTCAGGATTCTAGCGCCCTACGACGCCTGCGTCACGAGCCCGAGCGCCACGAGGGCGTCAACCACGTCCTGTGCGTTCGGGGTGGCCGATACGGTCGGTTGGTCGATGGCGTCGTTGCCGTAGAAGCCGACGCCGCGCCCGTTGACGCGGAGCTTCATGTTGGCGGGGTTGTCTCCTGCCGTGCCGCCGACGATGAACTCGCCACCGCCGCCGACCTCGACCACGATGTCCTCGTCCGTGGCGTGAATCCAGACGGTGCCGTCTCCCTTGACCTGGATCTCTCCACCGCTCGGGTCAACGAGGGCGACACCGCTGCCTCCGGCGGACTGGAGCGTCACGGCACCATTCTCGTCCGAGAACCGAAGCTCGCCTCCGTGGACACCCTCCAGGATTCCGGCAGACGGGTTGGAGATGCCGTTGAGCGATCCGCCGCCGCCTTCACCGGCAGGCCCCGGCACGCCGAGCACCACGATCCCTTCGGGGAAGGGAGCGCCGACCGGCGGGGAGAACTCGTCTGCTCCGGGCGGGAGCGGCACTACAGAACCTCGGAGAACCGGACGTAGAAGTCCTGCTCGGGCTCGACACGCTGATCGCTCGCCCACCCGTAGTACCACTGGCCGGACTCGTTGACGACGAACTCGAAGCTGTACGTCGTCACACCCTCGCCGTCCACGGAGGAGAGCGCCGTCCCGTAGCGGCCGACCTCGCCCTGCGGTGTGCGCAGCATGAGGTAGACGGTCGTGTCGGTGTCCGGGAAGTCCTGCGAGAGCGTCACGGTTGCGCCGTTGTCGTAGTTCGTCTGCGTGCGAGTCGCCCACAACTGGAGGCCCGACGTGATGGCGATGGGCGAGTCACCACGCACGATGGTGAGCGTGTCGCCCTCGACCTCCGTGACCGTGACCTCCTCGGCGTTCACGCCGATGGTGGGGATGGTCTGGAGCGGGAAGACGAGGCCGGTGAACGGAGTCGCCGGGTAGCGGTCGCCCGTGTCGTCCAGGACGGTGAGCGACGTGCCAGCGACCGGATCGGCAGGCGGAGTCTTGATGAGCGTGACCGGAGCGTAGCCCATTAGATCACGCTGGAGAGTTCGTAGGCGGAGAACGTGAGGCACGTGCCTTCATCGCCGTACACCCCGTCGGGATCGACCTCGAAGTAGACCGAGAGGTCGGGCTGCGAGTACCACTTCTTCGGGAACGGGCCGAAGTGCACGGCCGAGCCGGGATCGACCTCGATCTCCTTGTCCGGGATCACGATGTCGTCCACCGCGTCCACCGAGACGACCGCGCCGACGGTGATCGGCAGCGAGCCGGGGTTGTCGATCTCCAGCCACGTGTAGCCGCCGTTGTCCGCGAAGTACATGCCGTTGGTCGGATCGCCGTTCACGGCGTCGTACGGCTCGTAGGCTACGCGGTTGACCGCGTAGACGGGGATCTCAGTCCGGCTCACGTCTAGGAGTCTATCGGGCCGACGATCTCGACGGCAGTCTCCAGCGGGCACCCCTGCCCCCGGAGGCGCTCGAACAGCGAGAGATCCACGTGCCGGTTCCCGGCGAACTCCAGCGCCCGCGCGAGGTCGAGCCCGGCCTTCTGGAAGCGGTCGAGCCGGTCGGCGTCGGTGCGGGACTCGACGGCAGGCATGGCGCTATTCGCCCGCTGAGCGTCGAGGTAGCGATCCTCCCACCCGTCCTCCGCCTCGATGTGCACGCGGAACTGCGTGTTGCGCCCGCAGCCGGGGCACTTCTTGAACTCCTCGCCCTTCGGCCACCGGACGGAGCAGCGGTCGCACACCCTGGCCGACATGGCGGGAGCCTAGTGGACGATGAGAGCGATGTTGGTGGCGAGCGTAGCGAGCGCCACGATGGCGGTGTAGACGACGGCCTTGTTCGCCTTCATCGTCCACCGGCTGACGACCTGCTCTCCGACGACGCGGAGGATTCCGGCCTTGAAGCCGTCCGTGAACTCGCCCCGATTGATCGCGGCGATGTGGTCGTGCACCGGCTTGAGTCTCTTGTCGAGTTCCATGAAGAACTCGTTGCGATCCTCAGCGCGGGCCGCGCGGATCTCCGCGCGGAGAAGACTCACTGTGAGGTTCTCGTCTCCCGGAGCCATGCCACTAGGCGGTCTTCTGAACCTTGTAGCCCATCGACTTGAGCGCCTCGCTCGTCCCGCGCACCTTCATCGCGCGACCGCCGAGGGAGTAGCCGTCGATGCCCTTCGGGCGGGACTTCTCCACGTCCCAATACTCCTCGTCCCACACGACCCCGAGGTAGACGGTGCCCGCAGGCATCTCGACCTCGTGCTCCTCGCCTGCGGCGTTGCGCACCTTGATCGTGTGCTCGTACGGCCACGCCAGGCACTCGACCCACTCGCCGCACTGGATGTCTCCGAGGTCGCCGTGCTGGAGGTTGATGCGCCGACCATTTTCGGCCGAGTCGCGCACGAAGTCGTGGACGGACTTCTGCAACTCGTCCGCCTCGATCCACTCCTTGTGGGCGTCCTCGCGCATCGGAGCGTACAACGGGCCGAGCGTGTAGCGCATCGCGCTGTTCGCCTTCTCGACCGTGTACGCGAGCGCGGACTTCTCGGTGGGCTCGTCACCCTTCTCGTTGGCCGGAGCCTCGCGCTCGGCGTCCCCGACGGCGATGAGCTTGCCGAGCGCCTCATGCGCCGTCTTCATCGCCTCCAGGTGCTTCGAGGAGAACTTGCGCCCGGCCTTGAGCGTGGCGACGTACTGCTCCTCGACCTTGACCCACTTGTCCTTCGGCGCGGCGCAGGGCTCGCCCTCGGCGTTGACCGTGATCGGGACGACGTAGTGTTCGGACTGGCCGCTGCCCCATCCGCAGACGAGGGCCTTGGTGCCGTCGCGCGAGATGTCCTCGACGTAGAAGCTGTAGGTGCCGCCGATCTCGGCGTAGGGGCCGGAGCCGGACGAGTCGCGCGGAAGCGAAGCCTGGATGTCGTCGCGCCAGTCGTTGAGGCCGTCCTCGCCGTTCCAGACGACGGTGCCAGCCGCAGCCTCCTTGATGACCTCGGCCACCTGGAGCGCAGCCTCGCCCTCGATCTCCTCTCCGCGCTCGATGCCGTCGTTCACAGCCTTGGTGAACGCGATTGCCTGTGCGTCGGCGTCGTCTGCGGAGAAGCGGAAGACGGTGCCTTCCGGGCCGAAGTGGTAGGCGCAGGGCTGCCCGTCCTCGTTGAGGAGCATCATCACCTTCATGCCCCGATTCTAGCCGAAGCGGGCCGAGTTGAACGCCTGGTACACTTCCGGCATGGGACTGGACGCAGAGAGTCAAGACCTCACGGCCCGTATCCAGGCCAAGCGCAGGGCACTCGTGCTTGCGGGCGAGGTAGACCCGCACAAGCCCGGAGAGCGTGTGATCCACGGCAGGCAGCCGGGCGCGGCCGACAATCTCGAAGGCGTCGGTGTGGGCCGGTCGGCACAAGCTGCCGAAGCTCGCGGCCGTCGCTCCTTCCGGGGATCGGCCGAGGCGGCGGGCGTGGTGGTCGAGATGGACTACACGGACTACACCGGCACGCAGCCGGGCACCCGCGAAGCCGCCGACGCCGACGAGCCCTTCGAGGTCGGTGATGAGGCCGAGGCAGAGGCCGAGGACGAGTTCGACCTCGGGGAGGAGTTGGTCGAGAAGGACTACGGCCCGAAGCTTGAGACGTTCGACCCCTCCGTGGTCGAGGGGCTCGACACCGAGGCCCTGGAGGCCCTGATCGCGGCCGTGGCTCGGGACATGCACGAGCAGCACGCCGAAGTCCTGGAGCGGCTCGACGGGCTCGCACGCGGGCTCGTGGTGCTCGCGGAGCACATGGGCCAGGGCTTCGAGCGCCTCGACTTCCCGCGCTACATCGTAGAGCCCGCACAGAAGCCGGAGCCCGTAGAGAGCCCCGGCTTCTGGAAGCGCCTGTTCGGCTAGCGCATCTCGACCATGAGCGTGAGCACCGCGTCCGAGACGCTGGAGTTCGGCTCGGGCTCCCACTTGCTCCACTTGAGGGTCGCCTGCCGGTAGTACCGGCGCTCGATGCCGACGCCCTGCGTGAAGCGGTACTGCCACTCACGCGAGCCGGTGCGGACGTGGACGTAGATCGGAAGTTCGTCGCCCATCTCAGTTCTCCTTCCAGTCGAAGACGATGACGATGCCCTCGCACCACCGCGTGTGCGGCTCGATGCGGAGCATCTTGGTCTTGGTGCGCATGTACTCGATGGCCCGCACGGAGTCCTCGGACTCCACGATGATGCGGCCAGGGTTGGACATCTCCGGCCCGGAGCCGAGCACTGCACCGGGGCAGTCGTTGAACAACGCTTGGAACCGGCTGCGCTTCATGTCAGACTCCTTCCGGCTCGCTCAAGTCGAGAGCGAACCACTTGTCGTTGAGGCCCTGGACGATGAGCCCGCGCCGCTCGCACAGCGTGGCGAGCGAGGAGAGGCCCTGTGCTGCCGTGGTGCCGTTCGGCCAGTAGTACCAGCCGCCCGAGCCCTGCACGCCCGTGCGCTCCATGAGCGGGGCCTTGCCCTGCGACCGGCGGAACTTGTCCCGATCCTTGTCCCACGATGCGCGGAACGTCGGCGCGAACAGGCTCCACGCCTTGCGAGCCGCCTTCTCCTTGCCGGTGTACTCGTTGCCCCACCCCGACCCCTTGGAGTCGGCGTAGCCGCGCGAGCCCTTGAGCACGGGCCTGCGGTGCAGGAACGAGAGCCGGGCCGAGATGTAGCCGGGATCGTCCGTCGAGCGAACCTCCAGGTGCTTGACGTGCGGCATGAGCCCGGCGAGCCGAAGCAGGTCGAGCCGCTGCCACTCTCGCTGTGCCTCGCGCCAGCCGAGGGCGTCCGACACGCGGACTCGCTCGTGTTGGTGCGTGGTGGCGAAGACTGCGTGTGTCGTCTCGTCGTTCACGAGAGTGCTCCTTCCTTCGCCCGCACGATGAGGATGAGCTTGCGGGCGGTGGCGATGTTGGCCTGCTCGTCCGACTGGAGGGGCGTCGTGTAGCACTGCCCCGAGGGGGAGAGCAGGAGAGCGGTGGTCGGGCAGAGGTCGGACGAGGCGTTCTCGAACTCGCACACGTACTCGCCGTCGCCGTACATCTTGCCGCCGAGGTTGTTCACGGTCGGTGCCATTAGATCCTCCCGAGGCGAGGGTCGATCTCCTCGCCCCACATGGTCGGGGCCTCGACGGAGTTCCGCACGTCCTTCGCGGTGGCCTCCGCCTGCGCCAGCCGCGCACCCTCGCACACGTCGTTGAACGTGCGCTCGCTCATGACGAACAGGGTGCCGTTGACGCGGATTGTGTTGATCGGTGTGTAGCTCATGTCCCAAGTATCGGCCGTCTGCGCCAAGAGTGCATCACCCGATAGGGTGATATTGTGGACATCCGCCTTCCGATCAACTGCCCCGACTGCAACCGGCGTAAGAAGGAGGCGCTCGCGGAGAGACTCCCTGGCATGACAGACAACTACACAGTGCGGTTCCTCCGCGACGACATGACGTGCAAGACGGTGACGGGCCTCCCGAGCTACCGTGGTGCCGTCGTCCTCGCGCAGGAGCTTGTCGGAGGCAGGATCGTCTCCTCGCAGGTGCGCCGGTCGCGGGACGGGAAGCTGCTCGCGCAGTTCCTCGACCCCACCATCGAGGGCATCATGGACGACTTCTTCGCCTTCGCTGCCGCCGTCCACGAGCCCGAATAGCGAAGGGCTCCCGCCGGGGAGCCCTTCTCGGTGGCCGGGGAGATCGGCCTGTTGACTCCCACACGGTCGTATCGCCTAGCCGTGCGTGCGCGGGGGGGCGGGCCTACGCCACGCCCCACGTCTTGACGGTGCGGCCCGTCGTCTTGTCGGTCTTGGTGCCGACCGCGACGACCTTGCCCGCACGCTTGAGCGTCGAGCGGATCGTGTCCGCGAACGTGATCCCGGTGGCCTCGATCAACTCCGCGTCCGTGAAGCCCGTCTTGCGACGAGCCAGGGTCGTGAGCACGATCTCCGCCTGCGTCTTCTTCGCCTTCGCCATGTAGTTTGTCCCTCCCTTCCTCAGTCCAAGTTGTGACCCATCAAGAGTAGCATTTCACCCTTCCGAGGGATGCCCTCTTACCCTGGGAGGCCGATACTTAGGACATGACCAAGGCACTCCTCCTCTCCCTCGCAGCCGCCCTCACCGCGTGCGCCGAGGCAGTCTTGGAGACGATCACCACGCCGACGCCGGGCTTCGGCCACGGCCACGTCGCGGATGTCGTCGCCGCCGTCACCTGGATCACCACCAACGTCCACATCTTCTAGGAGCCACCGTGAACACTGACCGCTACGGACGCCTCTCCCCCGTCACCACTGGCGTGTGGGAGCGCATCGCTCGGAAGCACTACCAGCACATCTCCGGCATCGAGGTCATCTACCGCTGCAACGCTTGGGCGTGGGAGATCATCGGTGGCCCGGAGGACGGTCGCCGGTACACCGGCCTGGCAGTCGCGCAGCACGCCGCGACGAGGCACTTCTCGCGCTAACGCTTAGCGCGACGAAGTGCCCGGCCGCGTTGCCGACCTGATCGTCCGGGAAGTTGACCTCGTGCGTGTCCCCGATGAGGTCGAGGATGCGCTCGGTCGCGCCGAAGAACTCCTCCGCGCCGACGGAGGCTCCGTCCCACCCGTGATACTCGCCCACGAGGACGGGAATCTCCTTGGCGATGGGCTCGGCCAGCGCCGACCACTCGCCGCCCTCGCAGTCGAGCTTGACGAGGTAGGGAGTCACGCCGACGAGCCGCGCGATGTCTTCGAGCGTGTACCGCTTGACTGCGAGCGTCCTGCTCGGGACGTAGCCCTCGCGCTCCAGGCCGAGCCCGGTGTTCCCGATGAACGAGTGCACCGCGCCCGTCTCCTCGCCCCACAGGCCCTCGCCCGTCCAGCCGTAGGAGATCATGTCGGTGCCGACGGCCCCGGCGAGCACCTGGACTCCGAAGCCGTTGAGCATCGCGTTCGCGCGGATGATCTCGACGTTCTCGGGCACCGGCTCGACGGCCACGGCGTACGCACCGAGGTAGGTCGCCAGGATCGCCACGCCGCCGATGTGCGCCCCGATGTCGAAGACGAGCTTGCCCTTGAGCCCGTAGCCCTGGAGCCCGTACTCGTCCTCCTGTGCGCACGCGATGGCGGAGTTGTGGTCGGACGTGCCGGGCCGCGTCCAGAAGCGCAGGCCGTTCTTGAGCGTGATCTCACGCATCGAGATCCGCCACGAGCCGGAGTGCGCCCACGGACTTGCGCGGGGCCTCGTAGACCTTGCCGCCGTACGCGGCGATGAGGGCGTCCCGGACGATCTCCGCCCGCCCGAGCGAGTACACCTTGGCGATGACGAGCCTCGTGGACATGCGCCCGTTGTCGAGCGGCTCGCGGTAGCTGACCTCGAACCACCCCGTCTCCAGGTCGCGGATGTGCCACTCCTTCGGGTCGCCGGGGCGTGCGTCGTACGTCACAGCGGGGCGTCCGGCGTCCAGGTGAACTCACCCTTGAAGCGGGCGAGCGGTCGGAAGTAGAGCGTGGTCGCGTCGATGCCCGCCCGAAGCTCGTCGCCGTCCTGCTCACGCAGGATCTCCGCCGCCTCGCTGAGCGCCGCTGAGGCGATCCGGTCGAGAGACTCCGACTCTCCTGTGAGTTCCAACTTGAAGTATGCCACGAGCCGCACCTTAGCAGGCGCGGAGCTAGCCGTCCAGCGTCCGGTTTTCAGGACAATCCAGGCGGGGGCACCCGCCGCCGCCTTCGATGTCCGGTTTTCAGGACAACTTGTGCCGGTGCGAGTGGTGCTTGCGGCAGGCGGGGTGGTGGTGCTCGGGGTCGATGTGGCCGAGCCACGGGCACCCCTTGACGTAGCAGTTCTTGTGCCGGTACGCCGCGATGACGCAGCCGAGCAGCGTGATCTCCCCGATGTCGGAGAGGATGCCCGACCACGCCCAATAGCCGCCGCACGGCGTGCGAAGCTGACCGGGGTGGAGGTACTGCGCCCACCACGCCAGGTGCGGGAAGTGGCACATGGCCGCGAGCATGGCCTACGTGGTGGAGTAGTCGCCCGAGAGCCACATGCGCTTCTCGGCCTGCCGACGGCGCAGGAGGCCGGGGAGCACCTGGCCCCCGGCGTGGCAATAGAGCAGGAAGGCTTCGGCCGCGCCCTCGCGCCCCGGACGCCGCAGGTCGTAGCCGAGCGTCGAGTTGGGGTAGAGGACGCCCGTGCCGCAGTTGAACGCGATGCTCACGAGAGCGTCGAAGCGGGCCTGGTTCTTGATCCGGGGCGTGATCGTACGGATGTACGCTGCGCAGTGCTCCGCGTCTGCCTGGAGCAGCTTGAGAGCCTGCGCACGCGAGAGCCCGTTCGGGTACTTTGCCCTATCCGCCGCCGTGACCGGCCCGATGTGGAGCAGGTGCCCGTACCCGATGGTCGCGTTGTTCACCGCGTCGTTGTAGGGGAACTGCCGGTACCCCTCGAACGCACCGATGAACTCCGCGCCCTTCGTACTCAGGTGGGCGGGGAGGCGGAGGCTCATGCCTGAGAGTCTAGCAGGAACCCTCTTGACGGAAAGTTGGTATGTCCGTTAGCATGGCCCGATGCACACACTCACAATGCTCGTGACGGCCTACTGCCTCGCAGGCACGACGGCCCTCGGTACGCACGTGAAGCACGGCACGGTCGCGGTCGATCCGCGTGTCGTGCCCATGCGCTCGCACCTACGCATCCCCGGCTACGGCCGTGGGACGGCCCTCGACACCGGCTCCGCCGTGAAGGGGCTCCACATCGACCTGTGGATGTCCTCGTGCTGGAGAGCCCGGCAGTGGGGAGCCCGGCGCTTGCAGGTGCGGGTGTACTAGACCCGTACGACGCCGAGCACGCGGCCACCGCTCTCGGCCGCTGCCTCGGTGCCGTGATGGACGGCGATGGCGAGGGACATCACGCAGTCCTGCGCGATGCCCTCGTCCGCCAGCTTGTAGTAGCGCATCTCGGCGTCGAGTTCGGCGCACTCGTCGGCGTTCCACTTGATCGTGCCCGCCGAGACGCCGAACTTCAACTCGCTGATGATCTTGGGCTTGGACTGATTGGTGGTCGTGAAGCCGATGAGCCGCTCCTCGGGGATCTGAACGAACGAGCGTACCGCCGCGCCTGCGGAGTTGTCCTCGATCACGTTGAGTCCGGTGTACTTCTCGTCCAGCCACTCGATCCGCTTGGCCGTGATGGGGTAGCCCTCGCCCTGGAAGACAACCTGCTCCACCACGTCCCACACTTCCTCGGTCACGTCGAGCACGGTGCCCACGACCTTATCCGGCTTGCGGCCCTTCGTCGCCGCGTCTTTCGGGCCTGCGATGTCCCACGCCTTGACGTACTTGCGCTTGCGCAGCCGCCCGGTGCGCTTGTCGAGGTACATCGCCACGCCCTTCTCGCGCGGGCAGCCAAGCTGCGCGAGCCCGCGAGCGTACTCGCTCGCGTGGTCGATCTCGTAGCTCGTGAAGAACGTGTCGCCCGCGCCCGCGAGCGCATCCTTGGATGTCTCGGGGTACTCGTGACGGAACCGGGCGTCGTCGGCAAGCTCAGCCCGCTTCTTGGCGAGGAACTCCTCGGTGTACTCGGGCCGTGAGCCCTTCGCGCCGATGAACGCCGCGAGCAACTGGCCGGTGCCAGCCTCGCAGTTGCGCCAGGTGTCCGCGTAGAAGCCGTTGGGGCCGACGCCGGTCGTGAGGATGTGGCACGTGCCGCCGTGCTTCGAGATGGTCGGCTCGGCAGCGGCCCACACGTTCTTCGGAAGCTCGGGCGAGGTCTTCATCATCGCGGCCCACTCCTCAAGATGCAGGTGCGAGCACGTCTTGCCGCGCCCCGGCTCCTTCGCTGCGTAGGCGTGCGCTGTGCGCCGGTCGCCCTCGCCGCCGTCGAGCGTGTACGCGAGCGCCGTGTCCTCGAACTCCGGGAGCAGCATCTCCTCCGGCAGCGCCTTGAGCCCTGCCTTGAGCGGCTTGAGGAGGTCGTTCTTGGAGTCGTCGCCGGTACGAGCCACGAGATGCACGCGAGCGTTCACGGTGCGGAAGCGCATGACCCACCCGTCGTAGGCGATGGCGATGGTCGTCTCGCCAAGCTGACGGGCCTTGAGGAAGTAGATCCAGTCGCTCTCCCGGCACATGAGCACGAAGTGCTCCTGGCCCCGCCAGAGGTTCTCCCCGAGCAGCTTGATCTTGCCGTTGTCTTGGTCGAGGAAGTGCCACACCCGGAGAAACTCGCGGAAGCCGTAGACGGGGTGTGCGCACCGGATGAAGCGCAGGCCCTTCTCCCCGAGCTTGTAGCCGAGCGGGGGCTCCACGCCGTCCTCGTCGCCCGGCCGCATCATCGCCTCGGCCTCGCCCATGTCGCCGGGCCTGCACGAGCCTGCGAGGGTGCGGAGCCCGGCGTCCGAGATCGCGTGTCCCTCGGTCGGATCGTCCGGCAGCCTCGCGTGGTCGAGATCAACCCACCACTCGTACGCCTGCTCGTCCGTCCAGGCGATGTGGATGCGGGACTGCGGAAGCCCCTCGTAAGCGCCGAGCACGAGCCCGTCGTACCGCACGTACAGGTGCGCGAGCATTAGCCCTCGGTGCGGAAGGTGAGCGTGACCTCGGCGGAGACGAGATCGTCCTCGGTGAAGATGACCGGCGCGGCTTCGTCGGGGATGCTCGGGTGCGGGAAGCGTAAGACTACGCCCGGCAGCATCCCGGTGTCGTCGTCGTCGTCGTCCACAGCGTCGAGCCTCTCGGGGTTGCGTGCGTACAACTCCGCGCCCTTGGCCCGCTTGGCGAGGTCGGGGTTGCCGTCCTTGTCCACCGCCGTGAGGAGATCGCGCACAGCCTGCGCCGCCTCGACGCCCATCGACGTGCGGTGCCGCTGCTTGATGTCGTCCGCGAGCTTGCGGTACTCGGGCTCCACCAAGATCCGCTCGACGGACTTCTCGGAGACGTTGCAAGCGCCGCCCGCTTCGACATGCGAGAGCCCCATGCCGATCAACTCGGCCACCCGCGTCTTGACGTGCGGCGTGAGGGGGCTGCCCTTGACGTGGCGTGTGTTCGCCGGAGGCATGTCCAGAGTCTAGCAGGCGAACACCCGTTCGCATCAGAAGAAGGCGCAGCGGGCTCCCCCTGGACAGAGAGCCCGCGCTGCCTTCACCCGATGCAACCCGTGACCGGCGGGCTGCGAACGCACAGTAGCACCGGCCGCGCGAGCTTGCAAGTTGGAAAGGAAAGGCCGGGCCGCACTAGGCCCGGCCTCCGGTGTCAGGTGCTCAGTCAAGCCTCGGCCCGAGCGTCCTCGGACAATCCAGCCTCGCCCTACGGAGATCCCTCTCCGCGTCGATGGCCCCCGGATAAAGGGGCCGCGCGCCCTGACCCGAGGAGTGTAGCAGGACTAGCCGAGTTCGAGCGCCGAGGTCGTCCACGAACCGCCTGCGAAGCCCGAGCCGAGGCCCGACGCGTTCGAGAGAGCGCCTCCGAGGTCGAGGTCGGCGCTCATTTAGCTCGCCTGCGCTACGTGGGTGAACTGGCCGTTGAAGCGGGCCTGCAACTGCGCCCACGTGTCCCCGATGGGGGTCTGACCTGTGACCGAGTTCACCCAATCAATCGAGGCCGCGCCCCACACCTGCTCGATGTACTTCGAGTAGAACGCCCACGTGATCGGGATGACCTTGCCCCACGAGACGACGTAGAGCGCCTGCGGGCTGTAGCCGATGGCGTACACGTCGTGGGAGCCGAAGCCGCCCGGCTTGGCGTCTGCGCCGGAGACGAGCCGCCACGACCGCTGCTTCGTGATCGAGTCCGGCAGGTTGAGCGCCATGACCGCGCCGCCGAGGAAGTAGATGGCCTGCTTGACCGAATCCGGGGTGGTCGAGATGGCGTCGGCGTAGATCCGGTGGTAGCCCTGCGTGCCGATGCCGTTGGTCGAGATGTACGAGGCCACGTCCGAGTTGAAGCGGCCCTCCTTCGGCCCGATCTTGTAGTTCGGGGTGTTCCGGTAGATCCGCATGGCGTCGGCGTAGGCCGGGCTCCACTGCGTGTTGATGATGTTCGGGAAGTTCGCCGCCCACCACGTGACGATTGTGTCGCCCTCGCCGCCGAGGCTGTACTGAGAGATCCACGAGGAGATGTCCGACTGGAGCGGAACGTGTGCGCCGCCGGAGCCGGTGACCGTGAAGCTGCGCGGCCCGTGCTGATCGAGGCCCGCAGGCAGCGAGGCCGGATCGTAGTGGACGCCGTAGGTGTAGAACGCCTGCGCCTGCGCCTGATGGAGCCACGCGGCCACCACACAGTCGCCGTAGTAGTTGTTGCCGAGCGCGGTGAGCTTCATCGCCGCGTTGGCGAGCGTCCACCGCTCCGGCACCGAGCCTGCGCTGCGCGACGTGAGCGTGCGCTTCGGGTTGCCGATGTGGCCCGTCTGTCTGCGATCCGCGAAGGCCATGATCTACGCTCCCGGCACCGCTACGACTTCGACGCCGCCCGCTGAGTGGTCGATGCTGCCCGCAAGACTGTAGTCGGCCATCTGGAACAGGAGCCACGAGCCGTGATCCTCGTAGACGTAGGTCGAGGTCACGCCGACACCGGACGTGTCGTTCGTGCCGTGCACCGGCCCCCACGCCCATATCCCATCGTTGCCGGACATGCCCTCGCCGTGCCCGGGGTCTGTCTCGCCGTAGTTGATGTTCCCGAGCAGGTTCGCCGTCTGATCGTTGCCGTCCACGTCGTGCACCGAAATCGCAATCTGAATCGTCACGAGGTTGTTGGCGTTGTCAGCGAGAGCGTCCTCCGCGATGGAGAAGCGGATCTTGCCGTTGCCCGGATCGCTCATCGCCGTGCTCGGGTCGTACGTCCAGTTCGACGGAAGGTTCGCGTTCGGGTCGGCGTGCGTCAGGAACAGGTTGTCTCCGAGGGTCGAGTCGCCGTTCGAGCCCGACGCCGTGAAGATGGCGGACATGCCGACCCACTGATCGCTCGTGCCCGACGCGGAAAGCGTGCCCGAGCCGTCCGGCGTGTTCGGATCGTCAGGAATCCAGTAGACCTTGTGCCAGTCCGAGAACGTGAAGGTGTCCGCCTCCGATGCCGTGATCTCATCGGTGAGCGTCCACACGAAGGCGTTGGGGGTGGCCCCGATGTCTGCGATGACCGCATCGCCCGGATCGTCGTTCGTATCCCACCGGGAGATGAGCACGGTGTTCGAGGTCGAGCCGTCGAGCGTGAGGTCGGCAAACAAGCCGCCGCCCTGGTTGACCACGAGTGTGCTGTGCGGAAGGCTGCCGTTCTCCGCGAGCGCCCCGAGCGTGAAGTCCGCCCACGGCCCGCCTGCGCCTGTGATCGCCGTCGGCGTCCAGAGGCCGGTCTGATAGATGACCTGCTCCTGGTTGTCGTTGGTCGTGTAGTTGGGGTCGGGCTCCAGGACGGGGTTCGCAGGGTCGCTCGTGTCGAGCACGACCGCCTCACCCGGCAGCGTCGAGAAGAACGCGATGCTGTTGACCGTGCCGAGATAGCCCCACAGGTTACTCGTGAGCGGCCCGATGTTCGTGTCCGTCGGCCAGTTGGTCGCCATCACGTTCGGGTCGGCGTTCGCGTCGTCCTGTGTCGGGAAGATGAACTCGTTGTCGTAGAGCCACGGCGTATCCGTGACCCAGGCATCCGCGAGGTCGAAGTCCGGCCACGTGAGATCCGCGATGCCCGTGGGGTCGGGGATGTACGGGATCGCAACGCCGATGTGGGCCGCGCCCGGAACACCGGACGTGCCGCCCTGGATCTTCTCCACGATCAACTCGACCGCCCACCACAGCGCCGACGGCAGCACCTTGTCGCCGTCATCGAACGAGAACGTGAAGGTGTCCGTGTAGGCGTTGTCCGGGGTAGGTGTCGTCGGCGTGTTGTCCGGGTTGGTGGGGTCGGGCGGGTCGGGCACGTTGTTCGTCCACGGCTCCGGCCCGTTGATGGTGAGCGTCGAGTAGTCGGTGGTCGTGGTCGCCGGAGCACCCGTGATCGGGTTGCCGGGATGCACCGTGAAGCCCTGGTCGATGTAGTGCACCGGGGTCGCCGTGCCGTCGCCCGCCACATCGACGCCGATGCCCGGCTCCGTGACGAAGATGTAGATTTTCGTGATCGACTCGTCCGGGTTGAGGACGGAGATCATCGAGACGTACCCGGCGTACGGAGCAACGGCGTCCGCCTGCGACGGCTTCGTCCAGGCGATGATGTTGTTCGCGTAGTCGATGGCGCAGTTGCCGAAGCTGTAGTTGCCGGAGTCGCCCGCCGCGAGCATGGAGTAGGTGCCTGCGGTGAAGCCATCGGCGTTGGACGAGGAGATCCAACCGATGAGGACTGCCTCGCTCGCGGGGTAGGTCGGCCCCGCCTGGCTCGGGAGGAGATCCCCGATGACGTTGTAGAGGTACGGGGCGTCCGCCGCGAGCGTGCCCATCGCGTAGACCGGGCTGCCCTGCACCGCGATGCTCTCGCCTGTGGCCGGATCGGTGGTCGCCGGAGGCGGGAACTCCAGGCCGGGGCCTGCGATGGGCTCGCCGGTCGCGCCCGAAGCGCCGAGGCCGGGCTCGGTCGAGTAGACCGGCACGAGCGTGACGGTGCCGTCCTCGTTGGCGACGGAGACTGTACCCACGTACACGATCTGATCCGCCGTGTAGTTGTACGCGGCGTATCCGACGGCATGACCGTCCACCCATCCGAGATCGCCCGTGACGTAGGCGTCCTGGATCGCACGGTCGTAGCGGCCCACCGGGCTGACCTCCGGCGGAGGGAACGCCTGGTAGCCGGGGTCGGCCACGAGGTCGTCGTTGCCGTCGGTGACGACGTAGCTCAGCATGATGACCGCGCCTGCGGGCACCGTGCCGCCGTAGGTGTCGTAGAGCGTCGAGATCGCGCTGTTCACCGCGTCGGTGCCGGACTGCGGAAGCATGAGATGGCTCTCCACGAAGGGAGAGCTTGTCGGGGGCTGACCGGGCGGTGCCGGGGCCTCGACCTGCTTGCCGATGCCCGCGAAGCCTTGCGCCTGCGGACGGCCGTCGATGCGCTTGCCGCCGAGCGGCGTGTGGACGAGCGCGGCCTTCGCGGCTTCGAGTTCGGCCTGGCCCGCGTCGGAGCCGCCCCACGTATAGCCGGGGACGTTGCCCTCCTCGCCGGAGATGCCGCCGCCGGGGATCGGCGGGAGATCGTACTCGTTGCTCACGTCTCCGAGTCTATCGCGCAACCACTCGAACGGGGGATTGCCCCGTCCGGGCTAGCCGCCGATACTTGGGGCATAGGGAGAGATTCCCACCGGGAGCAAGAGCAAGTTTCTGTGGCTCACCCGCCACACCCCGGAGGTCGAGTCTCTCCCTTCCTCATGCTCCGGCTAGGAGTCGTCGGCGCAGTCGCAGTCCTGGATGCGCTCGCCGCACATGCCGCAGAGGCGGAAGGTGTTGTCGGCCGCGAGCGTCATCCACGGAGGGATCACGTCGGGGCAGCGAACCTGATCGGGCCGCAGAGGCCCGCCCGCGAGAGGATGGTCGGACACGGCCTCAGCGTACCACGACCGCCGTGCGCACGCGGGCAACGACCTCGCCGTCCTTGTGCTCCGGCGTCACCACTCGCCCGAGCGCCGAGAGCCTACCGTACTCGCGGGTCGTCAGGTAGATCCGCTCCCGGCAGCGCCTCGACGTGCACTCGCACGCCCAATCGCGCAGTGCGCTCACACCTGCTCCGCCCGCATAAGCTCAAGCTCGTCGCCGTTGTAGCCGTAGACGCCGACCTGGATGCCGGGGATAGCGTAGTGCTCGACCGCCACCGCGACCTCCCACTTCTCGCGGATCGCCTCGGGGAGTTCCTCCTTCGGCACGACCACTCCGATGCGGCCCTCCTGGAAGCCGTCCAGGATGCGAACGTGCACGACGGTCGTCATGCGAGCCACTCAGGAAGGAGCGTCGGCTCGGGCAGCTTCGGCACAGGCGGGAAGCCGTCGTCCAGGTACGACGCCTTGACGACGCCACGCGGCTCGATGAACTCCACGGTCGCTCCCTTGCCGAGCACGAGAGGGGGCGTAGCGAAGCCGTCGATGATCGCCGCCTCAAGCGCCTTCTGCGCCTCGCGGAACTCGGCATCCGTCAACGGCTCCGGCGCGATGAGGCTCGACATCCAGCGCAGGTACGGGTCATTCACAGCCGAGGCGATCCCGCGCCGGAGATGGTGCAACTCAAGGACGGGCGAGTGGTTCCGCGCGAGCGGCGCTTCGATAGGGCGACCGGGCCGACTGGCCCTACCGGCCCTGTGGCGACCGGCCCTGTGCGCACGGCCGGTGTGCGCATCGGCGTACGCCACGGCCTCGGGGTAGTTCTCCTCCAGGAACTCGTAGTGGAGGTCGAACTGCCGGTGCCACTCCTCAAGCTCGGCCACCCGTGCATGATGCTGCTTGACCTCCTTCTGCCGCCGCTCGGGAAGCTCGACTCGCACGAAGCCTACGCCCACGCTGAGCAGAAGGGCTCCAAGCAGAAGCCCGAACGGCCACGATACCGTCCAGACGGTCACGTCGATGAAGACGGAGAGGGCAGCCACGATTCCGGCCCCGAGCCAGTCCCGCTTTCTCAGCCTCACTCCTCGACCTCGCGCGGGTTGTCGGCCTCGGCCTCGATGAGCGCAATCGGCACGCTCAGTCCGTTGGCGAGCGCATACGCCCGCACTTTGTCCGAGAGCAGCCACGTGTCGCGGCTAAAGTCGCCGCTTCGTTCGTAGATGACCGCGAGGCGGGCCTCGGTGTACCCGTCGAGAAGCTGTTGGTGCGTCACCTGCCGCTGACCGCCGCGAGCAGAAGGACGAACGCGACGAAGCCGAAGATGCCGCCGAAGTACGTGCACGCGATCCCGAGCGCCGCGATGGCGATGAGGAACACGACCACGAAGATGTCTGAGAGGATGTTCTTCATGGCCGCAGCCTAGTCGGCACGCTTCGGCCCGTCAAGGGCCTTGATGAGGTCGCGGAAGCAGCGAGCCCGGAAGCCCGCCTCGCTCTCGCCCTCCTCGGGTGTGCGGAAGATCGACGCCGCGCCGTACACGTCGTCCCCGATGCGCAGCGTGGCCTCCCGCGTCTCGCCGTTGGCGCAGCGTGAGATTTTCACGCTGACCGGGAACTCGCCGTAGGCGTTCATGCGTGCGTCACGAGGATGGTCACGATCACCCCGAGCACGACGGACGCGAGCACGAGAACCTCGTCGCGGTAGCGGAAGCCCTCCACGAGCCCGGCCACGACCAACCCGATGAGGGCGCACGTGATGATCCACCCGAGCGTCGTCATCGCGTGGACTCGTAGTCGCCGCCGAACGGATCGGTGCGGCCCTCGCGGCCCTCGCAGAAGAAGTGCACCCGATCCACCGTCCAGACGTGCGGGTCGCACTCGCACCGCTCGGAGACGCACTGCTTGATGGGCAGGATCTTGCCGCGCACGATCTCGCCGCGCACGGTGTGGATCGCCGCGATGCTGCGCTCGATGGCAAGCTCCTGCTCAAGAAGACGCTGCACCTTCTTGGCGAGCTTCTCGCGCCGAGCCTTCACGCGGTCGAGGTCGAGATGCAGGCCGTTCGAGACGGCCACGAGCGCCGAGTCGAGGATGTACTCGCGGGAGCCGTGCTTCATGCGACCTTCCTCCAGTACCCGGCGTGTCCGCCTGTGGACTCACCTTGCACGAAGCCGTTGGCCTCCAGCACTTCGCGCCGCCACTTGGACTCGCGCCCATTGAGGTTGCGCACGTTGCCGATCTTGTTCGGCAGGGCGTAGCCGATGGCGAGCGGGCCGGGGTGGATACCGGCGTCGATGATCGCCTGGATGACGGCCTTGAACCGCGCCTCGTGCGAAGGATGCGAGTCGATGTGCGCGATCTCCGAGCCGCGAATCTGCATGAGCTTGGCGTAGTCGTTGAGCTTCATGCCGGATCGGCCTCCTTCCAGAGAGCGTGTGCCGACTCGAACCGCAAGACGGGACAGGTGAGAGCGTGCTTCACGGTGTCGTACAGCACGGTGCGCTTGCCCGTGAACGGTGAGCCCGGCTCCGCACCGCAGCACGGGCAGTGAGGCACCATGTTCGCCTCGATCAACTCCAGACGTGTCCGGCTCACGCTGCCTTCTCCTCGGACAAGATGCGGGACGTGAGGCGCGACTGATAGACGAGCAGCGCCTTGCGCCTCGCCTCGGACTCGCTGCGAGCGTGGACGACGATGGTGCGGCGAGAGTAGCCCTCACCGCGCAGTTGCACTTCGACCTCATAGCGAGGCAGGCTCACCGATCCACCAACCACGCCGTGAGCTTGTAGAAGCCGACGCAGGCACCGACGGCCGCGAGCACGGAGAGTGCGACCTCGCGCTTCATGCGAACTCCCGCTTCATGCGAACTCCCGCCGGTACGCCTCGTGCTTCTCCAAGACGATCCGCTTGTTCTCCTCCTCGATGGCCCGCATCGAGTCGATGCACTCGGCCTTCGCCTGTGCGAGCCGAGGCTCGGCATCGCGGAGTTCCTTGACGCGGATGTCGTGCGTGATCCGTGCGAGCGCAGCGGTGTTCCACAGAACGGTGAGCCGGTCGATGTTCATTCGCGGCCCAACCACGACTTGACGTTCTTCTCGCGCACACGCTGCCCGAGCGCGAGCGTGGCGTAGACCTGTGCCGCCGCGATGTAGATGGGCGTCCATCCGGCCTCTGCCGTTCCGGCCTCGGCGCACTCCATCATCTCGTTCGCCTTGGCCTCGTAGGCGTGTGCCGTCCGCTCGGCCTTGAAGTCGAGGCGCTCGCTCACGGCTACCACTCCTTCCTGATGAAGTGGATCGCCACGTACGCGACCACCGCGAGGAACGCGAGGTAGAGCATGAGCGCGACGAACGCCGAAGCGCCGAAGCCCGCGACGAACTTCCAGTACGCCCTAGAGCGCATCGAAGGAGAACTCGTCGGACGAGGAGGCGTAGACATCGCCCGCCTCGTACGCCTTGGCGAGAAGCTCACGCCCGGCCTCGGTCGATGCGTGGTCGTCCGAATCGTCGCAGTCCCACACGACGATCTCGACGTTGCGCTCCGGCGCGAAGATGCCGCCCGCCTGCCGGTAGACCTTGATGACCGTGCCCTCCTCGCCCTCGTAGCTGCCGTCGAGGTCGTCCGACGTGCAGACGACGCGATCTCCGGGAGCGTAGGTGCCGGTGTATTTCAAGTCGCTCATGCGTACCTCCAAGTTTGTGTGGTCGAGCGCACCATACACACGCTGCGCCGACTCTGCAAGTGGAGAGCCCCGATGACCACACCGGGGCTCTCGTGCTCGGGGGTAGCCGCTACCTGCCAACCGGCCTTCACCCATCCGCACCGGCTTGAGCGCCTAACGGGGGCTTGCGGTTTACCCGGTACGCCGACGCAGTGTAGCAGGGGCAGACGAGCCGCCCCTCTCGACCCCGGATTCTCACCGGCCTGGTCGCGGCGTACTACGTCGCCACTCGCTCGGGCCGGGAGTCTGCCACACTCCTCGCTCTCCCCCGCTTGGCAGCGGGCACCCGTGCTCGTGTTCCCTGCCGCGCAGCCTAGCAGTTGACCCGCCAGAGAGCGGGCGCGATCCTCGATCGCACCGTAAGCGGCTTGCGGTAGCGGAGGCCGCAGTGGTGATCGCAGCGCGAGCCTCGGTCGTAGCTCGGATGGTCACGGCACATCTTCGGCCTCGACTCGTACGCCGTGCACTTGAAGGTGGCGAAGTCGAAGTGTCGGCAGTTGAAGCGGCGGTTCTCGTCGTGAGACTCGACCTCGATGAGCATGTCCAGGATGTACGCCCCGTCCGGCCCGAATCGCTCCGGCTCAGCGGCCAACTTCTCCGGCGTGGGCGAGAGCACGAAGCCGACGCAGCACAGGCCGACGCAGCCGCTCATGCGGGCGGAGTGATCGCCAGGTAGCTCGTGATCCGCGCACCGTCGAAGCGCCACGCATCGAACTCGTACGCCCGCAGGCCGACGGCCCGCCGCCGACGTTCGCGCCCATCGAAGACCACGCCGTCGTCTACGACGATCCAGTGCCAACCGCGCCAGTTGGGCGAGTGCAACTGTGCGAGCGCGAGGTCGGGCATCTCACTGCGAGCCCGTCGTCGGCAGCGGTCGCCGCACTCGTAGCCGAACGCTCGCAGGTGCCGCGCGAGCACCCGTGTGGTAGTGCCGTGCTCGTGGCCGACCTGGCGAATCGCCTGCTCGACGCTCAAGCCGGTGATGACCGCGAGCGCGATCTGACCGCAGATTCGCGTCCGGTCGGGCTGCTCCCACCACTGCCTCATGACGCCCGCCGAGATGCGAAGTGCGCCTTGGTGAGCGCGGGCCAATCGACGCCAGCGCGGTCGAGGATCTCGCGGCCCTCGCGCACGTGTCGTGCTGAGAGGCGGGTCGTGGCTGTGGTGATGCTGACCGGCACCATGCACAGCGCATCAATGGCCCACCGCGCTAGCTCGTCTGCGATCTCCGGCCCGAAGGCTTCGGCTGCGGTCTTGCTCACGCCCACAGACCAACTTTCCGCTCGGAGACGCAGGTCATCCGCTCGTGCGAGGTCGTGCCGGTGTCCGGCTTGAGCCCGTCCGCCGAGGGGCGCTTGGGTATCGACGCGAGGAAGCGATGCGCCTGCACCCGCGCCTCGGCGTCCGTGGCCGCGTGGAAGCTGTGGCAGCGAGGGACGTTGCGCCCATCGACCCACACCAAGCAGGAGAGGAAGTACGTCCGCTTCATACGGGCTCCAGGTTAGCCCAAGCCACGCGGCCCTGCTCGACGCCGAACAGCGGCTCGTCCCATCGAACGATCCAGCCGTCGCGCCGAGGCTTGCACCGCGAGACGACGACGCCCGTGCGCTCGGTGCCGACGACACGCACGCGGTCGCCAGGGCGCAGGTCGTGGAACGTCGGCCCCTTGGAGCCGAAGGGCTGCTCGGGAGGCTTACGCTTCATGCGCGAGCCCTCCACTCGTTCGCGCTATAGCGCCCTGTGACCTCAACACGCGGGCTCGTCTCGCTGTGCTCGATGATCCGACAGACGACGTACTCGACCGGCGCATAGCCGCGAGCCTGGCCGATGCCGCGCCAGTAGGTGTGGCCGGGGATCTTGAAGGTGATGGTCATGCTCGTCCGCTCGACTACCCGCGTCTCGCGCGGTGTGTAGATGCCGGGACGGTCGATGCGCCCGTCCGGGAAGATGCGCAGCCGGTAGTAGGTGCCCGTGCCGTTCACGATTCGTCCTCCTCGGGATCGGGCTCGCCGTAGTACACGTCTCCGACCCACGCCGAGAACTTGCGCACCATCTCGCGCCCGTCGGGCAGCGGCGTCGAGGCGAAGTACGACCGGCCACCGCGCACGACCTCGGTCACCGTCCACGTCCATCCCGCGAGGGTGAACGTGCTGCCGACCTCGGGGGTGACGTACTTGCCGCTCACGGAACCATCTGACAGTCGGCAGCTTCGGCCAGAACCTTCGCGCGGCCGATGGGCCTCGTCGTCTCGCCCTCGCGGTAGCGCACGCCGTCGAGGATGACGCCGTACTCCCACCCGTCCCGCGTGCGCGAGACGTAGAGGGTACGATCCGCGTTGAAGTGCTCACCGCGCCCGAGGCAGTGCCAAGTCTGCACGGGGGTGGTGGCCGGTGTGGACTTTGTGGACTTCATGCTCAGACCTCGCTCTCGGTCACGGTGTCCCACACCACGACCCAACCGGCCGTGATGCGCGTCCGGGCTGCACGCTTCCGCGCCGTCTCGGCGTTGTCGCTGCGCCCGACGACGTACGCCGGGATCGGCTGCAACGTCTCGGGGACGTACGCACCGGTCTGCTCGTACGTGGTGCCGTCGTCCCTGGTCACAACGGTGACCGCGCGATGATCCCAACGCCGAGCCTCGACCGCGACGGGCCTGCACGCGACGACGATGTAGCGCCGTTGACTGGCCTGCCGGATCTTCTGACCTCGGATGATGTGCGTGTAAGCCATGTGCTCAGTATCGGCGCAGGCGAGCTAGCCTGCATCCCCCGAGCGGGTGATCCGGCGGCGCTCGGCCTCGGCCTTGACGAAGCCGACGGCCTGCACTTCGATCCGCGTGCGGGTGGACTTGTCCGGGCCGAAGCCCGCTGCCAGCGCCTCGGCCATCCACCGCTCGCGGAAGCCGCCGTCGATGACCTTGAGCGTGCGACCCGTCTTGTTGGACACTCGGGCGACTCTCCAGGTTCCAGTAGTCATGTGCTCAGTATCGGCCCGAGCCCGGCGCACGACATCCCCCGGAAGGGGGAACCGCGCGAGCAGACGCCGTACGCTGACGTGTTACGAACAGACGTTCGCAAAGCGCAACCATGCGGTTGCGCGATGTCACGAGCGCGGGCGGGAGACGCCGTGGCGGAGGGACGGTGAGGCGTCACGGAGGGGCGAGCGCGGCCCGGTAGGAGCCCACCGCCGATCCGGCCCGGATTTTAGATCGGGTTTCGTAGAGGCCCGGAAAGTGCCCGTTTGCAGGGAAATCAGGTGTTTCAGGATCATCGGTTTCAGAATGGGTACTACCGACCGGGAAGCCCTAGAAAATCGCCGCTCGCACGCACGCACGTAGAGGTATATCTACAATGAAACCCTGAAATCATGGTAGAGAGGAGGAAAGAGGCATGGTTGAGTCACATCGGGCTCTCGGTTTCGCCTCGGTTTCGCCTCGGTTTCGGGTTTCACTCGTTCGAGGGATCGGATCTAAAACCCTGGACGGCGCTCCGAGCCCGTGCTACGCTCCGCGCACCAACGAGAAGGAGGCACCACATGATCGAGGCAGGAACGAGAGTCACCGTCGTGGCGGAAGGTGGACGCACCGGGCAGCACACCCTCATGGGCAAGCTCGTGCAGGACTACGACGGGACGAACGAGACGGTCGTGCTCGACCGCTACGGAGCCACGACCATCATCCCCGGCGCTCGCGTCATCTACGTCGAGGTCGAGCGCGAGAGGGTGTACGACTTCTGATGCTCCGGCGCATCTTCCTCGACTGGCGGGGCGACCTGCGAGGCGTGTGGGTGATCGCCCTCATCATCGCAGCGGTGCTCGGGATCGCAGCCATCGTGCTCGGGCTCGTGCTCGCCATCTCGTACCCGGTCGGCCACGGCATCTGCAACACTTGGGGCCGCGACACCGGCTACCGGACGAAGTACGTCCGGCTCTACGTCTTCGACACCGGCACCTGCCTCGCGCAGACGAGCAGCGGCCAGTGGGTCAAGAACACGAACATCATCATCAACACACCCGAAAGGAGCAAGCCGTGAGACTCCCGCGTCCCATCGACGTGATCGCGTACGCAGCGACGTTCGCAGTGGTCACGTTCCTCCTGATGTGCGCTCTCGCGTTCCTCTACGAGGCGCTCCAGGTCATCAAGGCGGCAATCTGATGCCTCCGCTCAAGACCACAGTCACGGGCTCCATCGCCCTCACGCTCCCGTCGGGGCTCACGATCCAGACGGAGGAGAGCTACCTCTCCGGCCGGATCACCCTCGACATCAAGACGGGTTCGGAGGACGAGGCGCACGCGGCACTCGACCGCTTTGTCAAGGAGGTCGAGCGCACGTGTGGCCCGACCGAGAAGGCGGAAGACCCGAACCGGGCACTGCTCCGCGACATCGACCGGCTCGTGCGCGGCCCCCACGCCTACACGGGCGAGGAACTCTCCGAGGCCGTCTACACCATGATCTCGCAGAGGATGCGATGAGCACCTACGAGATGGCGCTCGCGCAGGCCGCGATCCGGGCGCTCCAGGACGCAACGGCCGACGCCGAAGCCTTCGGAGAGGGCTACGTTCGAGTCCGCGCGACCCGCGTCCAGGAGATCATCTGGACGGTCGAGCGCATCGAGCCCGAGCGGGTTTTCATCCGCACCGCTCCGACCGTTCGCACCGCTCCCGAGATCGAGGACGCACGCCCGATCCCCGAGTTCGGCCACGGGCTCCGCGACCGGCTCCAGGCTCCGATGCACGTCGTGTACCGCACCAAGTCCGGGCGCATCCTGACGGACGCAGAGATCGAGGAGATGGCGCTCCAGGCCGAGCAGGGCTACGAAGTCCCGACGGTCGTGGCACGCTTCTCGGGCTACGCTCCCGAGAACACGGGCGCTGCGCTCTCGGAGGACATCCTCGGCACACCGAAGCCGACGCGGTGGGTGTGCTCGCCGCACGGCAACGTCGTGATCCAGGACGAGCCCCCGACCTCCACATGCAAGGACGCTGACCGTTCCTCATGCCTGTGGACGAGGCTCTCATGAAGATGGAGACGTGGATCACAGCGGAAGGACGGATTCTGCTCATCGAGTCGATGAGCCGCCACCATGCATGGAACGCACTGCGGATGCTGGAGGAGGAAGGGCTCGGACGGAGCCTCTCCGCCGAGGCGTTGCGCGAGCGGCTCGGGCACGTCTCCTTCTTCGAGGCCACCCGGTTCAGGGTGTTGAACGTCGCGTGGCGGATCACACACCCGTTCTGGCGGAAGGTGCGCTGATGTTCAAGATCGAGCACATGTACGGCGTGGGCCTCACGCTCAAGCGCACCGATGACGGGCTGCTCCTTCTCCAGGTGTCCCGTGTGGATGCCGGGCTCTACGGCGAGGAGGACGTGGTGTGTGGGATCACACTCACCAAGGACGAGGCCGTCAAGCTCTCGGCCGTGCTGCTCGTGGAGGCCACGTCATGATCGAGTTCCTCAAGGAGTTCATCGTGATGTGCGCGGTGATCCTCGCTGCGTGCGTCGTGGGTGTGCCGGTGGTCATGGCTATCGTGATCGGCCCGGCGCTCCTGCTCGGATTCGATTGGGGCTTCGGCGTGACGTTCGCCATCATCATCGGCCTCGTGGCGGGGCAACTCGTGTTGGAGATGCGAAGGTGATCCGCGAGTACGGGCAAGGCGTGACGATGGAGGCTCGTGTGAGTCGTACGCTCGCGTGCCACGACTACATCGAGTACGTGGTCTTCCGCGACGGCAAGTTCTGCCGGAACTGTGCGAGCCTCAACGACGCAGACAACTACGCTCAGGGCATGGCGGTCGGCCTGCGGATCGCACGCGAGGTCACCGAGGCGATCCTTGCCGTGCCGAACGAGTACGACCTCGCCACCAACGCCGTCGCTCGCGCGATGTACGAGATCGGCACGAGGGCCTCGTCATGAGCGAGCCCGTCTTCTGCACGTGCTCCCTGCGGCCGGACTCGCTGCCGGGGATGCACGACGCATCCTGCCCGATGAGCCGCCCGGTCACCGAGAGCCGCGAGCCGAGCCACTACGACCTCATCCTCAAGGCGCTCGACGGCGGAGGTACCATCGCCGCCGCCAACCTGATCTACTCGCTAGTGCAACGGTGTGCGAAGCTGGAGGACGCGATGCGCGAGATGCAACGCCACGTCCACGAGCAGAATCCCGGAGGCATCACGAGCCGCCCGCGCTCGGACGTGAAGGTGCATCGCCGCCACCACCGCGAGGTCGTGCCGATGACGCAGAGGGACTTCGGATGACCGAGACTCTGGAGATGAGCATTGAGAGCCGCAAGGCACACGAGCGGTATTCCAAGGCGCAGCGCAAGCTCTACGTCGCGCACGCCGCTCGCTGCGCTGCACAACGTGCGCACCGCGAAGCCGAGCGGGAGATGGAGAACGCCCGCCTCGCGCTCGACGCTGTGATGCGGAGACAACGTGGCCGCTAAGCGGAAATGGCTCCGCGAGATCGGCGCACTCGCTGCCGAGTTTGAGTTGGATCTCGTTCACACGAAGGGCGGACACATCAAGCTCCTGAACAAGCGCGGCGGGCTCGCGGCCGTCGTCTCATCGAGTCCGTCCGACTGGCGCGAGATCAAGAACCTGCGCTCGGACATCAAGAAGTCCATCCATCGAGACGCACGACCGTGAAGTACACGGACGAGATCACCGTCCAGCACCATCTCTACCACGACGCGAACGAGGCCGTCGAGGACGTGCAGGAGATGCTCACCGGCTACGGCTTCGTCAAGGAGACGAAGCGTGCGGAGACGGAAACGCACATCACGTTCGAGGTCGAGTCCGACGACACGTGGAACCTTGCCATCACCGTCTGCGAGATCCAAGATGAGCTACTCTCTCGCGGCATCTACATGCGGCCCGACCGGGCCAGGGTCAAGCGATCAAGGAGGAAGGCATGAGCAAGAAGAAGCGCAAGAAGAAGGCGTACGTCCAGACGCTCGAAAGCATCGCCACCGAGATCGACGCCGCGATGACGGAGGAGTTCCTCCACGGCTCGCAGGCGTGCTCGTACGACCCCGGCCCGTGCAAGGGTGACCTGCGGCTCCGCCTCCGCTTCATCAAGAAGAAGTGGCAGTGGGCCGTCCAGGCTTACGGCGAGTTCACCTTCGACGTGTGGAGTGCTCGCGTGAGCTTCGAGCGGTACCTTGCCACTGGCGAGTGCCGCACGTTTGAGGACGCTGCCGAGAAGGGACGCCGCGAACTCCAGCGGGAGATCGACCGGCGCACTGCGGATTCACTGTTCCGCGACTCGGACGAGAGCACGACCGTCTACCACTACCCCGAGTCATGAGCACGTACGGCGTCACCATCACCATCGCGCTCGCGGCCGAGTCGGCCGCGAGCGTCGAGGCGCTCGCAGCGGCCATCGCCAAGGCTGCGGAGGCCGAGGCTGCAAGGTTGAAGGCCGACGGCAAGGTCTTCTTCATCGACGTGATCCGGGGCTGACGAGGCCCCGGATCTAAAACCCTGCTACACTCGAACCTCACTACCAGCGAGGAGGAGAAGACTTGAGCGACACCGACCTGTTCGGCCCGGACAAGGACGAACTGCGGGCTCGCCTGCCGATCACCACGGTGGCGAAGTACCTCACGGACGAGGGCGCACCCGGCCCGTTCTTGGACGCCAACGGCGAAGCGTACTGCCCGTTCCACGACGATCAACACGAGAGCTTCTACCTGTGGGACGGCGACGACGGTATCGTCCGGTGGTGGTGCCAGCCGTGCGGATTCGGTGGCGACATCTTCGACCTCATCCGGCGCACCAAGGGGATGACGTTCCCGCAGGCGGTCGAGTTCGCACAGGTCATCCTCGCGTCGATGCCTCCGGGCTATGTCGCGCCCGCTGCGATCCCGCGCGAGAAGCGCCCGCAGCCGGACGATTGGATCAACCGCGTCAACGTCGCGCGGAACCGCGCCGTCGAGAAGGACGGGCTGCTCGCGCTGCGCCTCGGGTTCGTCTCGAATGAGGACTCGGCCACGCTCGCGCACGAGTGGGACTTGTACCTGCGCTCGACGTGGGGGTGGGGCCTCGACCCCGACACGAACGCGATCCTCATGCCGCATTGGGACGCAGCCGGGAACATCACCGGCTGCAAGGTGCGCACGGGCGAGCACAAGGAGTCCCTGCCGGGCTCCAAGTACACGGCGCTCTACGGCGCTTGGCTCGGTCGCCGCTACCGCGACTGCCTGCTCACCGAGGGCGAGTCCGACGGCGTGTTCGCGGGCTTCATGGCTGCCAAGGAAGGCATCCCGCTCGACGTGTTCGCGCTTCCGTCCGGCGCACAGAAGCCGCCGACGCAGGAGCAACTCGACTTCCTCGGACGCGGCGGCACGATCTACCTCGCGTTCGACCCTGACCGCGCGGGCGTAGCTGCCACGCGGCGGTGGATCGAGGCGCTCGTCGGCTTCGGCCACTCGGACATTCGCGTCTGCTCCCTGCCGCATCTCCGCGACCTCCGCGCCGCTCGGCCGAGCATCAAGACGCTGCTCACGCACGCGAAGCTCCCGCTCGAACGGCCCGCCGACCTGACGCAGGCCCCCGGCGGCTACATCCGCCCGACACAGAACGGCGGACTGCGCTCGGTCACGACGTGGTGGGTCGAGCCGCTCGCCCGGCTCGTCGGCGGGGAAGACCCCGGCTACGACGCCATCGTGCACTCGCGTGCGACGAGCGAGCGCACTGTCATCCGGCTCTCGGATCTCGCCACCGTGCAGGCGCTCAACAAGTGGGCGAACAAGCACGAGATGATCTTCACCGGCTCGGACTCTGACCGCAAGCTGCTCGCGGAGTACATCGAGGCCGAGGGTGCCATCGTGCCGGAGGTCTTCCAGACGGAGCAGGTGGGCGTGCATCTCCCGCCGGAGGAGTACCACTTCGCCGGGCCGACCGTCGTGTACCCGAAGGGAGAATACGCGGGCGATCTTCCGTGGCGCTACGCACCGACCGGGAAGTCCGCGACGGACGTGTCCGACCGCGTGCTGCTCCCGATCCCGCACGGCACCGAGCCGTTCCAGTGGGAGTGGCTCGACGCCTTCCTCAACCTCAGCGACTCCAGCGTCATGCACCCGCTGCTCGCGTGGCTCGTCGCCAGTGCACGGCGGCACGAGGTACAGAACTTCCCGCTCCTGTTCATCGGCGGCTCGTCCGGCGTCGGCAAGTCCACGCTCGCGGATCGGGCGATGCGTCTGATGGGCTCGAACATCACGTGCGACCTCGGGGCCATCACCCCGTTCGCGCTCGCCAAGACGCTCGCGTCCACGACCACCATCCCGATCTTCGTGGACGAGTGGACGAGGCTCTCGCGCCGCGACTCGCGCGAGACGTTCCAGGGCGCGATTCCGAACCTGTACGCGGGCGGACTGATGGAGCGCGGGCAGGCCGACCTCACGATCCAGACGTACCGCGTCACGGCACCGTGCATCGTGGCGGGCGAGGACACGTTCGAGCTTGACCGCGAGCGCGACCGCACCGTAGTCATCACGCCGAGCCGGGCGTGGCAGAACAAGACGGCGCTCAACACGATCAAGCACAAGCCGCTCGAAGGCTTCGCGCGGGCGCTCCACGCCTTCCTGCTCACCAACCCGGAACTCCCGCCGCTCGACTACGCCCCGGCGGAAGACCGGCCCATCTACAACGCACAGGTGCTCAAAGCCGGGTGGGCCACACTCCGCGCCTTCTGCACGGACGCTCTCTTGCACGGCGAGGAGTCGGCTCCCGACCTGCCGGTGGAGATGGATCTCAGCTACCGCGAGCGCAGTCTCTCGGGCGACAACGCCGAGAACGTGTACGAGTCGGCGCTCAAGGCGGGGCTCAGCATCCGGGACGCCAACGGCAACCCGACCGTGTGGGCCGACGGCGAGGGGCGCGGCACGTGGGTGCGGGCCAAGGAACTCGTCGGCTTGATCGAGACTCGGAAGGTGGACATCCAGCTTCCGGGCCGCAGCCGTGCGATGCTCGCCTACTTCCGCGAGCGTTACCCGGAGATCACTTCGCACGACGGCGTGGTGGGGCCGGGCTCGGTCACACCGCTGCACGCGGCACTGATCCACGGGCTGCACATCCAGGAACCGCTCAACATCGTCTGAGGAGGAACGTATGGAGTTCAAGGACTACCAGCACGAGCAGGACAAGCAGGCCACCTACCCCGGCCAGGGCGACAACCCCGGCTTCATGTTCGCCGTCGCGGGGCTCTCGGCCGCGTCCGGTAGCGTCTCGGAGGCGCTGCTCGGACTCTTGAAGGATGGCGTGACGCCCGACGCACAGGCCACGATCAAGCGCGAGATCGGCAAGGCGCTGTGGTACGTGTCCGCCTGCGCCACGGAACTCGGCGTCTCGCTCGAAGACGTGGCCGAGGAGAACCTCGACCTCAACAACCGCAGGTGAACCTCAACGACTACGCGGCGCAGTCGCACGCCGACAACATCAAGTGGTGGGTCGATGTCGTCACGGGCGAGCCCATCCAGCGCAACCGGGGCGAGCTTCTCATGCTCATCGTCTCGGAGATCGCAGAGGCGATGGAGGGCGAGCGCAAGGGCCTGATGGACGACAAGCTGCCGCACCGCCTCATGGCGGAGGTCGAGCTTGCCGATGCGCTCATCCGCATCTTCGACTACGCCGACGCCTACGGCTACGACCTCGAAGGGGCGTACCAAGAGAAGCGGGCGTACAACGCGATCCGCGCCGACCACACGCACGAAGCCCGCAGGGCAGAGGGAGGTAAGAAGTTCTGATGAACGCCACCAAGGCTCGCAGCATCCGCAAGGAGCACGGCGTCAAGCACGTCCGGCTCGCACGCCTTCGTCGGCCCGGCACGCTCCGGCTCAACTGGCCGAGGTTCGCCCGCATCTGCACGGAGGGCGTCGTCACCGAGCCCGCGATCACTCGCACCATCAAGCGTGCATAGGTTCGTCACCAAGGACTCATTCCGCGCGGTGCCTGTGGAGACGAACAAGTCGAAGCAGCGCATCGCGCGGCGCACGTCCCGCCGCCTGCACGAGCTTCGGACGCAGGGACACTTCCTCATGCCGTCGCGCATCCACGAGGTTGAGCCCCGCTGCTCCGAGTGCGGCACCGAGCAGTCGAACTACACCGAGGCGTGCGGTACGTGCGTGGATCGCCGTGCCGGGCGCGGGCGGCGGCACTTGCAAACTCGGAGCGGCTCGGCTACAGTAAGCGCATGATTGAAAGCGGACAGAGTTGTGATCGCGGCCCCTCCAAGGCCGCGAACGGTCGTAAGGCTCCCCCTTTGCCTCCGCCGACTTCGGGCAGCGAACCCATAGATAAGGCCGCAAACAAGCGCGTGATGATGACCACGCACAAGGTCGTCATCGACGCGAACGATGAGTCCCACGCTGCCGATCTCTACGAGCGGCTGTGGAACGACGGCTACCGCGTCCACCGTGAGACGCACAAGCTCGTCCGGCTCGACAACGGCAACATCGGGCAGGAGGTCGAGCGTGTCGGCTGATTCAGACCATTCCAAGGCCGCGAAGGGTCGTGCGTGATGCTCGACTACATCGTCTGCGCTGTCGTGCTCATCGTCGCGCTCGTCGCGGTAGGCATCGTCGCAGTCCAGGGGCGTCGTGTGGATCGACGGTGGGGACGTTGAACGCACCCGACCGCTCGGCCGCGAGGAAGCGGAAGCCGACCAAGGCTGATCTCGCCGCGCAGCCTGCCCGCGCGACTGCGGCGCTGTACGCGGAACCGGGTCGATACACGGCGACGGAGCCGACGCGGATGGCGGTGACGATCTATGCCTGACCCGTCTCGCACATCAGAGGCCGCGAAAAGATGTCTGCCGTTCCGGCATGACTGGCAGATCCGCCGAGTGTCCCCTCCGCTATGGGACATCGGCGCGAAGGGCATCCTCAAGACGTGCCGCCGCTGCGGCAAGGTGGTGGCGAAGTGAAGCGCGAACCGTCGGCCGCAAAAAAGCCGGAGTGGGGCGCGGATGCCGTTCTCGACGGCTACGCCGAGTGGATCGAGGGCGCGCTGCGCAAGGAGATTGGCGAAGGTGACTTGCTCATCTGGTTGGGCGACCATCGCTGGCTAGTCATCGGCACCGAAGGTGCGCCCGACCTGTTCATGGTCGAGATCAACCGCGCGGAGGTGCTCAAGCCGTGACAGACCCACAATCCGCGATGTCCGCCGTGGTTGAGAAGCTGCTCCCGAACTTCTTGTACGCGATCTACTGCGCTGCACGGCGGCACCCGAAGACGCTCTACACGGCCGTGATCGACGGCAAGCGTGTCTCCGTCATCACCTGCCGGTGCGGGCGCAAGCAGGGCGCGAACATCACACCGAGCAACCGCGAGATGCGCAGGCTCAAGAGGCGTTCGTGAAGCTGTGGCACGACGACATTCGCCCGGCTCCTGAGGGGTGGCTGTGGGCTCGCACCAACCAGGAGGCGGTTCGGCTTCTGCTCCATACGGAGATCGAGGAGTGCTCGCTCGACCACGACCTCGGCCTCGACCACATCGAGATGCCCGAGACGTACGCCGAGATGCAGAAGGCCGACCCCAACCAAGCGCACGCGATCTTCCTCGCCGGGCGCTCGGAGGAGACGGGCCTCGACCTCGTGCGGGCGATGGTCGCGCTCCGGCTTGTCCCGCCGAAGGTCACGATCCACTCATGGAATCCGCAAGGAGCGATCAACATGGCGAACATGCTCCGCTCCGCGCATCAGGACTACCCCGTCCATATCCACATCGAGCCGTTCAAGCCGTGAAGACCGGCCCGTTCACGTTCACCGACGGCGCGGGCGACTCCTGGCGGATCGTCGGCACGAGCACCGTGTGCACCGACTCCTACGCCGACATCGAGCGCGAGCGCGACGGCGCACTCAGCGTGCGGCCGAAGGGCGTGCTCCGCGCTGCCGGACTGGAGATCCCCGAGCCCGAGGAGGCGCTCGATCCGAAGTTCGGCGGCACCATCGCGGAGGAGCACGAGCGGTACGGCTGCCTCATCTGCGGTGGCGCGGACTGCACGCCGACGTGCTGCATCACGGATGACCACGAGACTGCCCCGTCGCTAGAGGTACCCGAGCAGGAGGCGGAGGGAACGCCGCAGGCCACCGGGGCGGTCGGGGCAGATACCTTCAAGACCGGGCGCTTCGCGCTCGTGCGTGTCGTGGGCGACGAGGAAGCCTACTGCACGTCGTGGGACGAGTGGGCTGAGGCCGAGGCTGCCGCGTGGCCGCTGGAGGAGGGCTACGCCTTCATCGACACCGTGGCCGGTACCCGCCTCGACGCGGGCTCCGACGCCTGGACGTATGACTCGCACGGGTCATATTCGGACTGAGAGCTTGACAGAACCTCTGCAAGTCACATAACTTGTAACTTGTAAGACAGCGGTCAACAACAGAGGAGGTACGGGGTCTTGAGCGGAACAGTGGATCGGGTCGTGCACCACATCAACGACCTTGCGGCAGTCGAGTACGAGCACGGCGACGATCTTGTGGGCGACATGCTCAAGGCCGAGGCCAACCGTCTCCAAGTTGGCGGGCTCTCCATCTTCGCAGTCGAGCAGCCGGACGATCCGGCCGTTGTCTGTGTCCACTCGCTCCGGGCGCACTCGCACTCGCGCAAGGAGCGTCAACGTGCGGCCGACCGCTGCGAGGAACTCATCGCAGAGGCATGGCTCCGCGAGGGCTACTCCACTCCCTGCTAATCCCTCGCAGCGAGCTAACTCGCACTTGACAGATCCTTCGGTCGTCGCTTAGCCTTCAAGTAACCAGGCAGCGTGAAAAGTTCACGCTACCGGAACGAAGGAGGCACAGCATGACAACCGAAGCCGCAGCCGCAGCCGAGGCCACCGTCGAGGAGTCCCTGACCCCTCATCAGAAGCAGGCGGTCGCCAACGCTGCACGTGCGTTCGCCTCGTATGGCGATGTGAAGAAGGCGATGGCGAAGATCGCCAAGGCCATCGTCAACCTCCGGCTCACGTTCGAGAAGGACGGCAGGCCGGACTACCGGGGCGAGACGCCGCAGTACCGTGGGGCCATCGCCACGCTGTACGAGAACGCGATCCCCGACCCCGACGAGCGCGAGTCGTTCAAGGTGTCCATCCGCTATTGGGTCGCCAAGGAGTTCGCGGCCCGCGTCGAGGATGGGCGCTCCAAGATCACCAAGGAGGCGCTCCAGGAGGCCGGGCTCATGCAGGAGAGGCCCGCGCCCGCGCCCACCGAGCCGAGGGAGCCGCGCCGCGCCGCAACGCCCGCGACTGCCACGCCGACCGGCGTCATCGCGGAGGGGAAGGAACTCTCCCCGTCGCAGGTGCTCGTCCAGGCGGAGCGTGTGGTCGAGCAGCACGTCGCGGACGAGTCGCTCGGCGTCGTCATGGCCGTCCAGTCCATCGGACGGGAACTCGGCCCGGTGGTCGCCGCGCTCCGCGACGACGCCGTGCGCAACAAGCTGCCCGGCAAGGCGCTCACGCAGGCGGTCGAGCAGGTACTCGGCCTCTCGCTCGACGCCGCGCATCTCGCGGGCATCGACATCATGGAGTTCTCCGCCGCGTGGTTCTCGCACGTGATGGAGAGCGCGACCGAGGTCGCTGCCTGACCTCGCACGGTTCCGGCCCGCCTTCATCCTCCTCCCCTCCTCGTGATCGGAGGCGGGCCGGGATCAACCAACGAGAGGAGTCACGGATGGTCATTTCAACTAACACGTGGACGGCGCTGGATTGGTACGAGGTCGTGCGTTCGGGGATCACCTTCGTGGTGGTCGTCATGAACCTCATGCTGCTCGTCTACCTCGTGCGCAAGCAGAGGGAGATGCGTGAGACGCTGCACAAGCAACACCACCTGCTCCCGCGCTACCGGCACGGCGGCGTCAGGGACTCCGAGCGCCACCCGGAAGTCGTGCACCTGTGCGTCGAACGCGGCGTAGAGCTTCCGCTTCTGTGCGTCAGAGAGCGGGGTGGCATCGTCGTCGCACTCCTGGAGCAGACGCACGAGGCCGATGAGCGGCGCGACCGTGGCGACGATGCGTAGCGTGATGGGGGAAGCCCCTGGCGGCGGGGGCTTGCCCTCCAACGTGGTTGACCTCCTCGCGCGGCTCGACCGCGCTCGGGGCCAGGCAGCGGACGGGTGGGTCTACGTGTGGATCGACCTCCAGGCCGAGGCGTTCGACCGTCTCGTGCACGCCGTCGGGCCCGTTCGACTCGGAGGAGAGCGCGATGCTCGCCGCCGAGGCCACGCTCGCGCAGTGGCTCGCGGAGCGCGAGAGCCCCGACGAGGGCGACTACGCCTACGTCTGCGTGCCGATCTTCTCGCGCTAGCGAGTCCGGCCCGCGCCTACCGAGCGCCGCAGCGCCTCGGGGATGGCGCGGGCCACTGTGGCATGGTGGCACCCGAGACGCTTCGCCACCTGGCGCACGCTCAAGCCCTCCTCGTAGAGGGCGACGGCGCGATCCACGTCTATCGTGTGGCCGCGCCCGCCTCCACCGCCGTTCCTGTTCCACGGCGGGCTGAGGCGCTCGATCCACGCACGCTCGGCCTCGAACATCTCCTCGGGATCACCGGCCCACAGCACGGTGTACCGGATCTCGGCCCGCTTCACGGGGTAGGTGCCGGTGGCGATGCGGGCGGCGGGGTGCTGCACAGTCGCACCGACGTACACGATGCGCTCGGGCGCGAAGGTGGTGACGAGCCCGTACACGACCGCCGGGCCTTCGACGGGCCGGTTCGGGTCGTGGAGCGTCGTCGCATTTTGTGGAGATTCGGTCAACTGTCGCGCGACACTATAGCAGGAACCATGCGGGCTCCGAAGCTCTATCGTGGCTCCCTCTTGACAGGATTCTAAACCGTGGCTACGATACGGCCATCAGGATCTAAAACCGAAGAAGGAGGAAGGCATGAGCGCACTCGTCAACTCGCTGTTCACCTACCGGACGCCCTCGTGGCACCGGCTGGAGAACGACATCTTCCAGGAGTACCCCGGCCGCGAGGTCGCGTTCGTCGCCGCCGGTCACGACTTCGGCCTCGTGCAGACGTGCGTGGGCGACGAGGGCCGGATCATCGACAACCCCGAGAGCTACGTCGGCCCGATGGTTCGCGTCGAGCGGCTCACGTCGGAGGGCAAGCCCACCGGCCTCTACGAGTGGCGCTCGTACCGTCGCTCCGAGAAGGACAAGGGCCTCGTCATCACGCAGCTTCGCAACGGCGTGCCCGGCCCGCTCCACGGCAAGTCCATCCGCCACGTGCTCGCGTCGTACGAGCCGATCCCGAACGAAGTCCCGTGGGACATCCTCGATCAGATCCTCTCGGACGAGAACCTCAACCGCACCATGCGGATCAACTACGAGACGGGCGGCACGCTCGAAGACGGAGCCTCGTGCTTCGTCACCGCGCGGCTCGACTTCCCGTTCCAGGTGCCGGGCGATGACTCCTTCGTCTACCCGTACATCTTCGCCACCTGGCGGCACGACGGCGGCGGCGCTCTCAACTTCGGCGGCACCGACGTGCGCATCGTCTGCGCCAACACGCGGGGCCAGGCCGAGGGCCAGGCCAAGCGGCAGGGCGTGATCTTCTCCTTCAAGCACACGAAGAACTACAAGGAGCGGATCGACCTCGCCGTGAAGGCGCTCAAGGGTGTCGTCACGGGCCACAGCGAGTTCGAGGCGCTCGCCAACGAACTCGCCGCGATCA